TCTTCGTCTTCTTCACCTTCGTCTTCATCATCAACATCGTCAGCGCCTTCATCCTCGTCCTCATCGTCCACACCATCAGCGTCAACTTCTTCATCAGTTCCATCCAACTCGACTTCTTCTTCTTCCTCTTTTACAGCAACATCTTTCTTTCGCGTTTTAACTTTTTTCGGAACAGGTGCATTACCGCTATCTGCTCCTACTTCGTAAAACACGTCTCTTTCGACTGAATACACAGGTAAAGGCTTGTTGCCCTTATAGGAACTAACAAGAAACTTATCAAGCATCTGCATTTTGACGTATTCCTTAAACCTCGCGTTATTGTCAGGCACATCCACGATAAATATACCGACGTTAATAGCGCCTGTGGCAGTGTCAAACATCTTTGCGATTGGTTCGACACGCAGAGATTTAAGACCCTCATGAAAATTAACCGCATGTGGTGTAGGGTTGTAAAGAAGCATACTAAGACCTCCTGTTTCAACAAGTTAAATATTTAGGTAAAAGGGGTTGAAAACCATAATCCCAACCCCTTTATACCATAATTTTACTACGGAGTAATGTTAATTCGCTTAAACATTCTTCCGTTTACTAACTTCATTCCAAACTTCGACGCCATAGCACGTCTAGTCAAGAAATCCTCAAACGTATATTCTGGTGTAAAGTAGAACATACGGTAAGGAGCATAAATCAAGCCAGCTTCGATAAAATCTCCGCCTTTATACCCAACAAGGATATTACCATTTGCAGAAGCACCTGGCAGAGCAGCTAAGTAACGTTCCTTGTAAATCGGCACGCCGTTAAGTGTACCCATTTGATAAGCACCGACGGCTCCCCTAGGCATAGCCATTTTTTCGAAACCTTTGATAGACTCAATAATAGCAGCTGCTTGAGAGTCGACAATTGCCCACGATACCTCACCGCGATGTGTATCCTCGTAAATCTGTTCTGCCGCTTCGTTAATAGGAACTTTTACGTCTCCGTAATGTTCAACCCTACTAATAGCACCAGGAACAGTTTTAGAGAATGTAGCTACAGCAGCACCAGCCGCCGTCCACATTTTCTCGATTAAGCGTCTGTCAATTTCCGCAGCAACTATAGCCGCCATTCCAGAACGCAAGATACCAGAAATATCGCCGCCAAACTGAGCACGATACTCGTAACCAGCGTCCATAGAGTAACGGAATCGAATCGCATGACGTTGTGCATGGATAGATGATGACGTAATACTGACATCGATAAGAGGAGAAGTAGGTGATACTTCTGACTCATATTCGTACGATACCAATATGTTAGTCAAGTTATCTGGAGCAACAGTGAAATTAAGAACAATAGCCCCTGTTTCATAATTGATGGTTGAACCAGCAGCAATATTAGTTCCAGAAATAACACCGTTACCATTATCACGACCGTCAGTTACAACAACAGCACCAACTGTGTGTGTAACCCTAATTTTGGAACGACGGAGCGGATAGAAAATCAGCGTGTTGGTGAATGCAAGAAGAATACCATTACCAGAACCGACGAGCTCATTGTTAATAAGCTCACTTGAATACGTACCAGCAGAGTTTGGATAACCAGTCATGGTGTCAAACATACGTTGACCCTTGACAAAATCAGAGCCTTTCGTCGAGCCGTACACGAAATTCAGGTACAATACCTGCCCATTTTCCTGACGTAACGGCTGAACAGAGCACAACCTGTGAGCTATAAGATTGGGGAATATCGCGCGAATCATCGGGTAAATGTAGTCAATAAATCCACCTACTCTAGCAAGTCTGGTAGACTCGTCAAGAGCCTCAATAAAATTACGTTGGTTTTCCAACATAATTGCTGTCAAAGCTCTTACGCGCTCGTTAGGAATGTGGATTTTCTTCTGGACATCTTTGTTTTCGCTTACAAAGTATTCTCGCCAACCACCCTCACTTACTGGAAGTTCAATTAGCTCTAGCCCTTCTTCTACAATGTCTTTAGGCTTCATACTTCCTCCGAAATTAATCGTAAGAATCATTTTAATTAAGTAAATCAGAAGATAAACTGCGATTAATTATCTTTTGGTTTGGTGCTTTCATCAAGAGCCACAAAAAAGTCGGCGTAATCAAGCACTGAATCACCATCAGTTCCTTCTGAATCCACATTCTCGACAACATTTGTATCCTCAGTTACTGAGGTTTTAGAGCCTGGAAGCGGTTCACTGTTTGGCTTAGGTTTCTGAGTATTTTCATCAGGTTTGTTAGTGCTAGCCAATTTAATAAACCGCTCAACGAGCTTATTGACTTCCTCAATGGAACTAGATTCGCCAAGCAAATCTTTGTATTCGTCAAGGAAAGGATTATCTTTAACAGCTTTTTCGACCGCTTCGTCAACATCTGACTTAGCGCTTCGATTCTTGAACTCCTCGAGAGCCCACACGGAATCCTGGTACTTCTTTTCAAGAGACTTATTAGCTTCTTCAAGCTCTTCGCAATAAGCGACAAGGCTGTCATGCTCCATCTCTGAAAGCTTCGTGTCACCACCAGTAGTATCACTGTTAGCAGCAGTTGAGTCATCCTCGCTTGTCGTTTTAGCACCGTCAGGTTTCTTAAGAGATGCTAAATCAACATGCGGCACGTCACCTTCAGCTACAGTAGCATCTCCAGTGGTTTTGTCTTTAGTCGCTTTTGGTTTGGGTCCTCTTTTGAGAATAGAACGAGCTTCGGTAATTCGGTTATAAAGATTGACGACAAGAGGCGATACCAGCGAATTCTTATCGTCTTCAGAAAGCAAACCACCAAGCTCCTTCAATGTCCCCTCAAGTAATTGGGATAGCGGGTTAACAGTTTCCTGTGTAAACTCCCCACTCTCAATCAGAAAAAGGGTCGCATCGATGCTACTCTCAATTCGGAGAAGTGTCTCGTAAGCTCCGGACATTGGTTTCCTCCTATGAGTATTATCGTTATTTACTTTAGTTGATTCAGAAACCGCTGGGATAGCGTCAGGAACAGCTGGGTTATCGACGACATCAAATGCAACTAATACGTAGTCTTCGTTGACATTACCGTTATCGTCAACAGTTCCCCTGCCTCTTGATGATACTCCAACTTTAGTACCAGAACGCAATAATCCTTCGAGCAAAGCGCCACCTGGAGTCGGTAGTATGACAGCTTCACCGACCACATAGTCATCTGCGTCTATATCCAACTTAAAGGTTGAAATAGCAGACCTAAATAAATCAGTTTCACCATCAGATGGATGGTTTATAACACCAACCATACCACCAGAGAGCCTACTCTGCACATTTTCGCTTTTAACTATGTTCTCCCATAGCTTACGACTATAGACACGTCCATTCTTTGTAGGCTCTCCAGCCTTCGCAAATTTACCGCGCCATTTTTTTGGTGAGTTTTCACCTTCTGTAAGTATAGGCTCGAACGTAGTTGGAAACGTATCACATAATGTTGTTTTTGCCATAGTTATTTTCTGGTATATGTATGAACCACTTTTTTGTTGGGAAGAGTTGTACTCTTCTAAAGTTTGCTACCCCAGCCAGTAAGTGATTTACGAATTCTTCGTCATCGTCAAACTGCGCTAGTAGATAGTCAAACATGACCACACTGTCTTCAACATATGTATCGACTTCTTTCAGCATTTTAGGGATAATGATACGCACATCCTCAAAATCACCTTCAAGTATTACATACAAGAATTTTTTAAGATTCGCTGGTAGTCTTAAGGTGCGCATCTATATACTTCTCCACAGCTCTTGCGCTAACAAGATTGTTTGTAATAAGTAATTCCCTAAACGCCTTACAAGTCTTAATATAGACTGTTAAATGAGAAACGGACTGCTCTTCCTGAGCTGCATCTACCTCCCTTGAAACAGTTTCCCATAAAGGCATTAATCTATATGGCGGAACTTTCATAATTTCAGCCATTTTATTAACATAAGCTGGGTACTGTTTATTGCGTAATTGTTGTAGTCTAGCGTCAGTCTGTCCGTTAGACATTTACGTTTCCTCCTACTAAATTTTAACCAAGTCCAGAGTTTCGTCAATACCAACTTCCATCTCACCTTCGGCATTACCGTAGGCAAGAACACGCCAGTATTGTCTAACATTACCAAAGAAGTTAACCTCTCCCTTTGGCTTAACCTGGAAGTTTACAGTGCCGTTCAAAGTCACATCAGCCCATGCTACGCCATCTGCACTGTCCTGAATCTTGAAGAACAAGTCATTACCAGTAACAGGTGTAGGGTAATAATTCTCACGTCCGTAGTTTATTACCTTACCGCTGAGTAAACCAGTATCGTTCATCTTAAACGAAAGTGAGGGCACTACAGGATAGGCTGAACCAGCACCGTTAAACGCGTATGTGTCTTTTTTTGTGAAGTTCGTTGACATATTGTAACCTCTACATGCTCATATTTTTCGTCAGAGTAAGCCTCACAATTAGGCGTATACTCCTCGGCTACCAAGCCACAAAACCAACAATCAATCAACTTATTCGCCAGAGCTACAATCTAGCTTAAACATTCATCTTCTTCAGATATTTGGAAATTTAATCTTTCTTAAAAAGTTTCCTCAACTTACTTTTAGCGTCATTCCAAACAGAATCCCTAGATTCTTTGGGGTCTGCTCTATTAACCATAAAGTTGAGCCGCGACATAGCCTGTTTTAGGTTCTTGCTAGCCTTCTTCAACACCGAAGCTATTTTATCAGAAGAACCTTTCGCAAACAACCCCGCAGGTGGATGCCATTTAGCTTTGTCGGTAACAGCAGCACTCCAGTACTTTTCGTCAACAACAAGCTCGACATCCTCAAGACCAGTAACCTCACTTACGTCCAAGTCTAAAATACCCTCGTCAACGAAGTCATCTGGTACACTTTCCTCAATCGTCTTTAATCCGTTCTGTTCTATTTTATCATCAATATCTTCGTCGTACAAGCATTCATCCAAAGCTTTTTCGAGAACAAGTAACATAGAGTAGTCATCTGTGTTAGCGTCTCTCTCAGCTTCTTCAACATACTCTTCCTCCGAGCCAACTATATCTTCGATAACAGAACCAGTAACATCCTCAGACGGAACAATTGAGAACACATTAAAATCAGAAACTGTAACGTCATCCATCTTGTCGCCATGCTTAACTAGTAAGTCATAGTCACCGATGTTCTTCAGAACTTCTTCTGTAGTTTCTAACTCAGATTCTGACATCTCGTCAAAATACAGATAGATAGAATCGTCGATAATATCAGCATCAAAGAATTTATCCTGACAGTCCGACTCTTCAATCATGCTAGCTACAGTAAATGCTATTGGAAACAGTGGATTCTCAACAGTCTCAGATTCAATCGTAACAAACGTTAGCATATCCTCTTTGCTGACATCACCCCTTGAAGAATCAGAAATAAATGCCTCTGACACGATTGGCGATATGCCGTAAAAGTGACTAGCAGCGAGTCGTTTCTTTTTCTTCTTAGGACGATAAGATGCAATACTTATTTTCCTAATTGGGGCAGTTGGAGTTTTAGGCGTTTTAGGTGTGGCAGCAACTACTTTCTTACGGCGAATTCTAGCTCTACCCGTGAACTTTTCGATACCGCCCATCTTCTGAAAGCGTTTTATAATAGAGCCAGCTCTGCGCATAGTCCACCGCCTGTGACGTACAGCTTTTATACGTGCTGACGCACGCATAGCCTTACGCAAATTACGAATTAGCTTTGGACGCATACGTAAAAAGAAACCACGCCTACCAGTTCTTCCTCTATAACGCCTTCGCTGCTTCATAATTTGGGCACGCAACAGTCTAGTGGTTAAACCACCTTTTCGACGCTGCTTAGCAATTTTAGTCCAGGATACTACAAACGCTTTTCTTTTTTTTCTAGCTTCTTCTAAATTTTTTGCAGATTCAGCGATAGACTCAGATATAGTCTTGGATATGGACTCGCTAAAATCGACAAAATCACTTTGAAGCTCTTTCAATAGTAGTGCAGTCATCTCAGCATTCCTTTTGTTCTAGTAAAATAAATCCACGATACGACCACCCTACTTTCAATTCATAGTCGCACAAATCTTGTAACAAGTCAATAGATTTAATTCAAAAAATTATTTTTATGGTATTATAGTAAATTTATTATTGTCAATTTTGTCAAGGGGTATTTTGCAACCGGTAACGAATTACCCCTTGACGACAACTGTAAATTATTACAGTATAATATAGCATTCGTACTGGTACTATGCAAAAGACAATGTGACGAAGACGATAGTCGAGGAACTAATAAAGATTTAATAAAATTAAATCTTTATACTTTTACAAACTTTAATAAAATTAAATTCTAATTCATTTTCAAAATTTAGTTCAAAAATCGCTAGCTATTTTGTTCGAGTTTACGAGAACAAAATAGCCAGTCCGCTAGCTGACCAATTGTCCATTTTTGATGATTCTCTTCATTGATTCTCTTAGGAGCACTTTTCGTCTTTATAAGTTATTTGTTCTCAATAACTTATAACGTTTTTTACCCCAAAGTGACATGCCATATATGTCGCAAGTGACACGCCATATATGTCGCAGAAGTGGTGAAAAAATCAAAATTTTCTTGGATTTTTATCCCGTATTTGTTAAAAAAATTACTGTAGTCATTACCAAAAAATTATATAATTAATTACATAAAGCTCGAACAGCATTACGCAAAAAATGGTAATGACTACAACCTGTTCTGAGCTTTTTTTATTGAGCATGTAAATGAAGAATAAACAACCGTTTAACCCGTTTAAGGCATTTCTAGGAGCAATTGTTCCAAACTGTATTATGAGAAGCGACAAACTTACCCACTTATCGAAATTATGTCTAGCCCGTTTGTTTCAATTCGCTGGAGAAGACGGAGTATGTTACCCGTCAAACGAAGTGTTATGCTCGGAATTAGCCACGTCAATTCGTCAGTTACAAAGAACGCTTAAGCAACTTCGAGAACTTGAATTAATCAAAATAATAAAACCGAAAGGAAAGGACAGAAAAAAACATAAGAGCTGTATTTACGTATTTTTGTGGAACAAAGAAATTTACGAAGCAGACGTAAGTATTAAAAATGGGTTACTTGAAGAAGATTATGGTCTGTAATTCGCAATTCTACGCTGAAATAACAACTCGGGTTCCTCACACGAATCCGTACCCGTATTTTCAGCTTTAGACCTCCACCATCTTCTAACTTGTATAATCGCATCACGTTTATTTTTCTCGAGTGTTTTTGCTCCAAGTAATATATTTTCTTCAGGTATTCCTAGTCCAAATCCTACTATTGAATCCCCTACAGTAACTGTATAACTGTTAAGAACAGGATGTATCCACAGAGTAAATTCATTCTTTCCAAACGTGGTATAAAAAATTCTAATATGCGGTCGCCAAATAGCTATAGATTTTTTAGTGTCAGAAAATACAAGCATGTCCCTATTCATTTTACTCACGGACATTCGCACACTAACCGACGAATAAAATAACGCTGGCACAGCACTTATGTACGTGTACTTCCTGTAATTATCAATAAATTCGTCACGTATAATAACAATGCTAGTAAATACAATCGTGCTTCCTGGCACTACTGGTTTTCTGTTAACAACCCATACAGCTCCATCAGTCCAACCTTCCCATCGATAAGAAATTGCTCCAAAAAGTCGCTCATCCTGCGCTTTATCCCATTTTCTGTGGATAACAATATACCTAAGGTGTAAATCACCAGTACGCCTAAATGGTGAAACCCGCGGTATTTTATTTTTGTACATTTTAATCATCAATACCTCTGCGAAACTTCGTAGAAACTGTGTTTACATCTATGTTAAGTTCCAATAACTCACTCCAAATCCTATGCTTTAGAATCGAAAAGAACCCAACGAATTTGTAATCCAAATTGTATACGTGGACCCGTGCGCTATCCCCGAATGTTATGTAATGTGTGCGATTAAGTCCAAAATTAAACATTATGTCGTAATAGTCTAGACTTACATAAGACTGAACAATACCGTCTAAATCCACAATTGCTGAAGCCATTGGAGTTGGTATAAATGTTATTTGTGCTTCTTTGCCATACGGAACAAATTCTCTCCTTAATTCGAAAATAACATCTCTTGCAGTTATTTTTTTCTTCGTGGCGTAACGTAGCGTCCTAAACGGGATATTGACTCCGGTTATTAAACTAACACCGTCAGTCCATCCAATCCAATCTGTAGACTTAGGTATTCCGTACACAGGAAAAGCTTCGTCATAATATTTCTTCATTTTGTAATTTTTCAGTAAATTTTACTTGACACACTTTATATTTTGAACTATATTACTAGTGTTTTCAAGAGTAATATGCGAAGTAATACGAATTTACGCTGAGCACGGTGAGAGAACTATGAAAAAAGAAGAGTTTATTAGTAAACTGAAAACATTGATTTACAGATATTTCTCGGAGAAATACAAAGACAGTGATTATATACCACTAGTAGACGTTGTAGTTTTGTGGGGATACTCAATAAATTCTTATTCTTACGTTAAGAATAACTTAAGACGGCAAAATATACCAATATATGCAGGTGAATCTATCTCCATCTCAGATTTTATTAACGCAACATTAACAAGGATGTTGCCTGTGGAGCTTATTTAATGTCCCAGGATACAACCATAAAAATATGGGAAGATGAAGCCACAACATCTAACCCGTTTCAAACAATACCTTCTATTGAGGAGGTGTGTAGAGCATACCCAGATTCAAAGATATTGTCCGACTTAAAGAAAGTATTAACTGGTGGTAAAGTACTAATAAAGCTACACGGTGTACCATGGATAGACTTTACTCTTTATAGTGTGGATATAGATATTCTTAAACCCCCAGACTACAAAAAAAGCGAGTCTGAAGCTTTATACTTTGTAAAGTTTACTCACTCTAGATTACCGGATGGTATTAAATTTTATAGACTACAGGAGGAAGTACACAAAAAAATTAAATATAACGTATGGGCAGTTGGGGAAGAGGATGAGCCACCATTGTTTCTTGTGTATACAGCGTTTTACCCATATAGCTTCGAATTTCTAAATAAGTATATAAAACTAAGACACAAAGACATCTTAGTAGATTGGTCAAGTATAGTCAAAAGTAAGTAATGAAAGGACACAGATGACATTCATCAAGGAATTGTATGACGATGAGTTACGTCTTTACAAAGAACTTCAAAATCTTATCGAGAACAAGCCTATTGAGGGAACAGACGGATATATGCCCCAATTAGTGGCGGGGACGTTCGACTTAACATCAAATGATATTAACTTTTTAACCCAAGGATTTGGGCTTAATAACTACGACGCGCATAACCTGGTTAAGCATATAACCTTATTTTCTGAAGATGGCAGATTTGTCGATAATTTACGCGTTACTTTTTCATTTTCTGACACGTTATGTTATGCACTATTAGATGCTAGTACAAGTGAGCTACACGTGATACTTCCCGAGATTTACAAGGAACAGTACGACCCAGACTTTGAGATATTTAGGTACATAGTTGACACATTGCCCTTAAATATTAAAGAACGAGACTACCTAATATCGATAATTCGCGAAAATTATAGCAGTCTGTTAGATAAACACATAGACGATGATTCCATGAGTTCCATAATACATAACCTAGTTGGGAAAATTAGTAGAATCATAGACTCAAAACTTAATAAGAAAGACGGAGATGTATTTTTTTTAGCATTTGCGCATAGTTTCGATATATTCTTACTCAGGAAGAAACATAAAAGAGAACTTCCTAAACATTTCGACTACGAATAGTTCGCTCACTGGGAGCAACTTTGTATAATGTAATATGTTTTCGAAAGGATTAATATGGCTTTAACAACTAATGACGTCATTAAAATCGTGCTATTTGGTATTGCAATGATTGCTATAGCTGTAATCGCAGTGATAACAGCTATAACAACCGGAAATGCCGAACATTGGATTCAGGTTATAATTTCAGGTGTTGTAACACTAGCCGCTACTTTTGGTATTGTAAAATCAATCAAAACCAATGAGTAAAAAAAAGAAACCTTTATGTAATTTATTTGTGGAATTTGACCATCCTCCGACAAAAGAACGAGAGGTTGAACACACGTTAATGCGTGGGAATAAGGTTATTAAAAAATGGAGAACTACTCCAAAAAAAACAACAAAGGCTGTAGACACGATTCAGAAACAAGTAATACGTCTATTTGACAATCCAGATAGTGATAGTGTCTATAAGCTTAAAGTTGTAGCCCTATTCCCACGCCCTGTGCGTTTACTTAAAAAAAATGTTACATCTAACTTACTTGTAGGAAAAGTTCCAGACTGGGACAATATAGGCAAAGTAGTATCAGATGCTTTTAACAAAATAATCTGGAAGGACGATGCTCAAGTAGCGCATAGTATTGTCGTTAAAAGGTTTGTAAAAATGAAAAATGGTATCTGGGAGACACCAGGTATCAAAATTAAAGTATGGGAGTTAGGAAAGAAATGGTAAAAATCGGAGACTTAGCTACTGACTTATTACATTCCCTAAAATCTAATAAGCCGATAGTAATTTTTCTTAAAAATGGCGTATGTTACAAAGTTCCAGCTGACACAATATCAGCTACTTTTGGAAGTAATGATTTTAGTTTGCAATTTGTCGCTAATAACGAAAAGCACACGGTTAGTAGTGCTGATTTACACAGCATATCCATAGCATAGGAGGTAAAAATGCTAAAAAACTCGAAAATTCTGCGTACATTCACGCTTATGGTCGTATTCGGCATCCTAATGGGCTGTCAATGCTTGGAGAAAGCACCACCAGAAGACTTAAAGCCACCAAAGGAGTATGTATCATTTATTCTGGAAGGTTACAAAGATTTCTGGGATGTTCTCGATGACTCCGAGAAAAAAGGAATTGATGTTGATAGGTGGGTCAGCTTCGAGGCTATGCAATTAAATTTTGAAGAAAATGACGTCGACATAAAAACTGAATTTGTAACTCGAATGCTAATAAACGATAAGTCATGGGTCAATTATAGCGACGCTAGAAAGGCATACCTAAAGTTTAATCCAGGGAAGACTTTTTATGACCAAATAGCGGAAATAATTAAAGACAACTGGACTACAGCAAAGGAGTAAGTCATTATGCAAGACAACCCATATAACGCAAACGCTATAGTTGGCGTAGTAGTCTTCAAGTCAGTAACGCCTAATGTACCATTGTTTACACTAAGAGTACTTGTGAATGAATCTTCTACACCAGAATTTCCGATATATAGTATAACCTATGCAATCACAGAAGCTATGGTGGCGCAACTATCAGTGATAATCCCGCCAAACGGACTTAGAGAAGTCAGTGTTGCAGCAAAAGATAGCAAACCACCATTCTCTGTAATGTTAGACGTCAACATGTCAGTCAGCGAGCCCCCAACAAAAGAGGGTATAGTAGGATTCTCAGGGTTAAACTTGTCTCCGCATCCAATAGTATTACTATACTGGAAAGAACAAGGATGCCCATCAAAGCTAGATATGACAGGAGACGAGCTTACCAGTTTTAGGAATAGTATAATGAAAGAAATTGAGAAATCTAAACCTGATGACAAACCGGAGGACTCTGTTGACAACAATGAAGACGACGACCGTAACCCAAATCAAAAACGTTTAATTTTACCATAACACAGGGAGGTTAAAATGAAAATAGCTTTAGTATTAGCTGGTGGGGGTCCAAGAGGGGCTTACCAAGCAGGAGTAATTAAAGGAATACTGCGTAAAGTAGATGAGTTCATATGTGCTTTTGGTAATAGTACAGGAGCACTGATTTCAACTCTTGTAGCTCAGCAAAACTGGAATCTTATGACCAGGCTTTACACAAATGTTAAAACTGGTAACTTAATCGAGCCCATAATCTGGGGAGACATACCGTTACTTCCAGATATAGTAGACGCTCCAGATATGTCTGAGGAAGCGTTACTATCAGCTGCTATCTTATCTGGTAAACCTAACATTTACAACATTGACCCTCTAATGAAAATTGTGGATGACAATGTCGACTTTAACGAACTAAAAGAGGCAAGTTGCGAAGTTGGGTATCTATGCGCTGAATTTTGCTCGAGTCAGCCTTTATTCATAAGCAGTAAATCTAGAGCTTCAGCAAAAATTTTAAGAAGCGCGCTTCAAGCTAGTGTATCGATGCCAATATATATGCCTTCAGTTAAAATAGGAAGTAGAGCGGGAAGGTATGTCGATGGTGGTCTATGCAAACATCTACCAGGAGTTGAAGTACTTAAAGCGAAAAGATTTAACGAGGCGGACGTAGTTATGTTTATAGCGACAGCGCCAGTAAACAACATCAAACCAAAAACCAAAAATCCAAAAATGATAGAGACCATAATAACTACACTTATGGGACTATCAGACTCAAATGATGCTAACTCACTAGAAAAAGAATGCCTATTAGTTAAACAAGCATTAAAAGACAAAAAGTTTATTCTTGTTCAACCCGACACACCATTGCCAATAACAAGTTCAGTTAAATTTGTACCAGAAGAAATGAAATTAGCATACGAACTAGGCATACAAAAAGCTAAAGAAGTAAATCAACTTCTTAAGTAAAATTAAATTCAATCTGGAGGTATTTCGTGAATATACGTCGTTTTTTCACCGAGGGCTACTATAAAGAAAATAGTAGCTCTTTTTACCATGATGTAATGGCAAAAAAAGACCACTTACATTGGGTTACTGAAGATGTAAACATTATTGACAATGCTGGCAATACTATATTCGAACAAAAGGATGTAGAATTCCCAGATTTCTACAGTTTGAACGCTATGACTATTATAGCGTCTAAATTTTTTAAGGGAGCAGGCGAGAACCGAGAAAGTTCTTTGCGGCACTTAGCAGCAAGAGTAGTTAATACAATAACAGACTATGGGGTAACAGCAGGTTATTTCAATGCTGACGACTCACATGTTTTTCGCGATGAGCTAATGTGGATAATTATTATGCAAATAGCATGGCTCAATTCACCAGTGTGGTTTAATCTAGGTGTCGAGAATAGTTCTAACCAATGCTCAGCTTGTTTCATACTAGCGCTAGACGATACAATGGATAGTATCATGGATGTAGCTAATAAAGAAGCTTTTATCTTCAAAGAGGGTTCTGGCACTGGAAAGAACCTTAGTAGTCTAAGAGCAAAAGACGAAAATTTAACTGGAGGTGGAAAAGCGTCTGGAGTACTATCATTCATGCGTATATATGACTCAATTGCTCACATAGTAAAGTCTGGAGGCAAGTGTTTAGCTCCATACCAGCGGGTATACACAGCAAAAGGCGCTATTCCTGTAAAAGATTTAGCTGAGTCTAATGAGGAGTTTATAGTATTAAGTTACGACCCACCAGCTGGTAGGTATAAAGCTAAATGGGCTAGAGCGTGGAAGTCTGGCAAAAAACAAGTTGTTAGAATAACAACTGATAAAGGCGTATTCGACATGTCCGATGACCATCCTGTTAGATTATCTGACAATACAGTACGTAAAGCAGGTGATTTGAAACCAGGTAATTCTTTATTTAGTTGTAGTGTAAGTAGGGACAAAGAAAACTACTTATCTCTTAACCTACACGATGGAAATAAAGGAAAAGAACTCTTGCATAGACTAATTGCTAAAGACTTGACATCTTTATCTACACATTCCCAAATGCACGCGGATAAATTAGTAGAAACTGTATCAGAAGAAAACCACCGTGTAGTGTCAGTTAGCAAAGTTGGCATTATGGATGTCTATTCTGTGGAAGTTGACTGCCCAACGGCTGACGACAAATCACCAGAAAGTGGACATAACTACGTAATATGGTCTGAAACTAGCGACATATACTCAGGAAATGGTATTGCTGTTTTTAACAGCAGAAGGTCAGCAAAAATGGAAATACTAAATGTAGACCATCCAGAAATCGTAGACTTTATCACGTGTAAGGCAAACGAAGAAGAGAAAGCTGTCGCTCTTATGAACGCAGGATATGGTGACCCAAATACATACCCAAATGAAGCATATGACACTGTAGCTTTCCAAAATGTTAACACGTCTATTGCCATAACAGATGATTTTATGGACGCTGTAGAAAATGACCTTCAATGGGACACTAAGTTTGTACGTCCTGACCTAAATGCACACAAAGCGCCGACGTTCAAAGCGCGAGAATTACTGCATGAAGCAGCTAAAGCTACCCATAGATGTGGAGACCCAGGTTATTTCTATATAGACAATATTAACAATTGGAACACCTGTTCCGATAAATTTAAGATTAAAAGCAGTAATCCTTGTCTATCAGCTGATACATTATTGCATACACGAGACGGCATAAAAGAAATAATGGAATTAGACGGTAGTACTGTGGATATACTAACGCCAGATGGATTAAAAAAAGTTAAAGTGTTCAAAACTGGTGTAAAACCGGTGTTCAAACTCGAAACAACATCCGGATTTGAATTAAAATGCACTAGCGACCATAAAATATTTTGTGGAGAAGATGGTTATGTGGCGGCTCATGATTGTGTTAATAGAAGAATATCTTTAGTGGTAGACGATGTTCCTGATTGGAACAGCGAAATAAACCAAAATAATGATTTAGATGAATCTGACTTCACAATCGCTGGATTTTTATTCGGGGATGGTACTTACGCAGATGAACATCATAAATACGCTGCAATGTATTTTTCGAAGGACGGCGAAGATGACGACGTAATACATTTTGTGTCATTAAAATTAAACGAAAACAAAGACCCATTACTTAGTTTATTAACAGAAAGAGATGACCGTTGTGAAAAAAGAGTAATATACCGAAGTTATTTTAACCATTTGTGGGATTTTCTTAACATAGACAAAGAAAAAATCCCACAAAGAACTTTTCCTAAAACACTGCTATCAGCTTCGAAAAAAGAAATAGCCGCGTTCTTAAAAGGCTTATTTTCAGCAAATGGCTCTACTCCAGAAAACACAAGAGTAGCACTAAAAACAACTAATAGAAATGTGTGTACTACAATTCAGAAATTACTCACACTGTACGGCGTATTTTCATACATAACAACAAATAAACAAAAAGAAGTGGAATTTAGGAATGGAGTATATGAATGTAAAGAAAGTTATGACCTAAACATAGCTAACGTAAGAAGTTTGAAAAAATTTGCAGAGCATATCGGATTTATCCAAAAGTACAAAACTGATGCTTTAATCAAAATTTTAGAATCTACTAATTCATCTGGTAAACCATACACTACTAAGGTGAAATCATTTGAATGTATAGGCAATGGGTGTGTTTATGATTTTACAGTTTTAGGTGAAAGTGAGCCAGCAGGATGGGCAAATGGTATCCATGTACACAACTGCGGGGAATTTATTTTTTGCGATGACTCAGCCTGTAATCTAGCTAGTATTAATCTCATGAAATTTCGAGAGGACGACTTAGATTTTGATGTTCAAGGTTTTATTGCAGCTGTAAAAATTATGACTATAACACAAGACATACTAATAAATTTATCAGGTTACCCAACAAAAGAAATAACCGATAATAGTCGTGATTATCGCCCAATTGGACTGGGATATGGTAATCTTGGAGGTTTACTTGCGTCACTAGGCATTCCGTATGACTCTGACAACGGAAGGACAATAGCGTCTTCAATCACAATGCTAATGACTCTTACGTCTTATACAGTAAGTGCAGCAATAGCTAGTATACTTAGTCCCTACAAACACTATAACCCTGATACACACTATAAAGTAATAGACCAGCATATTAACGCATGGAAAAAACTACCAAAGCAGTTATTCACAGACGAAATTCAGCAATTATGTAATATACTATCTGAAAAGCCACCTTTAAGAAACGCACAAGTTACACTACTTGCTCCTACAGGCACTATTGGGTTTGCAATGGACTTCGAATCAACAGGAGTTGAACCACTAATGGGATTAGTGGTATATAAAAAATTATCAGGCGGTGGTCATCTAAAGATGGCAACTACCATAGTACGAAAAGGGTTAGAAGCCCGAGAGTACACAGATGAACAAATAGCAGAAATACTCGAATACATAGAAGATAACGATACCATGGAAGGTGCGCCTTACATTGATGACGAGACATTAGCTGTATTTGATTGTGCTTATAAAACGAAAGGGAATAAACGGTATATATCGTCAGACGGACACTTGATGATGCTTGCGGCTACACAACCATTCTTGTCAGGTGCAATATCAAAAACAGTATCTTTACCGAACGAAGCTACCATTGAAGACATTGAGAATGTTGTCATAAAAGCTCACAGACTAGGATTGAAAGACATATCTATTTACCGAGATGGCTCAAAAGGTGTACAACCACTATCGACTAGCTCAACTTCAGACGATAAAGAGCCAGTGATACCGAATACACCTAAACAACTTAACAGAAATAGAATGCCCGCGACACGACCTGCTATAATCCATAAACTATCAGTAGGACAGCAAGAAGCGTATCTATCCATTGGTTTATACGAAAATGGAGATGTAGGGGAGATTTTTATCAATGCTGCTAGAACTGGTTCTACAATAAACGGTTTATTAGATGTTATAGCTACATTGACCTCTATTGCCTTACAATATGGTGTTCCACTAGAAGTTCTAGTGGATAAGTTTAGGCATACTAGATTTGAACCGTCTGGAATTACCAACAATCCTAAGATAAGGTTTGCTGGGTCGATTATAGACTACATATTCACTTATCTAGAGCAGGAATTCGTGTCAGATGACTCAGACAACGACACTAGGGAGTTTACAATCGAAGAAGCATTGCAACATATCAAAGAAATAACCGACGACAAAATAGTTAATAAAAACCCAAATCAATCACCTAAAGTTGGCAAAAAGACTACAAAGCTATTAAAGAGTGGGGATGTATGCCCATATTGTGGGTCGCCTGACTTAGAAATAACAGGGTCATGTAAAACATGCCGAAATTGTGGTGGTGCTGGTGGTTGTGGGTAATTTAATGTCAAGGGGTAATTTGCAACCAGTAACGAATTACCCCTTGACGACAACTGTCAAAGGATACTATGCGCAGAAAATTTACAAGACATGGTGTAGGGCATGGTGTTAGAGTTTTTGTCTATGACACTGACTTCGAGACCAGGGTGAAAATTACATTAGCTCATTTTATCGCAATTACAATAGAATGGTTTGATACACAAGAAGAAGCTACATTAGTAGCCAGGGTTACAGGATATACGTTAGTTAAATTAGCTCGCGTAAACTCAACATATAGATGGGGAGTAACAGGATATAATCTAAACATGTTCCCAAAGTAAAGCAACTTTTTTCAAAAATTTCGAATAATTTTACTTGACAAATCTAGAAAAGTAGACTATACTTAAAGTATTAATCGACATTAAGGAAAAGAAGCATGGTATATATTGCAGTGTTTTCAATACCGTATTCACAGTATGAAAGTACGTTAGATATTCAAAAAGGGGCTAGAATAGTAGATATATCATATGACACCATTGCAGCCTGCATACAAATAAGAGCAATAGTTGATACTGAGTCACCAGCTACTACTATGGTGCTGATGTTACTAGACGATTATGCCGAAATTCTATCAAATGGTCGGATGTTAAAATATCTATCAACTGTACATACGCCTATGGGAGTGAAGCATATTTTTGAAAGGTACGCGTAGTAAATGAGTTACTTTCCACCACGTTTATTTTTACCAGTTTTGCGTGTAGAACTACATCCTCCTCTTCCTCGATTTTTCCGTTTTCCTCCACCAGTGCCGTCTCTTTTTGGTATACCTTTCATGATTCCCCCTAAAAAGTTGTTGGTTAAATTTGGGATAGTACTATATAATACACTTATTACTTATTTTACGCCAAAGGAGACATTATGGCAAACCCAAATCTAGTTAACATCGTGTTAGTTCTCGATAGGTCAGTTAATATAGCCGCAGTAGAAGCTAACATTATCACTGAGATAAATGCTCTTATAACTGCACAGAAAGCTGCTCCAGGACTAAAAGATGCAGTAGTAACTCTTGTAAAATACGACGATTTGTTTGAATATGTGTGGAAGCATATTCCCTTAGATGATGTTCCAACTTTGACTGCCGACGATTTCGCTAATCGAGGTAGAATGGCTGTACAAGACGCCATAGGTAGAGGCATTGTCGATGTATTCGATAAATATGCTACATTGGATTATTTGGCACAACCTGGCATAACAATATTCTGTATTATGTCGTTTGGAGTTGACGAAATAAGCCTAACATTCAGATGTAGTGACTATCTTAAAGATAGGTTAGACTGGCAAGAAACTGAATATTCGTGGGAGTTCAGGTACTGGGGTACAAACCAGGTAGCAGATGTAGAAGCAGCTAAGTTTGGAATAGCAGCTGCCGATTCCCATGATTTTGTAAACAACGCTGCTGGAGTTCAGGGGGCTATTAACGGCGGAGCTAATAGTTTTGACACTGAGATTACCGTAGCTAGAACATAATGAAAGGTATAGTGGTCAGATGGCAAAAGAAGTTAATATCTTAGCGTACAACGTAACTGGTGTTGTAAAATGGTTTGATGGAGATAAAGGATACGGTTTCATTGAACGTACCGGAAATCCGGACTGTTTTGTGCATTACACTGAAATTAGAACAGATAGCGAGTATAAATCCCTATGTGCTGGCGATAAAGTAGAGTTTGATATTGCTGAGAACAATAAGGGACAACTAGCATTAAACGTAACAAGAATTGGCTAACTACGAACCCGCGGTAGTTCCAGATAGCGCGAGCCGTTTAATTTGTGAAGAAAGTAATCTCTTTCGTTAACGTATACTGGAAGACGTGAAAGGGGTGAGAAGTAATAAATTAGCGGCTCGAAGCGGGGATAATAACAGATAGGACATGACATGAATCTACGTAAGCAATATTGCAGATTAAAAGGCTCGGACACTTCCAACGGACTTAGCGCTTGTAGCGACTACAAAGAATGGAAAAATAGCACCATACTACAATGTTTAGTCAAAGAAATAAAAGAACAGAATAATTTTGTGGAAGAGGTCACATTAGAATCTAATTTTATATCTGACCTTGGTATGGATAGTCTAGACACTCTAATGCTAATATTGTTTGTCGAAGACACATTTGAAATTTATATTCCAGATACTGAATGGAAAGATAAAAAAGACTACACACTCGGAAATCTTGTAAACTACATATCAGAACAAGTAGAAATACGGTATGACACTATAGACAGTTAGACTTATCGCGAAAATATTTTTGTTTATACACACCCCGTTCGACACGGGTTATTTTTGGGTAAGTTGACCCTAGTGTTCGCATCAGGTGGTTCATTGCTGCCATTACCCCATTTACATCACCACAGCTATTAATGTCCACCATAGCGTAGTAGTATTCATCCCATGTGTGTATCGAAATATGCGACTCAGATACTATTACAACTCCACTAACGCTTCCATTAGGAGGGTACTTCACCATTTTATGAGCCATATAAGTCATTCCACCAATTTCAGCAGCTCTTAGCAGAATTTCTTCTATGTACTCTATGTTACACAACACACTCTTTCCGTTCTCGTCAACAGCTTTGCATTCATTAAAATCCAAGATTAAGTGCTCACCTAGTTTTATATTAGGAGAGTCACCGACAGTTACTATATCCACGCTATTAGACATTGTCCACCTGCCTTTCATAGAAATTAAACAGTAAACCAAAGGGGGGACATTTGTCCCCCCTTTTTATTTAGATTCCACCCGACATTATAAAAATACGGGGAAGATACCATAAACTAGCAGAAAACACCATCTACTTTAGAATTTAACCACTCAGAGTCGTCAATCGTGACGTCAAAATCATCAGGGTACGCTGGTTGCGTAAACATATTAAACGAAAAACTATCAGAATACACAACTACTCCAGAAGCATCATACTCATCGTAAGTAATGTATAGTACGACATTTGGAGCACTTTCATAGACCTTAGCAGATACTTTTACAAGATAATCTTCTGGGTATATTGTAGACTCACTGTAAACTTCTGTATCTGAAGGAGTGTTTGTGACTTCGACACTGTTATCAGTGACTTCTACCCCAACGTCTGTAACTACTTCGGCATTATGAGCTATATCGGTCTTACGTATTATGAAGTCCTTAAACAAATATGCTGTAGTCCCAGTTTCTTCAAACGCACGTAAGTCTAGAATAACCATTTCCGTAATCTTAGACAGAATCGCTTTTCTCAGTAAAGGATTCGCAGTTATAGTCCATGTCAATATTCGATTAATAACAGAATCTAACATGTCAGCTAAGAATATGGAGTAAGCTGATATATCACTAGATAGACGACTAGTAGTTAATGTCCATAAGAAACTCATTGAATTCCTACTGTAATTTTTGTGCGACCCAGTAACATTTCACAAGTGTTGTCTTACCACATGTTGGGCAAATAACCCGAAGTGTTAACTCCTCGTGAACAGTAGCAACTTCAGAAATTACCCTATCGTATTCCACAGGTAGTAAAGTGCCGCAAGAAACACACTTTGGTGTACTTTTAGCTCTATACCGAACTGCGTAGTTTAATGGAGCGTAAAGAACAGGTATACCACCGTCAGTCACAAGGACGCTATTATCGCGTACATATTCCATTTTAGTCCCTCTTCGTAATTTTTATGGTTAACTTAGGACAACGTGTGACTACGGAATTGGCGCACCTAATAGTATAGCAACTTGTGTTGCAATTCTAGTTACAGCATCCTGAAGATTAGTCGGTAACGGCATAACCCAGTCTGGTGCATTAGCTGTATACACCATGTTCTTTCCAGATTCAGTCAAAATAGCTCCCGGGTCTGCGCCACCACCACCATTTAATGTTCCTGCAAATCCTGAACCAGCTCCCGAATAGCTTACCATGCTATAAGCAAACGCACCAGCGCCAGTTATAGCTGGTGAAGCACCCGTATTTAACACAACACCAATAGTAGTCGTAAATCCAGTACTATTAGTAGTTATATTAGGCTGGGTTGTGCTGTACATAGCCACAAAACTAATAGAACAAGTTGCTGTATCAGCTACCTGAACAGTTCCATGAACAGTGTCTTGTGTATGCCAGTAAGCAATCGAACCATTGATATCCACTGCTACGTTGTCATCGTCGTCATCGACTTTAACTGTAGTGTCCATAAGTCCTATTTGGCACTGACAAGTATTAAGAGTGTTAATACATTTTGCGCCTGCCGATGAGTCTAGAACTTGAACCATACTGTCATTGAGCAGAATTTCACTACCAGCATGTGTGTTAGTAACATCAATACCATGGTAAGCACCTGCACCATTTGTCTCAAACTTACACTTATATGCACGTAATTTTTGAGAAAGTGCTCCACCAAATACAAATGCTGTGTCGGTAGTGTTATAAAAATGTAATCCACTGAGTGATAAGGTACCACCTCCAACGTCAAAAGTGTGTTTTCCGATGATAGTAACGTCATAGAATGAACTGTTAAACATACTTTTGATGTAAACAAGTTTGTTTAACGTTAAATTCTCTGTGTACACACCAGAAGATATTACGATAACATCACCTGCACTAGCTACGTTAATTGCAGCTTGAATGGTTTTGTAAGGGTACTCAAACGAGCCATTCATATAATCGCCAGCTCCAACAGCACCATTAACATAAATAGTCTTTGAAGACTTAGCCACAATATTAACCCACGTTGGACTTCCAAGTGTATTAGCCAGACATCTCCAATAGGCATTTGGAGTAGTAGACGTGTCAATAGCAATATCACCATTACTGACGGTATTTGAAGAATCCAAAGTTGGAGCTACACCGCCAAAATTTTGCACCCATTTTTTTGGTGCTAATGTGTTTAATTCTGCCATGATTAACCTTTCAGTTTATTTATTTCGAGTGTAATAATTCAGATAACCTATTAACCACAAAATTGTAAACGGAACTATTCCGTATATAACATCTGCTACCTCTGGAGTACCGGTGTCAAATACATATTGTTGTATTTCCCACCCAACAATTATAACAAATCCTAATACCCAACCCCAGATGCCTAGGAATCCAAAAATTAATCCCATTAGACCACCGACTATAGCGTGTTTTTTCTTGTCTTCTTCTATTTTTATTGACTCATAAATTTTAGTTTTGCAGGAGAAACAGACACATTCAATAAACCAATTGACCACTTTTCAAGTACTTTCTGAAGTAATACCACGTACTCAGACAAAGACGCCGAATCTTCCAAAATTTCTGGTGCTCCTGTTATCGAAGATAAATCCGCACGCAGTAAGTACTTTCTAGTGTCAGAATCGTAAGTAGCTGTCACTATTTCATCACCATCTGCGCTACCTACTCTTATACTTCCGGACAAATTATCACCTAAATTGAGGAAAATTGTGTCTATATGGGGAATAATTCGCGTAAGCAGTACATCTAGTGGACTATCTGTGTAAGTGGGTCTAGCCCGTAGTATGTCAAGAAAAGCTTGAAGCTCTTTGAATGAGATGTTACTTGCTGGTTTAACTATGTCACCACGATATAAAGTTTCGAATCCATCAGAGCTAATATAGTAAACTGACTCCACACGATAAGTTAAATCGTCGTTCAAGGTAACATTCACACCTAATTTGTTGTCTAGCGTATATTTAATAAGTTTCGACATACCTGACCCTCGTTAGTTAATTCAATTTTAACGGTTATCTATTACTGCGTCAACTTCTTCTTTTGACGTAGCCGCTCTAATATCAGCTTTTAATGCCTCACCTGCATCAATAACTGAATTGGCATACCCCATTACAGTAAGTAAAAATGAATCTAACACCTGCTCGTCTAATATAGAATACTGGGGTAACGTCTCGTCTTTTTTGTCGAGTAACAATGGATACTGTAAAACACTTTTCATAGAAGCTAGCATTAGGTATTGTTCTCGAGATTCTTTAGTGAGAGGAAATACGTAGGAGTCAAATTCAAATCCGTCGCGTTCTAGTACGACAGGTGAGTTATTTGAGATTTCAGTAAGCATTAAATTTTTATATTCTACAAGTTCAGCTGCATCAACTACGCTTTTTTCTTCTTGCGTCATCTCCACTATAGAATCACCAGATATTTTCCAATACTTTTGAGGAACTCCATCGACATTACTAAAATCTGGGTTAATCACCCATATTTCTTCAGTATAGTCGGGGGTATTAACGCTATACAGAATCTGTTTCGTTTCCCTATGGATAACTGTCGCCATATTTACCTCTACGCAGCAATTATAAATTTACCCAATAAATTTTTTGGTTCAGTAACTACCAACGGTGCATTAACTACCGTTAGATTTAACTTTCTGACAACATCAGGCTCTGTAGGTCTTCCATTTAGCGGATAATACGCCACCAATTTATCAGGTCGTATTTGAAGTGGGGATAATCCAGAAGAGAGTGCTTTTATTTCATTAGTTAATAACGCTACATTCCAAATTGCAACATGTGCGATACTTCCAGAAAACCAGTCTGGGTTTCCTATCCAGTTACAATGCGCTATGTCTATTCGATTAACACCAGCAGGTACTCTTAGGTCAAAATTACTTCCCTGGCTTCCAGCATTTAGAAATACAGAGCGATTACTACTTGAGTATTCCACGCCACATAAATGCTGCCATGTATTCGCTAAAATAAGACTTGTAGCCTGAGCTTTTCCAGCTACTCCACCAGCTGTTACTGCCCATCTGGGATAACCACGGTCGGCTATTGTATTTCCTTCGATAAGTAGCCTAAACCAATGTTGGGCACTATCAGTACGACAAAGACTTATAATAACCATATCGTCTAATGGTGCAGCTGTAGACGGATTAACCCACGCAGATACCGTAAGTGGAGCAACTGATACAGGAACTCCAGTGACGTTTACAAGCCGTTGTGTTGTTCCATTAAAGTTCCTAGCCATTATGCCACTCCAATCTCTACAGCTACTATTTGGGCGTCACCAATCAAAGTATCAGCAACATCTGACGCATCTCTTGTAAATTTTACACGAAATTTATCTTCAGACACAATTCCATCTGCCTGAGCTTGGGTAAATGTAATTGTAGATACTTTTATACTACCAAGAACTGCGCTAGTCGTGTCAGTTACACTTCTAGCTGCCGCAAATGAATCTACATCTATTGAGCTTCCACCATCCTGTTTCCTTTCAAATGCCGCATTCCATTTAACGTCCCCAAGTATAGCTGAGGCAGCTACCCAATAAATTTTTACTTCGATGTTTGAACCACTATACCCTTTTTGTACAATATCGCTAAATACAATATTTTCGTTAATTGTGTCATCAAACTCAGCTACTGGAATGCCGTTTCTACCAGAAATACTAGCTGGATTTACTGCGGGCAATAAGGAGTCATTGGCTGTAAACTTTGCTAATACGGTAATAGTTGCTGCAAAGTTAGCAGCTAGTGTATCTAGCGCCTCTTTTACATCGTCTGGTACGACAGACCAATCCCCTGGAACAGCTGGAGTATAAGCAACTGCCTGACTGAGATTATTATTAGTAAATGTACCAGCTAGTACAGTTAATTTCGCTGGGTCATACCATGTACCATTAACCACCATAGACCCGCCATTAACATTAATGTTCTCTATAACCTCAGAGTTGTTGATAACTACAGTGGTATTCGCATTTGGCAAACTCATAGCAGACACAAAAGCAGTCGAACCTATAGTACACGTAAAAAACTCGCAATGTGTAGCAAACAAAGCTGTATTTAGAAATGTCAGGTTATTACCTAATTGTGTAGAGAACGCCTGACTGTTACAAACTCCAAAACCTGGAGCTATTGGTGATTTAGAAGCATTGTCAGCATTAAACGTAGTGTCTGAATTATTTATGGTATGGTCAAAGTACACTGAATAAACATTTAGTATATCTGTGTCTTTACTATCCATGTAACAATTACGAAATCTTATCCCCCACATATTGTAAAGATATAGACAATTTCCTGATGAGGCGTTGAAAGAGCATCTCTCTATAGTAGCAATCCACGACATAAATAAAGTACTATTAGATGCCCCTTCCATATGGAATAATTCAGTAAAGTACACGTCTATAACACTTAGAGATAAAAATCCATCGTTATTAGTCGTGCATGATAATCCAGCTACCTGAACACTATTCGCTGGCATAGCCGTTCCGTCGCCCTGACCCTTAATAATTAAATTAACCAAATTAGGCTTACTTAAATCTAAAGCTCCCTGAGCAGTGTAATCCCCTACAAATAGTTCGATTACGTAAGGATTTGCTAGACTGTTATCTGCCCTGGCGTCCACTAAGTCGATAGCATCCTGGGCTAAACTAAAAGGGTTTCTAAATGAGCCATCTTGTCCAGTTCTTGTGTTATTCACATCGACATAAATTGTATTATGGGGTAAGTCTGTCCCTACGTCAACCCAACCTGACGATGTGTATCTCCTTACTAACTCACTTGTAGTATTAAAATACAACATTCCTATACGTGGATTCCCAGTACCATCGCCTGCATCGTCCCAATTAGCAGTTTGAATAAATACTAGTGCTCCTGCGTCAGTTGCGTAATCTCCCACAAAATTTTTATAGGTCGTTGCTAGCATTACGTATCCTTATGTGTTTTTATACCACTTTTGTAAAACTACTGTAATTAAGTCCATGTATTCATGCAGATTAAGCGTCTCGTCAAAATCATCAACTCCAAATAGAGTCATATTAGCAACTACGTAAAAGTTTTTTTCTACTTTAGTCGCTGTTATCAGTTCGTAATCTTCACCCTCATTGTCTATAAATAATGAACCTGACATATCATACGACAGCATAACTTTGACACTACTAAAATTCGACAGAAGTTCATCTAATACATTTCTATTAGTGTTCAGGTATTCTTCACGACGTTGAATTTCTTGTATGAACACATAAAGCTCGTCGAAAGTTAAATCACCTTCTGGTATTTCTATGTAACCAAGGTAATCTTTGTCGATTTGTAACTCTACGTCCCAGTATTTTACACTGTCTACCTCATACAAGTCATTTTCTTTAGCTGTGAAGTTAATCACGTAATTATTTGGCAGTTGCTTCCGCATGATATTTTCTCCTACATAGACGTACAATAAAATGTTATTGTAGCAAATTCTCCCCCAAATGGGATATCGTTTTCTAGCTTAATTCTAATCTCCAGTCCATCACTTCCTTTTAAGTCGCGAACAGTTCTGTAATTAAAGGGTAAGACTATATGAGGATACGACAATCCTCTTTTAGTACCCCCAAAAGCTGGTATTTCAGGATAACAGCCAGTTGCGTCATCTACGAAATCTCTGACTGTCTTAAACACATCTGAATCTTGTACCTGTACTTTATTAGGTAAGTCCAGTGGATTATAAGCCCAAATTTGAAATGCAACTGAGTCATTCATTTCTATGTTCTTAGAGAACTGAACTTCAGCCCGCTCAACCCTAAGAATTTCACTGCCAGAAGGAACCACACTAAATACACTATCACTAGCATAGCTATAAATAGCCGTTACAGTTTTTCCTGACTGGCTACTACTAAAAGTTACACTCCCGCTTTCATAATCTATTACAAAGTCACCACCTTCGTCTGAAAATGGTGTCCGTTCTGTAACTGTAACCCCATTAACTTTTATAATTGGTAAGTACGCAGTTTTTATGTATTCTTCTTTCGAAAGTCTACCGTGGTTCAAGTCTATCCAAAACTCATGTTGTGAATTAAACGTAAGACCATCTCCACTATCGGAAAGTACCTCAGCTTCTTCTTCGGCAATTCGAGTACTATTCGTATACCAAGTACATTTGTCACACCAGTTGTGTGATATTATAATTACTTCATTTCCTTCTGGTGGAATTACAGAAAACCGGGGAGTCTGGCTAACAGTGTCAGTAGGAAATTTCTGTACTATACGTCTAACTAAGTCTATCCCTTCTCCTATTGTATAATCTCGAACGCCATCATTAATTACAAAATTAGAGACTCCTTGTCCTAGAAGCTCAATTAAGTCATCAGAGTTCGCTATTTCCTCAAGTTGGCATGAGTCACATAAGTCTATCGATGATTCCGAAGGGACAGTAACGCCCAGGTCAGCAATCATCTCATCAGAACCAGTTAAATTTTTAATAATACGGTTAGTCATCTTACCTCCACAACAACTCAGCAACTACAGTAGGGTATGTAGCTGCACCACTTAAAAAACACTGTAACTCCGAACCTGCATCAACAGCTATATTCAGTCCTGTAAATGACGCTTTTCGTGCAGATTCGATTGCCAATTCTGCGAGCCAATTATTGTAGTCATTATCTGCACATATTTTTATATCATACGAAGCTTCTTGTTTAGATATTACAGACACTGAAACAAGGTAAGCATCCTTAAATATTAATTCTCCAGTTATATTAGACGGTATACCCTCACCCCCTTTTAACCATTTGTTTTGTGTTCTCCCAACATTAGTCCATTTTAGCAACATACCTGAGGGTGATTGCTCTAGTCCGTCATCACGAAGTATTTTGTGTATATACAATGTACTATTGGGAGATGATGGTAAATTTTCTGCAATATGGACTACTTCGACACCAGTTGCGGTATTTTTAGATTTCAACTTACCGTTTGCGTCCACTTTAAGTTCCCAGCTTGTTGAGTTATCTTCTAGTGACACAATCATATTGATGCAATTACCCCAATTTGTGCCATCAAAACATCTTAGTTTCTTGGTTGTGGAGTTGTAATACACTACTCCGTAATCAACTCCTCCAGTTCCATCACCGTTAGAGTCCCATTTTCCCGACTTTATATAATTAATGGCAGTAGTGTCGCTCTCAAACTCTCCAATAAAATTATTGAAATTACTTGATATAACTTTTTCCATAAGTCTCCATTTATTTATGGTGAATAGAACCAATTTGAGCCATCGCATACTAATTGCGCGATTCCCCAATCTGTTATAGATTTATCACCACTACCCTCTATATAAATTTGCTGAGTTCCTGAGTCTTCTGCGTATTCAATAATCAAATTATTCGCTGTAACGGTTTTAATAATCTCTATTGTTTGTCCTTTTGTCCCGCCAGAAAAACCACCGATAGTCACATCATTAGAAGTAGTATCGACAAAAATTGTTTTTATTCCCACAACATTTAGGTCGTCGTAGTGAGTCGCACTGCTTATTGTCGAGTTGCCTTTATTGTAGTATACTTCTGTGTTGCTGTTAGAGGTTGGCGGATAAGATGTATTGTAATTTGACAACTCAGTTATATTCGCCTTAAAGACCGCAGTGCTACTGATAGACCACGGTGTGGAGCCAGAACTGTGTAAATTCCAATTATTATGGACATTAAGTCTTACTTCTCCAGCGCTTGCTGTTACGCCGACTATAGCGGCTCCTGTGTCAGTTGCTTCCAAATAATTTGTTGATATGTCTATTTTGTTGTTTGCATGCGTGGAATTCACGAAATACTTAGAGTACTTAATTTTATTTGCTGAAAGCTTAAATTCAGAACCGTAAGCTAGATTTGCTATGTAAGACCCTGCACCAGTTGATATCATCGTTCCAACAGTTAAATCTATAATACTTCCAGCGCCGCCTGTAAATAAAGTTCCTATCGACGTGAGTTCGCCAATTCTTCCGGATAATTTTCCATACTTAATATCCACAGCAGTCCATCCAGTTCCTATGTACGCATGATTTATGTCAATTTCGACTGAGAAATTGTCGCTCCCCTCGCTGCTATCATTATCAATAAACCAATCATAACAATACAAATAATTCGCCTTTATATATCCGTTAAATTTAGCATCTGAATTTGTTTTTATGAATCTACCACCATAGCTTGATACATTAATATACTCAAATGTAAGGTACATCTTTTTTGCTGTAGAACCATATGCGTAAATGCTATGTCCGCCTGTAGTGAAATTCTTAATCTGTCCATATATAGTTCCTGCCTGGTGGACAATTGCAGAATATGATGTGCTTCCTGCACTAGTCCATTTGTCGACATCAAAATATACGCTTCCTGCTGTATTGACAAGGCACACATTTCTATTTGGATGGTACACTTCTTGAATTTTGCAATAGTTGCAGCTTGCGGCTGTACCGCTATTAAATTGCAGTGTGTAGTCGACACTAGATTGCCCAGAAAATCTATAAATATTTGCGTTAGAATTAGTTCCAAATGTAAGGTATCCAGCTATTGTTGCTGCTGGAGCGTAGAGCATGGTATTTTGAGGTATTGTAACGTTCTCAGAATATGTTCCTCCGTCTAAACCTCTAATGATTACTTTTGCTGTTTCTAACGGGGAACCAGCCGCCGTACACGCAGAACCGATTGTTTCTTTTGCGTTTTCAGGGCTCTTTCCATCATTTGCGTCGTCCCCGTGTTTTCCGAAAAAGTAAACTTGAACTCCAGTGTAGCCACCTGGAACTATTTCTACCCAGCCTGAGCCATTATACCACCTAACCCTATTGGAAGTAGTGTTATAGTACAACATGCCTGCTTGCGCATTTCCTGTTCCATCGCCATTTGAATCCCACTTTATAGATTTAATAAAAGCTAGCGCCGTAGCATCATCAGCATGTTCACCCACATAGTTTGCATATTGATAAGGTTTAGTCCAAGCCATTCCACGCCTCGATTAAAATTAGTAAAAGGGGCGGTATTACGTAAATACCAGCCCCTTGTAATATCAATTATATAACAATCCAACCAGTGGCGGTGCCATCTATATTCATGTATGGCACATCATTGTCTGTATCGACAATAATGTCCCCAACTGCACCAGCTATTCCAGCGCCTGCATTTGGATTCCCTGCATTAGACGCACGTTTTGGGGGGTTCTTCGTGTTCAAATTTTCCAGGCATGCTTCGACTGTAGTTGAAGAACCAAGATTGCCCTTACTGTCCGTTCCGACAAGTAATGCTCCTTCAGTCCCAGCACCGGTTCCACCAATCTGTGTTTGCGTGTAATAACGAGCGTCACCTCTGGTATCATTGTGGTATTGTTCGTGGTCATCGTCTTCTAAACCCAGGAGTAACCCATGGTCAGTTGCCGCATCCCAACTACCCCAATTTGTTCCATCAAAGACATAAAATTTATCCTCGTCCTCAACACGAGTTGTACAACCTTCGTCTGGCTCATACATATCCCACGCAGATACGCCGTCCCACTCTGCGATATCATTTTCGTGTGTGTTCCAAGCGTCTTCTGCAAATTCGATGTCACCGTCAACTGTAGCGTCTGTGATATCACCAGTTACTGTAATTACAGTATTTGGGTCACTGTACACGATAGATTGCACAGTCCACTGTCCGTCATTACCAGTAGAGCCAACAACATCAAACTTCTCAGTTGCACTCAATTCAGAAGAATGGTCACCAGCAATTGAGAAAGTTTCATTTCCTGTGTCAACAGCTACAATTGCATATGAGTGTTTACCGACAATATATCTGTCACCTTCACTGGGTCCAACTGGTGGAACAGCAAGGTCTTTATCTTTAACAGAAGTTTGCCAATCACGGTGTTGGTCAACGTATTCTTTTGTAGCTGCATCAGCATTGGCTGTTGGCGTTCCAAGACCAGTGATTTTGTTTCCACCCATTGCCTGGTTTCCAGTAAATGCACGACCACCTGTAACAAGAATATACTGCGTATGGTCATCGTCTAACAGTGAAGTTGCTTCCAAATTACCATGGTCAATACCACCATCATTGATTGTTACATCTCCATCTGTAACAGTGAAGTCCGTTGCATCAAAAGATGCAATACCTTTGTTGGTGTCAGTTGCATTTTCACCAGCAATTGTAATATCTGTACCAGCACCTGATGTGTCGATACCTTCCCCGCCCTTAATACCAAATCCATGAGTAGATGGTGTTGCAGAACCACTGTCACTAGCTACAGTTTTTACGACAGTATCTTCAAGAGCCACATCTCCGTCTGTCACGTCGAAGTCGTCAGACGCAAATGATGCAATACCTTTGTTTCCAGCGTCATCAGCATTTTCACCAGCGATTGTAAGCGTATCGTCTGTGATAGACGTGTCAATACCTTCTCCACCAGCGATTGTAAGAGTGTCAGTTGGGCTATCAGCCGATGTGCTTCCTGAATCTGACGAGATTGTTTCCCACAAATTCTGGTCAGCGCCAATAGCTGTCCATGAAGTACCATTGTACACTTTCATAATATGAAGCGTGCTATCTTGATACACCATACCCTCTTGAGGGTCACCAGTTCCATCTCCGTCAGAATCCCATTTTAGCGCCTGAATGAAAGCTAAAGCTGTAGAGTCATTAGCATGTTCTCCCATATAGTGCGCGTATTGGTAAGGTTTAGTCCAAGCCATTTTGTAATCTCCAAGTAGTTACATAGTAAAATAAAATTATACTTTAAGTAATTGACCACCATTCAAAACTATTAAATGACTACCCAACTAGTTCCATCTGGGTCACCAATACACTTGTACCACACAGACGCAACTGTATCAAAGCATTCCTGGGAGAATAGCCCCTTCAATGCTGGCGCAGAATTAGGATTACCTGCGTGTTTAACTGTCACAGGGTCAATTTTGAAAATTACAGTACAACCCCCAGCAAATAACCATTTTGTAAAGTCTACGCCACTTAGTATCAGTGTTGACGTAGAATCCAAATTTACGTCGTATTTCGCGGCATTGTCAGCTTGTAGTAAAACACTTATTAGGTTAACATACGAATTGTTTGAAACGACAAGAGCGTCATCCAATAAGCTCTTAAAAAGACAAGCATGTACCATTACATCAGAATCATCGAATATAACAGCATTATCTCCTACGATATTGTCCATATTCAAAAATCCACAGTCTATAAGTCTTACGCCGCAATCTAGAGCAGGCATCGGTTTATCACAATCTTTAAGATATAAAGGAACAATATTTGATGTAGTAAACCCATTAAAGTTCTCACCTGTAAGTTGAGAGGTCTTCTCGAAGTACGATTGCCCGTCTCGACTATCAACGTTTATGAGTGATATATCAGCAGTTACATCATTAAAGTAAAATGTATAGTCTGGACTAGATGATTCAACTATTACATTTTCCATTTTTATGTAATTTCCGACCACAGTTGTAGCTTTAATGGCAGCTTTACCAGCGCCAATAGTCGCCACAGTTATGTTCCTCAAAGTTACATCACCAGCAGCAGGCACAACTAGTGTATCCTGGTTACTTGTAATAATGGTATTCTCGCGGTCAAAACTTGTGTATTCAACTCCTGGAACCATCGTGATGTTTTCGTTAAACGTATTAGCATACAAAAATATCGTATCACCAGCAGCCGCGACTGCATTAGCAGCGGTTAGTGAACGGTAAGGTCGAGCTATTGTACCATCCTCATGATACAAGTCTGTTCGGCTTTGGTCTACCCATAATACTTTCGAAGCTGGTATAAACAAATCAACAAAATTTCTAGTGTAGTCCTGACGTACGCCATTAATCGCGCCAGCTGTTGTATCATAATCCCCAAATCCAATAATATGCTGGCATAAACCCGTTTTATTAAAACCGCCTTGTGACATATTTGCTCTACGAAGAGAGAAATTATCACAATACAGATAGTTTGTGGGAACATCTGGCGCATCAGATACTATATCGTCTGCCTGTGACGTAAGAAAGTGTAGTATACCGGCGTGATGCGTAATAGTTTTCCATCCAGTAGATTTATCAATGAGAACATTGTACAAGCCGTTCATTACAAAATCAGCACCGTCTAAACAGCTAATAAACTTCACCCAACCGTTAGAACTAGTACCACCTACTACAACACCAGAACCATCATTAAATATAGTGCACTTATGGAATAATGGTGGATAGTCAGTACTTCCAGCAATATTTACAACAGGAACAACTCCGCCGCCACCGGAGTGATTTCTAAACACCACATTTTCAAACAAACAGTCTGTACCATCATTGTAAGTTAAGCCAGTTACAGTAATGTCGTCAGTTTCTATCTTAATGTCTTTAAGATAAACTTTAGTCGTAGTAGTTTGGTTAATAGTAACAGATTTAACTCGAACGACATCTCCTGTCTTTGTCTCTTGCCCTTCCATCAATATATCTGTTTTGTCTACTAGGACTAAATCCTCATTATATATCGTAGACTTGGGTTTAATACTTATTTTAGTGCCATTTCCAACAGCGTTAAAAGCTGCCTGAATTGTTTTATACGGATGTAACCATGAACCACTTTCAGGATATGCATCTACCCTGTTACCATCCACAAATACAACTGTTGTTATAGCTGAATCAAAAGAATTTTTAAGTTTAGCAGGAGTGACAATTCTTTCATCGTCACCACCAGCTAACGCCTCAGCGTTAGTAGCTAGCTCAGCTATTCCCATAGATGTCTCAGTAGCTTGGTACACGTTTACTTGTATCACAGTCCACATAGTACCTACAGCAGCTTCTGTACCTCCTGGATTAGCAGCTAATGCCACAATCCAATCTCCAGCTTCAACTGGTTTTCCTGCAATACCGCCTATCTTACCAGCTACACTAACAACGTATGTGTCCCATTGTACAGCAGGTGGATAATTCGGATTTAATGAGCAATCAATGGTGCCCTTTATTACAAAACTTCCAGTGCCACCGCCACCACCATCACCTAATGGGTATCCTGGATTCCAACCAAAATCTGTCATATATCACCTGTTTCGCTGTCAGTAACAAAAATTACGTAAATTACTCGATTGGGGAGAAAGCTTTAAGCCTCTCAAACGATATTATTGTACCGTTATCGATACTCTTGCAGTATAACTTACGTTCCTCCGCATAATACGTAAAAGACCACGACCCTGCACCTCTCCAACCTCTAGTCGCATCGTTGTTCAGTTGTGCAGTAGCATCTATGTCATTATCAGCAAAAGTAAAATAAAACGCTTTATTACTAACAACCCATATTCCTACAGCATCATCAAATTCGATACCACCTACTGGTGTTACTACATTTGCAGCAATGTTAACCATAAATGGTAAACCTATGATTTCAGCGGGAATATATGTTACTTCTAATGGTCTAGTTGGCATATCTTTTCCGTCGTTTGTGGTTTATACGTAATTTACTTTCTGACCACACGCGTATTATTATTGACAACAATTTGAAATACACATTCTCAGCTACGATTTCTATATGAGACTCTTTTGAAAACAAATTTACGTCGTACATTCCAGTTTCTTTGTTTCTAGACCCTGTAAACAGTTCATCTGAGCCATCTTTTACTATTACAGCAAAATCTTTAGATAGCTCTACAATTAAATTTTTAGCTCCTATGATTGTAGCGTTAAGGACATCATCAAATGTATTCCTGTATACAGGAAGCATTTCGATTTTGTTCATGAACGCCAGAACTTGTTTTAGGTTTAAGTCACCTACTGGAACTGCAATGTCATGCACAATTAGAATCTCATTTTCCGTAACTGGATTCCAAACTTTTATGGCATTTTCTGGAAATGAGTAAATACCATCTCTAGTCACTTTAGTGTAAACCACATAGTTATTATGAAACTGTGTACGTTCATTGGGCATTGTTTTCCCCCGTGCTATTCTTTTTAGGTATTATATCACGTAATAACTTAGCTGTAGTTGTGTTTGATTTTTGGATATAAATAAACTTACGTGATAACACTCCCCCAGCTTTTTTAACAAACTGACTAATCGTCATATCAGATATTGAGCTTCCGACAATTATACCCAAGATATTACCCTTAATTTTCGACATTAATTCGAGTATTACAGTACCCTCTTTATGCCCTATGATATCTACGCCTTCTACATCCAGAAACTTAGAGTCATCGTCGTTAGTACACTCATCAATACCGACTAAAAATATATAGTCAGGGTTGGTAACATGCTGTATCCTAAGATTACTGACTATATCACTTATTTCTTCGGATACTTGACTAAACTTAGTCCAGTCTGTGTCATCAATAAACTTTCTTTCCATGTTCCACCTATTTAGTCGTTTTACGAGAACGGTTTGTACTATTGTTAATGTAAATATCGTTAAGAGCTACACGTAGCTCACTGATTTCTTTGATTACATACGTATTATTTTCGTTTATTCTAGTGAGAGCTTCCACAATTTTAACGTCATTTTTGTAGTTTTCTTCCAATAGTTTTTTTATTTCTTTTCTAAACTCTTCCTCCATCTCATGAATAGTCTTTGTAAATGTCTTGTCTAGCTCATGCTGTTTACCTCGAAATTCTTTTTCCAACTTACTTTTTTCTTTTCGTTCTTTTAACAACTGTCTAAAAAGAATACCAACAGCTAGAACTAGCGCACTTAGAACTGGCGCTATAAGCGTAATACTAATACTTTCAGTCATAATGAATAGCATCATAGTAAGTTCCTCGAAGCTGTTAAACTAATTATATCATAAAAACATGCAGATAATTTTGGAATTTTTTGGTAAAAAGTACTTGACAAACTCAAATTAATGTCTATAATATTAAAATAAGTAAAAGTTGAAAGGTAGCACTATGGACGAAGAAAACAAAGAAGAAAACAAAGAAGAACTTACAGACCATAAGAAACAAAATTCTGGTGTGAAGATTATTTCTTTACCTAAATCACCTCCTATGGCTAAACAGAGTAAACACAAAAAAGGTAGGATAGTATCTCCAAAGTATAATACCAGGAGAAAGAACACACGAAAGTCCCAAAAAGCGTCAAGAAAAAAGAATAGACGCTAGTCAATTTTGTCAAGGGGTATTTTGCAACCGGTAACGAATTACCCCTTGACGACAACTGTCATTAAACAACAAGAGGAAAAATGGAAAGGTACTTCAAATGCCCAAAATGTGGTGAGGTAATTGATATTGTAGAAGCCACAAAGAATAAAAATGGTAAAGTTGTTAGACCGCAAAAAACAACAAGATACAGAACGACTTGTGAGTGTGGATGGAGCACAGGCTTGTCCTATAACACAGTTTTGCATTTTTACGAAGAGTGTATCCAAGAGAGTACAGTAGACAAGAAAGTGTATCAAAAACTAGGAATACCAGAATTCATCGATACTATTGATGAGACTATATCTGACGTCGATAGAATCCCAAAAAATATGGCGGACTTTGCAGAAAATAATGTTAAAATTCTATTAGGAATAAAAGACTATACCCAAAGAAACCAAACATACACAGCTAAGCAAGAGAAAGCTGTAATAAATATTAAAAAAGCAATACAAAAGGTGTTACATGGTACTTAATAAACTCATAAAATTTTATGTGTTGGATTATGTAGACTCCAAAATACTTGATTTTAAGATTGTTGACCTAACATCAGGTAACATACAAATACTGTCTAAAAGCACCGATAAGTACAAAAACACAACTAAGCGCTATATGGCTTTAGGTATAAACGTAAATGTTAAACAAGTAAAAGAGGATGTTATGCTCGAATCCAATAACTTGATTCAAGTAGAGTACGTCATGACCAAAGAGATAAATGGGAAGTACTATTCATTATTCGAAATTATTGACATGTTTGGTATAATTAAAAACATTAACGAAACAACTATAGCCGAAAGGTAACTAACATGACAAATAAAATCGGCGAGTCCGTATCCTATGCAACTAGAGACGTGGTATGGAATAAGTTTGACGACATCGTAAAAGACGCCGCGAAAACGCCAACGCGTACTGCAATAAAAGAGTTTAAGAATATGGGTAAAGAGATAGTGAGTATCTTTAAGGATATGACCAAGCTTGCGCAAGATGAAGAACTAATGAAGAGTGTTGGAAAGACAGGATTTGGTTCAGAAGTGGATGCCTATATCGACAAGTATGTGTCAGACGAAGTCAGCAAAGCTGCCGACGCATTTTTAGCCGCAAAGTCAGGTAAACCCCGCAAAAGAAAGAAACTAGGAAAATTTCTAAATGACCCTGAAAAAGTAGACTTAATGAAACATTTTGTGAAAATAGAGAAAAATAAAGCTGTAACACATCCTCGAGGTAAAGTGCTACTAAAGTATGCTAATAAAATAGGCGTAAAAGCTAAAAACCTTATCGACTTAGATAGTGCCTATAAAAAGAATGCAGCGCTATCTGCAAAAGGCGGCAAAAGAGCTAAAGCTGCTGGTACAATTGCTAGAAAATTAGATGTAGCTATTAGCGTAGCTAAAAATCTTGGTAAAAGCACAGATGCCGTAATAAGGGCGATGAGTCCACAAAAACGTAAAAAACGTTAAGCTGGAAACCATCTCTTACGTCTTACCTGTGTATTAACATTAGTCCTATAACATTGAAGTTCCACTACTTCATGGCATTCTTGGCACTCTACGCTAATAATTTTATTTTGTTCTGGTGGGTTTCCGTAGACAAATTTAATATAATACTTAGTTTTAAGCGTGTGTCCATTTTTACATTGCGGTTTTTTTGAAACAGTACGGTATAAAGTCATTATCTCTAACATCACATATCCCTTTCGTTAACCTGAAAAAGAAATCCCCCTGCTTTAGCTGGGGGTAAAAAATAAAAAAGTGAACCCTCCCCTAAAATTTTGTGTATAATATAATAAGTTAGTGAGAACAAATAATGAAAAGAACATACCAATATCGCATATATCCTAAAAAAGACACAGCTAACAAAACTCTTATTGCTTTGGAGCTTTGCAGGCAAGTATATAATCTTGCTCTCGAACAAAGAATTTATGCTTATAGGCAACGCAAAGTTTCGCTTTCTTTTTATGACCAACAAAACCAGCTTCCAGAACTCAAAAAAGAATTTCCAGAATACAATCAAGTGCCTTCTCAATCTTTGCAGGATGTTTGCCAAAGAGTTGACAGAGCATTCAAAAATTTCTTTAGACGCCTGAAAGCTGGCAAAAGCAATGGCTTTCCGAGATTTCGTGGTTACGGTCGTTACGATTCCATTACTCTGACTCAAGCTGGCTGGAAGATTGAAGGAAGTTATCTTATCATTAAGAAATTTGGTCGTTTCAAGGTCAAATTTCATCGAGACATTCCTAATGAAGCTAAAATCAAAATGGTTACTATCCGCAGAACTCTTACTAAAAAGTGGTTTGTGTCTTTCAGTTGTGATAATATTACTCCAAATATCCTGCCTAAAAACAACGAAGCAATCGGACTTGATGTTGGTTGCGAATCCTTTTTGACTGACTCTAACGGGCTTAAAGTTGAGAATCCTCGATATATGAAACGGTCGCAAGATAAAATTGCTAAAATACAACAAAGGTTGTCTAAACAAGTCAAAGGTTCTAACCGCAGAAAAAAGACTAAACAAAGACTTGCTAAAGCACACGAAAAAGTTGCTAATCAACGTAAAGACTTTCAATATAGAGTTGCAAAGCACTATGTTGATAATTACGGAATAATAATTCACGAAGATATGAAAAACTGGAATAGTTTTCGGTCTCTGAACAAATCTATGAGAGATGTGTCTTGGTTTCAATTCTTTGACATTCTCAAAAACAAAGCGGCAGAAGCTGGTCGAGAGATAATCAAAGTAAATCCCAAGAACACTTCTCAAATGTGTGCTCAATGTGGTGAGATTGTCAAAAAAGATTTGTCTGTCCGTGTCCACGATTGTCCTTTCTGTGGTTTAGTTCTAGACAGAGACGAAAATGCTGCTCTAAATATACTCAGGGCTGGTACAGCCCTTCGGAAACTCTCACTAACTATTCCGAGAAGCTCTCGCCTTTAGGCGAGGGTAGTTCACACCCAGTAGTTACTTGCTTCATCCAAAACTATCTGTTCGATTTGTGGGTAAGACAACTCTCCGCCAACATAAAATGTGTGTTTTCCAGCTCTGCCATCAAGTGGGAACGGTAGCATTGAATTCGGAGTAGGAGCGCCTAAGTACATATCGTAGTCAGTTAATGGAACTAACGGTGTTAACATGGCAAACCCGCCATAACTTACTACAGTACTAGTGAATACGTAAAACGACGATAAACCCAAAGCTCCCTGAGTATAAGCATAAAAAACAAAATCATCAGTAAGATTATGCTCAGGTAAGTTAATATCAAGTACTCCGTCAAAAACAGCTATTGAACACCGCCATTCACCTGGTGGATTTACCCATACCATCGATGTGTATATTTCTAATGCTGTCATAGGGTTAGTAATGCTTAATATAACTTGGTCAGGCATCCATGCTAGTTTCTTAGTAGCTATCCATCCAGTTATCGTAAATCCTAACGAAAAATCAAAATTAGGGGTAGTACCGCTAAAATCTATAAACGAACCACCTGATATATCAAGTACGTTTCGAGGCAGTATTGGGGGGTTAACTTGTGTCCAATTAAATATGCCAGCTGGAACAATAATACCATCATTAAATTTAGGAGGTGGAGTAATACTTGTATTATTAATAATTACGTCTATACCCTCATTAATCTCCCATAATCCTTGTTGGTCTGGTATAGGAGGTACTACAGAATAGTAGTAATCATACTCGCTAGCATATATGGCGTCCAAATCAACTGCGTCAAGTGCCCCGTTATATATTTTATGCCTGCCTAAAATACCACCACCTGGGAGATACGCAAACGATGACTCGGGTCGTTGTTCCCATGCTCTAAGGTAGTATTTTACATTATCTGGCAATGGCACACCGACGTCAGTGTCAGTATGAGTAGGATTAGTGTCTTTTGTTCTAGCTTTTAACGTCGCGTTACCTAAGGCATCCACCGTTATTTGCCAGAATACAAGGCTAAAATCAAAAGCTAGTTCAGCTGCTGGAATTATAACTTCTAACGTTTTTGAGCCAATGTGTATGCGAAGTGTCAAATCCCCTGCTACGTTGGTTCCTGAAGCTACAAGAATCTCAGTTTTTCCTGCAAATGCCATATTCCACATACAGTACATATCGTCGGCAGGAACACTATAGTTATATAGCCACCCGCACATTGTAAACCCAATCCAATTTAGCCCTGTCGAAAGTTGAGGAAAATCAATGTAGGGGAGATACTGTTGACCAGGCAAGACACCAAACGTAAACAAAGCAGTATCACCATTATAAACTGGATTCCACAACGTAAATGCGCCATTATTAATAGTGCCATTTCCAAATTTATCGGGGTTAACACTAGAGTCAGGAACATTAGTTCCGATTATTTCGTTAAAATCCCAAATACTAAGATTTTCAGTAGTGGGTGGAACAGGTGGTGCGTATACTTCATTATAAACATTTTTACATTTTACATCTGTAAACGAACCACATATACTACACCTTACACTCAAAGTAAGAAATTTATGGACTCTTTTAGTGTCTGGCTCAATTTGGGTATATTCTGACGGTAATTCCATTCCACACTTATCGCAATATGTAATGGTTAAAGCTTTGTAGATAAGAAGTAATTGCGCCATTTATCCCCTAAGTTTCCTTTGAAGTTAATTGTAGGGTGGCGTCTAACCGAAAACACCACCCACACGTCGTACCTCAGACCACAACAACCCTAGAAAGGAGGTAAGTCCTATGTATATATTAACACAATTGATAAAAGGTAAAAATTAAATATTTTGTACTTTTTTGGTAAAAAGTACTTGACAAACTAAAAAAATTGATTAAACTACTATATACACAAACAACCCACAAAGGAATAAAATATGCCTAACAACGAAACTGATAAACAAAAATTTGGTGATAATGACGAACCTCGAAAAAATATCGATTTTAGTATGTTCGAGGGGTTCGAGGGTAAAGTCGAACACGTAGAGCACACACAATCTATGAACGATGTTACTAGTGACTATAATAGGAGTAATGAGGACGATGTAGAAAATATCATAGGGATACCGTCTTTATTCCAACACGATGACCTTACAGAATTACACAACGATTGTACTGAAATAGCAGTGTCGATATTTACTACATTGGCTCTACACATTGCTAGATTTGCTTGTGACAAAATCATACAAGATAAAAACTCTGTTGATATAGATACATTACTTCTACGTTACGTAGAATGTACTAGACAGCAATACAACCAAGTTATTATGGGAGCCATTATTGAAACGTTACTACTAAATAGTGTACTTATGTGCAAGAACATCACTCGAATAGAAGGTAAAGACAACTTCATAAAAAAATATGGCAGCATTAGTAGTATTCCTGATGCACTAAAAAATGATGAAGATATGTATATGAATGCACTTACAGTTACTGTCGGAGGTGTTGTAGCCCTAAACACGCTACGGAATATTCTAATTGAACACAGCATTGCCGAGTTATGTGAACTATTCGTGCAAGAACAAAAAAATAGAAAAGTTTCAGGGATTTTGTCTACCATAAAGAGACTTATTTTAGAATTTTTTGTCTAATCAGGATAATACAATATGTCTGATATACCAGATAACAAGAAGAATAATAACGCAAAAGATGGAGTGTACGCCTCTATACCCATTTTGTTCAAAACAACCATGCCAATTGACGGTATACTCTCTGATTTAGAAGAAATTATTAATGATATTACAGAACACCTTGAGCTTTCAATAGCTAAATGGATTTGTAATAACATCATTAACTCAGAGGATATTAACATAAGAGAGACTTATTTGTTGAGATTCAAGGAAATTACACAGTATAAACACGATACAATAGCACTTAAAATGTTACTGAGTGTAATATACGTTAACACCATGATTTATGTACACAGCATCATGCACAAAATAGGAGAATCCAAACTATTATTCTGTTTTCACGATACTATACCCAAAACAGTTGACTGCGATAATAGAATTACTTTCATTGAAGCCCATTTAGGGAGTGAGTTTGCGTCGTATACTATAAGAGAAATTTTACTAAACCGTAATATTGCGTCATTATGCTGTATAATATCCAAAGACAGAAATGACGACGAATACAAACGACTTATGAGTGACATAGGTCGTATCATAAGTGAATCTTTAGCGAAATACTTAGGTGTATAAATGGGAAATAAAACAAACCATGATAGTATAAAAAACTTCAACGTAAAGCAGCTGGAACTACCATTCGAGAACAACAAACGTAAGTTTGCAATTCCAATGGTTAGTTCATACGTAACGTTTTACTCAACGAGTGACGACGTTACAGTATGTTCATCAAGAGTAATAATGTACGAAGACAACAGCTATACTTACAGTTATGGATAATAGTATTATTAATACACTTATAACCGGGGATTGTTTAATGGCGCTTAAAGAATTGCCAGATAACTGTATTGACGTCTCATTCGCAGACCCGCCATTTAATTTACAAAAGAAGTACGATACGTACAAAGATTGTAAAGACTTCGACAGATATATGCGTTGGTGTAAAAAATGGATTATGGAAATGGTTCGAGTTACTAAGCCAACAGGGTCTATAATTGTACATAATATCCCAAAGTGGCTTACTTTTTACACTCGGTATCTTAATAAGCACGCAACATTCAGAAACTGGATTTCTTGGGATGCACCAACAAGACCAATGGGTAAAACCCTACAACCTGCCCACTATGGCATTCTGCTATACGCTAAAGAGCCTCATAACCAGAAATTATACGAACTAAGACACCCGCACAAGAGATGTCGTAAGTGTCATTATCTCCTAAAAGACTATGGCGGAAAAAAGGATACAATACATCCTTTTGGACCCCTTATTTCAGATGTATGGACTGACATTCATAGAATAAAACATAATAAATACCGCGATAAACACCCTTGTCAACTTCCGTTGCATTTGCTAGAAAGGATTATCCTACTAACATCAGACGAAAATGACATAGTGTTAGACCCATTTGTTGGAACGGGCACGTCAGTTATAGCCGCAAAACGACTTAACCGCAACTATATAGGAATCGACATTAGTGAGAAATACATTGACATCACACTAAATAAACTTCGTGCTGAGCAAAGAGGAGTATCAAAAATAGGAAATTCATACGCCAGCTTTAACGCAAGTAAAATATATACTATCAGGGACATGGATTGGAATAACCTGAAACAATATTTTGAACTACCTGTAAGCCCAGAGTATGTAGACTACAAATCTATAAAAAGGAGTAGCAAGTAATGACTCCCAGAATCTTTAACTTTAGGTTCAAAGTATTTATTGAGAACCGATGGCACCTCGTAACACTAAAAGACTTGTTAAGTCGTAACGATACAACACGTACGTTGTTTGTCGAAAATAACGTTCTTTCTGACGACTACAACTTTAACGTCCCTGTAGCTATAGGCATCAATAAGTTTTATGATAATGGAGACGAAATATTTGATGGAGATATAATTAACGAATCTGGAGCTTACATAGTATGGGATAGTATCTTAAGTTGCTGGTGTTTTACATTCGAAGACTCACCAGAGCAAACTACCCCACTTTTCCATATATCGAAAAGCGACTGGAAAGAGCTTTCATACTGCGGTAACATTAAATCAAAGACAGAAGGAGGTTCCAGATGCTGTCGCAGATGGCTTTAATGGATTTGTGAAGCAAAGACAAAAGTTTACATGGGTAAGTAAACCTTAACTAAGGAATAAAATGGACAAGAATGAGACAATCCAAGAGACTAAAAAACACATAGAAGCGGTTAAGCAGCTTCTATCACAGGTAATAAAAATGCTAGAATTACGTGGGGAATACCATGATTCTAGTAAACTAGAAGAACCCGAATTATCTGTCTTCGCAGAGTATACTCCGAAACTAAAAACCCTTACTTATGGAAGTGACGAATACAAAGAATGTCTGGGTAATATGCAGGAAGCCCTAAGCCACCATTATTCACACAATAGACATCATCCAGAATACTACGAAAATTGTGTAGGAGTGTGTGATAAATGCGGACGAGAGGTTGAACTATTTACAGATGGAGAAAAATGCCAAAGATTGGTGCTTACACACATTGGTAAAAATTTTGATAATAGTAAAGTATGCGATGGAATTATTGTGAAACGATTTACGCTCCGAAGTATGACTATAGTAGATATTGTTGAGATGTTCTGTGACTGGGTAGCCGCCACCAGAAGACATGCAGATGGGGATATTATGAAGTCCATAGAGCATAATAAAACCCGGTTCAATATCTCAGAAGATATTACGTGTATTTTTAGAAATACAGCTTTGTTATTTGAAAATATAAAATTGTAAACATGGCTAAGCAGTAGCTTAACATAGGTGTTTTACCCTTATAGATACCCGTTTTAGGGAACTGAAAGATGAGCATTCAATACTAAAATAGCCCAACTCCTGATTATAAGGAACTTTTTCTTATTGTGCTCTTTATCAACGGGTAAAACACCCCCATGTTTACACTCTGGGGGATAATATGATACTTACAATAATCTTCTTGACATTTTCGTATGGTCTTGTCGTTGGTGGGATAACAATGGTTTTACTACATAATCCACCTGGGCATCCGAGAGAGTGGGAAATTAGCACTATATGTACCATTATACTGCTAATAGTTATATCCCCCTTTACTGTAGTATTATTCGTAACATATTTGATACTTAGTAAACTAATAGATTCTGAAAATAATAGAACTACAAATAAAAAATCCAAAAGTGTCGATACTGACAAAAATAACAATATGTTTGGTGGTATTTTTTGATTTTATAAACCTGAGAGTCAGGTTTAGCCAATAACTACTTTATGAAAGGAGTAATGTCTATGGCTAAAAGCTCGAAGAAAAAGAAGACAGTAAAAAAAGCGCAACTGTCAATTTCCGTACTCTACAATGAAATGATGGAACAACTTGTTGCTCTCGAGGATGATGTAACAAAAACCGACAATGGAAACAAAGCAGCAGGAACACGGGTACGAAGCGCTATGATGGACGTAAAGAAAAAAGCGGATGGAATCCGAAAGACGGTATTAGAAATTAGAAATACCGTCAAGGAGTAACTACTACAAAAGAGGTGACCCTTGAGCCAAGGGGTCACCTTTTCATCCAACAATGAGAGGAAAATTAATGGACGCACTACGTGTAAAACTATTTTGGGGGGAAACACTTAGTGACCTTGATAAAAACATGGAGGTATGGTTAGAAAACGCAGGAATACCGTGTTCTAAATACATATCACACAATGTATCCAAAGTAAATGAAAGTTTTATAGCAACATTGGTATATTCTGTAAAGCTACCGAATGACGCTTCAGAGTATGTTCGTAACGCAGATGGTGATATTACAGTACTTGAAAACACTGCCGAAACTGAAGATGCCGAAACTGAAGATGTTCTAAAAGAATATTACAGTGATGACGAAGAAGTTAGACATAGTGGGGTAACTTTTAATGTTAAGGAACTTCGCGCTTCCTCAGGATTGCTGCCAAAGAAGTTCTGTGAAAAATGTGGGATAAATTCAGGTAAATACTGGCATGTTACTCGCGACTCTGCGTTTTTAACGTTTGGTGAATTAAAATCGATAGCTAGTGCATTTGATATACCAGTGGATAACCTACTTGATGTGGAGTGGCAAAATGAAGAATAAAAGTAACAAAGATAACATTGATAAAAGAGTACTATCATTACTATTCAATATGATTAGGGACGTAACAATCCAAAGTATCCCTGAACATCGAAATGAAAGTTACGATGAATTATTCACTAATCCTAAAATTAAGAAGTTACTTGAAGAAAAGCAAACATGTAGCAAGTCCACAATTGTATGGATTATCATTATATCCTTTGCTATCTCTATGCTATTATTGGCATTTTCTTACGTACTGAAAGGAATGTGATTATGTGTAAAAATTGTCAGTTTAATCCAGGTAAGATAGGTGCAATTGGAGACAATGCGTATTATTACGTGTCTACGTATGACAACGAATCGTATAGTCCTGTAATTGTGTACGGTAAGCAAAGAGAAAATTGGAAAAAGTACTGTCAAAGATTAGTTCCGAAAGCTGTTAAACACTTACTAGAGCGTATCGGCAAAGAGTACTATATAGGTACAGACGACGTTATCACGGGACTCATCGAAGTACTAGTACTTGAAGGGTACAAAGTAATCGAGCTAGAAGAGTTTAGCTTGTTAGACAGGGAGCTGCGCAATAGCAGCTGGAGTGTGATTGTAACGCCAGAGTTGATAGAATCCCTTAATGCGGACGAAATCCGAGCACACGAAGAAGCCGTGTGCAATCTAATGGAACATAATACTGTTGCTGACTCGCTAGACGAGCCGTAGTAAGTGTAGTTTTTGTTAATGGAGGTGAAAAATGGGAATTAGTGTTGATGCAACAATATGTTTTGGAGTCGTTGTCGATTCTGGAGATTTGCCTTGGAAAAAATACGACCCAGAAACTGGTGAAAATATCTACGAAAGCGAGGAAGATTGGTGGCGTGAAATAAACGGCTACAAAAATCCTTATGAAATATGGGAAGATGCTGATAATAAAAAACCCGGTATTACTGATGAAGATGAAGAAAGGTATTACGATTATATTCATCAGTGGGACAAAAGATATCCGATGCCTTTCGAATTATTATATTTTTGGAGCTATGATAATACCGACAACTTTATTCTATGTGTTCCTTCGAGTATTATATGTGCTGACGGCTGCGAGAAATTAAACATATCAAAAATCAAAGTTAGTAACCAAGCCAAAGAAAAATTCAGAGAGTTTCTGAAAAAATATAAAATAAAAAAACAACCAACATGGCTGCTTAGTGCGCTTTATGGTTAGGATTGTTGGTTTGGTTTGTTTTATTAAATACTAAAATTGGAGGAACCAGTGCACAAAATTGAAATTCGAACTATTCAGGAAGTAGGGAAAATAACTTGTGGAAATTGTAGGTTGTACTATAAACCTATTCACGGTAGTTACTATTGTATGGTGTACAACGAGTTGTTATTAACAACTAATACAGGAAGGGTACGAAGAAGCCCTACGTGTATACAGAAGCAAATTGACATTGCACTAGCGCAGGCTCAAGATAAAGAAAACTATAAACCAATAAAGGAGTAACGTATGAGTTACCCAGATATGGAGGAAAAAATGGAAAATTCTGTTAACGAAAACAAAGAAATTGAGGATGATAGCTCTATGCCGAAAAGAGGCACCAAAACAGCGGCAGAAGTACTTCAAGGAGTAGCAAAGCATTTCGGCAAAGATATAACGATTGAGCAAGCTGAAAAAATAGTAAACACAGAACATTGGTGTACAAAAACACACGAACTTCGTCCTGACGATGTAATAGTGCCAATTGACGAAAAACATGTCAAAAATTTAATAGTTGACGCCCTGACAAACTGTCCCTGTGCTCTAAAAGTCGCGCCAATAGAGGAGCACGTTAAGGCGCTTGCTACGCAAACAGATGCGCTTGCGCAGCGCATTAAAAACCTTGAAGCGCGTATATCGATAATTGCTGTAAAGGAAGTGGTTGAGGAAGAGCAAACTGTGATAGAGAAGACGCGAGAGGCTGAAGTACTTGAAGAAGTCGAGGATAGAGAAAAAGAAATAGAAAACTGCGAGAAACTGGAGTATGGGGCAAAGCCTAAAGCTCGCAAAATCGAGGTCAAGTATGAACCTGAGAAAAACGAAAATTTTCCATACCACTTTTATGTAGATGGAAAATATATTAGTGCTGTTACAGAAAAATTTACAATATATAAAGGTTTTAGCGACTTAAACACTGAAGAAATAGAATCAGCAAAACAGCAATTTGAGAAACTGAAAGAGCAAAAAAGCAAGAAAGAATGTGAGAATTTCGGAGAATATCCTCACAAAGAATGTGAAACATGTGACGACAACAGAGGATATGATGCTTGCCAAACAGAAGTAAAACGCCGAGAAAAACTAAGAGAAAAAGCTGAATGGTATCTAAAAGATAATTTTAGTATTCACGACATGTTGTTAGACGGTTCACGAATTATTCAATTAGAAGAGTATTGTAAGTATTGGGAATGTTCACAGGTAGAAGTTTATGAAAAAATCATAAAACATTACGAAACCAGCGAGGAATACTATAAGTATAAATTCGACCAACTGATTGAGTTGCTTTTCGATATCAGGAATCAGACAAAATTCGAAATGTATTGCATTAACGATGAGACAAACTATTTAGTCAGCACAGACTACTACAATCCAACATTTAATTCGATAAATATCCAAGGTGATATTGAATATGTCGCAGAGCAAACAGGAAAAACACGTCTCGAAGTAGTTATCGAGCTAATTGAAGTTTGCAATAAATCAGATGTAATTAAGGAGTAGTCATGCGCTTAAGTCCGAAAGAATATTATTTACTTGAATATCAGTGGTTTGATGAATATGATAAAATAATATTTTACGGTGATGAGATTGATTGGCATGATTTATGCCAAGAATTATTGCCAAAAGCACAGAAAAATTCTTTAGAGTCAGGAAAGATAGCTGACGATTTTATTGGTCATAGAGATGTATACAACGAACTTATTGAATTATTAAAACAAAAAGGTTATGAAGTTGTCATATTAGACACTTTTAGAATGGGTGGAGATGAAATTATGCAAAGGGATATTCCTGATTATAATCATCAATTTTTTAGTGACCTTGAGCTTTATGAAGAAGTTCTTAAGCATAACGAAAAAATAGAGGATGAACGTAAAGCAAGAATGGATAAATTAGAAGATGGAATAGTTCGAACAAAACAAAGAAAAAGACTTAAAACACGAAAAAGACTTAAAACACAATCAAAAGAAGAAAAATTGGAGAATCTTAAACAAGCGATGCAAGATAAAGATTTTATTAATGATAATCAATCCGTTATTGATGACTTCAGGTGTGCTGATTCTGACGGCATGAAAGAAGGTGAATGATGGAAGAAAGCACTGTCAAAATATGTCATTGTGGAATTTGTGATAATGTTATTTATATTCCAATAGATAGTACATGACCAGAAGTATGTCCTGCTTGCAATAACGGGATAAGTACTATTTATTCTTTTGATAAAAATTCTACAAGCGATATTGGTCATATTGTTTGGGGAGAGGGGTATTAAATATTATTTGAAGAGGTGAGTAATGAACAAAAGTGATTATGAAAAGTTGCGTTCTGATTTAATGGTTAATCATTATTTATTAACAGCACTAATATTGATATGTTATGCAATACTTATGTACGGTTTTTTATCACCAATCGAACAGCAAAACAAAAAAATCATTGAATTGTTAGAGCAGCAAACACAGACACAAACGTATAAGGATACGAAAGAGAAAACATGCAAGAAATAAAATTTAGAGCATTTATGACCTAACAACTGTTAGATTTGCAATGATGATGGATTTCTCATTTGAAATTATCGACAACATTCACTGTAACCCAAACTTAGCCAAAGAGTAACATAAAAATTATTGGGGCGGTGGCGAAAGTTAGACGCTAATAGTCTGTGGCAAATACTAACAGCAGTAAGACAGGTGTAAAAGAAGGTTGCTGTAAACCTGTCGTGCAAGTATCGAACCTTGCCCGCCCCACCAACTTTAAGGAGTATTATGAAACTGGAAGATATAGGATTTTATACATTATCTGACGAAAGAGCAGAAAATTCAGGTATAAACAGCCCTTTGTGGAGATGTGAGTTATTATTGACTAATAGATGCAATTTTAATTGCAAATATTGCCGTGGAACACAGGAAGATGCAAATATTACCTACGAACATGCAAAATATATTGTTGATTTGTGGTGTAATGAAGGATTAAAAAACATAAGATTTAGTGGAGGAGAACCAACTCTTGTAAAATGGTTACCTGAATTAATAAAATATACAAAAAACAAACCTTCGATAGAAAGAATTGCAATATCAACTAATGGTTCGCAAAAAACTTCTTATTACATTAAATTAAAAAAATTAGGTGTTAACGATTTCTCTATATCTTTAGATGCTTGTTGTGAATCTTTCGCGGATAAAATGTCGGGGACATCAGGATATTTTCAACAAATCATTAATAACATTCAGATATTATCAAGATTAACTTATGTTACGGTTGGCTGTGTATTTGATAAAAACAATATTCAACAATCTTTAGAAACAATTGAACTTGCACACAAATTAGGTGTGGCAGATATAAGAATAATAAGTTCTGCACAATCGAATGAAATGTTAGAATTTTGCGAAAAAATACCTGACGAAATATTGAACAGCCATCCAATATTAAAATATCGAGTAAATAATTATAAAAACGGTCGGAACGTTCGAGGCATTCAAAAAACAGATAATCATAAATGCCCGTTAATACTTGATGATATGGCTATTCGAGGAAATTATCATTATCCTTGCATAATCAAAATGCGAGAAGGTTGTGAACCTATAGGCGAGGTAGGATGTTTTATGCGAGCGCAAAGATTTGATTACTATATAAAACATAATTGTTACAAAGATGAAATATGTAGAAATAATTGTTTAGACGTATGTATAGATTATAATAATAGACACAAAAACTTTAAGGAGTAGTCATGGACAAAAAAGAGCATGTAAATAACAAACCTTATGCCGAGGGTAATTGTTATACAGGGGAAGATTTACAAGTTTATGCTTGTAAACACGCAATAATTGTAGGTTGCGGATATGGAGAAGGAGAAATAGATGGTTGTAAGATAGACGGTGATTGGGATGATGGAAATGAAAATGATTGTCCGAAATTTGAATGTAAAACCTATGAAGAAATAATAAAAGAAAAAGATAAAATTATTGATAGCATAGTTTCTAAATTATGTAATGCAGAAGATGAAAATAAAAGATTAAAAGAATTAATTAAGGAGTAGTCATGAAAATCTATATTACAGACAAAGCGCTGACAAGAGGTATTATTACGGCAGAAGCAAAGCCTGTTGATGATAATTATTACCATATCTCTGAAGAAGAACGAAAAAGAATAGGACTAAGTTATGGGGTGTTCAAAATAGGACTCAGTGCTTTCGCGAGTAAAAAACAGGCGGTAAAAAGAGCTACGGAATTGCGTGATAGTAAGATTTTGTCGCTGGAAAACCAAATTATGCGACTTAAAGATATGGTGTTTTGGGAAGACGAAATTAAATAAGGAGTAGTCATGCGAGAAATAAAATTTAGAGCAATTGCTACAGACCAGATACATACAATAGATAAAGGTGACTGGGTTTATGGGTTGTTGTCAGTCAATAATTCGATGCTTGTAAAGATTGATGATAACAGCGGTGTATCGTATGTTCAAGTTCCTATTGACCCTAAAACTGTGGGGCAATACACAGGGTCAAAAGACGGTGAAAACGGCAAGGAAATTTACGAAGATGATATTATTGCCGACTATAATGATGAATTAATGATAGTAAAATTCGGCGAATATGAAAAAACCGATGAATACATCATTGAGGGCAACGGATGGTACATAATGTATTTAGACGATTCCAGAATTGAGCCAATAAATTCTTTGTGTATAGCGTTCAAAGAAATTATCGGCAATGTTCACGATAACCCTGAACTTATAGAGGAGTATTAATGGGTAAAACGGAAAAACAAGAATTATTAGAAAAAATAAGAGAAGCGGTTGCAAATTATATGCACTCTGAAGGGTGTAGCTGCTGAGAAGATGTTGATGCTCATAGAGAGCACGAAAGAATTTTAGCCGAATTACTAGATGTACCAGAATATGACGATAAAAGTGGATACAATTTTTATGAATTTAGAACAAAGAAAAGTGAGGGAAAATGAAAACAGATTTTCAAACAGTGGTATCAAAAACAGTTATCAAAGGTGTTTGCGAAAAATGCGGAAAAAATAGACAGAGAACCATTGTTTCAATGCAAACAGTTAATCCATGGAATAAGAATTCTCAAGGTTTACCAAAGTCAAGAGACGAAGTGAACGCCTCTGTAAACAAAAATCTGAAATTGCTGGTTAAGAGGTTTAGGGAGAAGTTTATTTGTAAATCTTGTGAGAACAAATTGCCATGGGGGGAAAAATGGTTTTCTCTTTCTGAAACTGAATACATAGAAAGTACAATTAATTGGGATAGTGTAGATAAAGCTGTGGAAAATACCGAACTAAATAAGGAGTAAGCGATGAAAGCGGAAGAAGCTTATAAATTATCGGACAATAACAGAGTTAATTATCTGTCAATTTCTTTTGAATATACTATTGAAGAAGCGATAGAGAAAATTGACAAAATCATTCTAAGTTATACAATATGAGGCTTATATGAGATTGAGTTATCAATCACTCTGAAATATTTAAGAAAACAAATTGTCAAGCATTATGAAGAAAAAGGATATAAAATTTATGAGGATGGTGATTTTTTAACTATTAGTTGGAAGTTATTAAAATTTAATAAATAAGGAGTAAGCGATGAAAGCGAAAGATATGGAAAAAATGCTTAAAAAAGCCCGTAAATTAATTAATAAAAAAGATATTGATAAAATAATAAAAGAGGCGAACGAAAAAAGCGCAAAAGATTATTCGGAAGTAAATAAAGCAACAAAAGGAACAGAAGGAGCAAATGGCTGATATAAAAACCAAAGAACTAACTGATAGAACTATAGCTTGGCTGTTAAAACCTAAAAGTGGTATGCCTAGACGACTAAATTGCTCGATGGTTTTTACTGAAGTCCAATTACATAAACCAAGAAAGTTCAACGAAAAAATTGATATACTGGCTTTTCCAAAGTGTTATTACATCAGTTTGCCTATGTTAATTGAAATAAAAATTAGTAGAGCAGATTTCTTTAACCAGAAGAAAAAGAAATTATGCACTGTTAATGCTATAAGATATTTTGTGACACCAAAGAACCTTCTAAACCTTCTGAAATACCTGATGGCTGGGGATTGATAGAGTACTCTAATAATAGATTTTATATTACTGAGTACTGCCTGAATTATGACAAAACGATTGATTATAAGTTTTTCTACGAGATTTTATGCAAAAGGTTAAGCGTGATTCACTCGGCGTTCATAGATATGGACGCCAAGGCTATTAACTACACAAATATCATCAATTATATGAAAGAACTATATTGTAAAAACGAAGATGAAGGGCTATTTGACGCTATTGATGAAACTGCGAAGCAATTGGAAGCAGACAGAGAATTTTGTGATTGACCCAAAGAGGTAAAAAGACAGGGAATAGAAGTAATACAACAACAACAAACTGAAAGGATTACCATGAAATGTAAAGCATGCGGCTATGACGACCAAGACCCAGACCAAATTAAGTTCTTCATTATTGGAGACCCGATTGAGGGTGTTGTGTTTGGCGGTAAAATGATGGATAGAAGCTTAAAAACCAATTTGTATGCCTGTCCTGAATGTGGGACAGTCAAAATAATCGCTCTTGGGGAGTCCAACCCATCAGTTGATTGACAAACTGGTATGAAATATCAGATAAATTATGGGGGGATTCGTTTTGGTCGCCTTCTTATTTTTTGGCGACGACTGGAAACGTAACTATTGATGTTTTGAAAGAATATATTGAAAACCAAAGGAGTTTGCAAGAATGATAACTTATAAGTTTAGGTTGCATCCTTCAAAAGAACAGCAAAGCCAGTTGTGGTTTCATGCCAATAAGCTCAATTGGTTGTATAATTATTTTCTAAATCAAAAAATCGAAGCATATAAAAAAGACAAAACGAGTTTATCAAGATATGATTTGCAAAAGCAAATACCTGAATTGAAATCTAAAGACCCCGTTTTAGCTGAAATTCACAGTCAGGTTGTCCAACAGGTAACCTACAGATTAGATATTTCATATAAAAATTTTTTCCGTAGGGTTAAGTGCGGTAAAAAAGCAGGGTTTCCTAAATTTAGAAGTTGTCGTAATTTCTTCAGTATAATTTATCCTCAATCGGGTTATTCGATTCAAGGTAATATTTTCCATACAAAAATTTATGGAGATGTGAAATTCAATAGACACAGGGATATTCAAGGAAACATCAAAACAGTAACTATTAAGTGTGAAAATAATAAATGGTTTCTTTGTATAACAACCGACTACGAAAAAGAGAAATTAGGTAACGGCATTATTGGGATAGATGTCGGTATAACAAATCTTGTAGCAACATCAGAGAGTAAAATTATCAAAAATAAAACACACGCAAAATATTTTGATAAGAAAATCAATAAACTTAAATCAAGGAGGGATACGCAATGTAAAAAGGGGTCAAGATATTTTAGATTTTTGAGCGAGGTTATTCAAAGATTGTATGATGTAAAGAATCGTAAAATTAATGATTTTTTGCATAAGGTTTCAAAAAACCTATCCTCCAAATACGATACAATTATTTGCGAAGACCTTGCTTTGAAGAAAATGTCTGAATCTGAAATAAGAGGATTAAACAGAGAATTAAGAAATTCTCAATTAGCGAAATTCATATCCTATCTTTCTTACAAAACTAAAACGCTTGTAAAAATCAATCCACAAGATACTTCAAAGACTTGTAACAATTGTGGTCAGAAACAAGACATGCCATTGCATAAGCGACGATATAAGTGTTCTTGTAGTTATGAAGAAGATAGAGACGTGAACGCAGCTAAAAACATATTTTGCTTGGGACAAGCCATTCTCGAAAGAGAGTGTTCTGTAACTTTACAGGAAGCTCTCGCCTTTAGGCGAGGGTAGTTCACTTGTTTATGGACTAAGTGATTTACGAATTAGAACAAATGATAACTCCAGCATTTTTGTATGAGAACCAAAAAGTAAATAATGACATCGAGACGATAAACCCAGGTACAATGGGCGTCCAGTCGATAAATAACGCCTGAAACGGCTGTTTCCATCGAGACTATATGTTGTGGTGTACTACCCCCAAAACCATACTACGCCGTTACCGGTTGCAAAAAACCCCTTGACACACCTAGATTTTTTCCAAAAATTTTTTTACTCACCATAGTACCTGGGTGGCTGTTTTGGCAATGGTGGCTGTTGTGACTGCTTTGTGGGACGGGTGTTGAGAGGTGGTTGACGTGAGCCTGATTTTTGACCGTGGAGTGCTTGACATTCGAATTTTCAGTAAATCTTGAGGGGGTGGTCATTCTTGGGCGCCACCCGTCAAAATTGACAAATGTATGGGTGGCTCTGACAGTTGGCAATTAAGCCTTAGGTTCGGTATTGCTTTTTGTCAATTTGAAATTTTACTATTTTCTATTTTGTCATTGCGCATACATTTGTCAATACTGATAAAAAGCAATAATGCTAATCATATAATTAACTAATCGGTTGAAATCATAATCATAATATATACTGTATTGTACAAGTGAATTTATACGATTAGCTGATAATCCACTAGTTGACTAGGTATTATTGTATATGATATTTGGCATTAGATTTGCTAATACAATTATTTACAATTGTTTATTTTTCATTTATCAACATACTTTTATTTTAATTGTATTAGCGCTAGAATTTATTAGATATGCTATTAGTATTAAAGTATGAAAGCAATAAAAAAAGCTTGTATTTGCAAAGTATAGACTAAGCAAATACAAGCTTTATATAATCAATTGTATATATGATTGATTAATGCAAAAAGTGAAAATACAAAAAAAGCGCTAGAATCTTTTTTGTGATTCTAGCGCTTTTTATTTTTGAGAAATAATTTAACGATTGTACATTAAATTATTATTATTCATTAGAAATTAATTCTTTTACCCCTAATAACTCATAAATATCATCTAAGGTCGTTATTTCCATAAAAGCATCTAGATAATTGATAATATACCCTATTTTCGCTAAATCTTGTTTAGCGACTATATTTTTTTGGCATGTGATTAATTGCTGTCGAATATTAGTTAGATTCTTTTTAGATGATTTAATTGCAGCTTTATAATTAGTGACAGTATAGTCACTAATTATATCAGTACAATCATCAAAAATGTTTTTCTCGTTGCTTATGTCTGCTTCTGAAATTGTACGGATAGGATATTTATTTCTGAACAATTCGCAAAATACGAATTGCGTTAGTATCAGAAATATTATATGTGTATCAGTCGAGTGCATCAAAGCATTAGTTACACAGTTATCATTATTGATATTTGTGTAATTCGACTCTTTCTTGCTCGTGGCAGGAGCTTTCTTTTTATTTGATTTTTTATCTTCCTTATCAGTTTTACCATTTTCCGATTTTTTATCTTCCTTATCAGTTTTACCACTTTCCGATTTTTCTTTTAATTCATTGTACAGCAATGAAATTCTGTACAAATAGTCTTTTTTATTGATTGATTTTTTTAGACTATTAAGAATTGTAGTTTTCTTTTCGTTCGATACTCGACATATTAAATCTAAGGAAGATTTTTTATTGCCGTCTATCTCGTAGTTCTTTTCCAGCATTAATGCTAGAAAAGATTTTGAGATTTTCGGCAATGATTTGACTTTTTGCAAATCCATAGATTCAATGTCTTTTACGCTTTCGATAAATCCAAAAGCGACTAAAAAGGAAGATATGTCAATAATCCGCTTTTTGACTATTGGCAATTTTTTATCTTCTTCACTAGCAAGAAGATAGTTGTACAAGAAAGATTGAAAATCAAAAGTAAGATTAGAATCCTGAAGTAGACAACTGTCAGATATCTCTACCTTTTCTAATCTAGCTTTTATTTGTGAAAAAGCAGAATTTTGCTTATTGCTTAAGCAAAATTTAACCCGACGATTGCCATCTGTCAATTTCACATCATTCTGTGAAATTTGAATTGTTATTGCAGGCAATTGGCTTGAGCTCGTACACTGGCTCAAGTCGTCTTTTTTCTTTGAATTTTTCTTCAAACTATCAAACCTTGACAATTGACTATCGGGCTTTAACCCCGATATTTTCTCAAAAATTGTAATCGGTAAATTTACAATTTCCACTTTCTTTTCAGATTTTCGAAAATCTGAAATCATGTTTTCAAAGACTTGAATTTCATTTGTTTCAGTTTTTTCGGTTTTGATTTCGGTTTTCGGTTTGTCAGTTTTGGTTTTGGAATTGGTTTTGGAATTGGTTTTGGAATTGGTTTTGGAATTGGTTTTGGAATTTTTTCGCATGATAACACCTCATTTTTGTATTGACAACTGTACAGATGGTCAATTGTCAAAAGTTAAATTTAGAAATCTTAAATCTTAAAAAACAAAAACCTTTACTGTAAAATTGAGAATCACTATCTTAAATCATATAACCAAGCGGACTCTCGTATCTTGGCTATCGCCCGTTGTATCCTTATTGAAATGGTTTGCCTTGAAACATTTAATGAATTAGCAATCTCTTGTTGGTTTAACTCATCGACAATATTCATATAAAGCAATCGACGCTCGTACGGCGTGGTCGATGCTTTTAACAATTTCTTAAACTTTAATATTCTTAAATTCCTATATTCTAAATCCGCTAAATCAAAATCAAAAACTGGTATTTGAAATTGACTTGGATTTTCGTTATCACTTTCATTATTATCATTAATAGTATTAGAAAATGATTTCTCTCGCTTAATAAATGTACGGATATATATTTCAATATGCTTTGATTGTACAATGTAAAACCAAGTATTAAAAGCAGACCTAGTTTCATCGTATGTTTCGATTGCTTCAAATAAAGCAATTCTAGTCAATTGTAAAAAATCCTCAAAATAACTAAATCCGAATAATCTAGATTTAGCTATTATCACTTTGTACACTTGATTTTTGTTTTCACTAAAAATCAAGTCATAGTTTTTTAGTGATACTTCATAATTATTAGTGTATTTCTTTTTTTGCATGTTTTTACTCTTTTAATTAAAAGAAATCTTTTTTGTTATATAGTTATATAGAAATTTCAAATCATGTAAATTAGCTAATAATATATTAGTAAAAAACTAATCAAAATTCAAGTAAAAATCGTATTTTTTTGACAAATTCCACTAGTTTTTTTTTGCTTTACAACTGGCAATAAACCCTTGCGAGATAGGCGCAGACAACTCTATACTCGTACCAGTATTTGATAAAATACTCATTTTATCAGATTAGTAAAAACCAATACATATCGCAAGTTAATAATAATCTAATCCGATTAATAACTAATTCTATTCTCTATGCTCGTAGTTCGATTCCCTTTACCTATATTCTTCACATACGTACGTACGCATGTGTGTATATATACAAAACGGGTATAAAGCAATGCCTGACTGGACACTACTTTATACCCATTATGTCCGACTGGACAGTATATTATATTTCATTATGTATCCGACTGGACACTATTAGTATCTGAAGTTATGTGATTTGATAAACATATAATCAAACCACGTATTCATATTGTGATTATAATGATGTATTTCTACAATCCCAATCTTTTCTAATTTATGAACTAAAGTATCTACTGCGATTGTTGGAACTTGAAAGATACCTATTAGTATCTTATAGAGTTCATCCATAGAACGAACTACAATTGTATTTCGCTTTGTAATGCAACCTCTAGGATATAAGTTGCTAGGTTTGTGTCTAGTTATTCTCATATAACCACCTCCATAGGTTTGCGATTGGACAGTATTTATTTACCGAAATACTCTTTTTCAAAATCCCTTATCTCAGGGATGCAATCCATATAATATAAATCCACTGCTATTGGGTGTTTGGGATTATTATACTTCTTATAAATCCAGATTGCCTTTTCGACTTTCTTTTTCCCTCTAAATTTTTCAATATTCGGCAAATCTTTCAGATGTACTAATAATCCCCCGTTCCTTTTCTTAACCTGTTCTGGAAAAGCCAGTTCATAGCTTATTCCAATAAATAATAGCTCTATCCATCTGATTAAGTGAATACTTATATTTAATGGAGTGTCTGAAACAGAGGGTACTTCCTCTATTTTAGTTGTCTGGCAGTATTGCATCAATTTTGCCAGATGATACAACGCCATATTCACTTCATTATGTTTTTCTGTCATTTGTAACCTCACAATGTTATATACCCGATTGGACAATGTTATGCCACATACTCCAATACGTCATTGTCATATCTGGCTAGAGTATGACAATATGATTTTAACAGCCCGATTTCAGCTGGTTCGCCGACACAGAATATAGTGAACTTTGCTCGTTCACCTCTGTAGTCTGATACATAATCGAAAACGACCTGATGGAATATATCACGGAGGATTTCTAAAATGCGGTTCCTACCGTTGAAGTTGACGACGATTAGGCTATTTTTCATTTTTTCCTTTCAGTTTAATAAATAACGGTAACTCAGCGACTATCTGCTTAGCTTTCCCGCAGCTCCTTATGAACTCCAAACATGTCCGTGGAGGACAATAACTGATTTTACAAGATTTCATATCATCAGATAGATATGGGCAAACCAACAAGTCGCCCTTTTCTATTAGAAATACCCTGAAACCATGGTCCCGAGTTTCTCCATAGTATTCGCCTTGATGCTCAGGGAGTAGCTTCTCATACACTTCACCGTGGATGTGTATGAACCCCTTTCTGGTTCTATCCTTAAATCTACAGCATTCCATGCCGCAAACTTCGCATATATCCATATCATCCATAGTTCCTCCTTAAATACAACAAGAGAGTCTAGCCACTAGGGCTAGACTCTCACTAGGTGTATCATGCCAATTGCATGTTAATTTTTTCTTCTCAACGGGGGGTTTACATTTACTCTGGCGGTGCATTTACCGCAGGTAAACGTTTCGGCACCGACAGCGGTGCCGAACCAGAGGATTCTACTGCCACATCCTTTGTGGCAGTAGAGTTGATTGGCGTTTATCGCCAAATCAACATCTTTCAGTGCCTGTTCGAGTTTTTTTAATCTAATGTCATCCAGTGGAATTCGTAAAACGAATGAGCTGTGAGATTCACCTTCGATGATTTTCTCAACAGCTTCCAAGAAATCTACGAAATCATTTATTTCAGTGGAACTTTGCTCGTTTATGTGATTCTGAGCAAGTTCATTGTTTTCAGAAATCTCGTTAAAGTCCATTGTTTTTCCCTCCATTTGTCAATTTTGTCAAGGGGTATTTTGCAACCAGTAACGGTGTAGTAGTATTTTGTATACTACACACCACAACATGTTGTACTATACCTCTATGAAATCTTGAAATTCGAAAACATTTACTTTTTTGACGGTTCCATCAGGCATTTTTTTCTCGACGGACTTTCGCTGAGAAAACGAATACACAACTTTGTACCCATTTTCTTTGAAAGTATTCTCGAGAATTGATGTGAAGAACGGGGCTGGTGCCAGCATAACTACTTTCAAGTTGTAGTTGTTGGCGCAAATTTTTACAAGCTGTTCTGCACGATTTTTCATTTCTGAAATATCTGGAGCCTCGTCAAACGTCAGAAGCTTCTTCATACTTGTGACGTCGCTCTTATTCAGCTCCATTAAGCCACTGAGCACCTGTAACTCAGTTGGCTCGTGCTGTGATATGTTTAATGCTAACATAATACACCTCTGTTGAATGGTAAGTAAGAATTCTTATCAGTTCCTCAGTTAGCTCTTTTGAGCTAAATAATCTGGAACTGCTATTTACTGTTTTGAATCTAAAGTCTTTTTCTGTCGGGTTTGAAACATCGAAATCAGGTCGACGGTTCGCCCCGAAGAAAACTCTGTACCTTCTCAGTTTACCAGAACTAGTTTTCACAGTTCTGGTCGTTCTGTTATTCTGAGATTTTTTCTTCTTATTCTCAGAAATCAGAACCAGCATGTGCTTCCTGAAGTACACTATCAATTCTGTCTCTTTATCCAATAGTTCAGTTAAAGTTAATTCTTTCATGATACACCTATGTAAGAATTTCAAAAAAAGTGAGTAGCACGAAAACAGCTTCGTGCTACTCTTGTTCAGCAGTTCAGTTTACTCGTTTAGCTTTTCGGCTTGTAGACATTGAGTCCGACCGAAATCTGCTCTCCATTGTTATCGATTGTAGCTGGGGCACCAGTAGTGCCAATCGAAATCGACTTACCTGATTTCGTGTCACCGAAATCCTGAGATAAATCAACTTTGATGGTAAGAATGTTTTTTTCGATTTTTGCTTTTACGTTCTTACCGATGATGATTTCTGACATAGTACACCTCTTTTGAAAAAAGTTTTAGAAATTTAAGCGACTTCCTTATCGCTCTACATAGTTATATAGAAAATGTAAATCTTGTAAATTTGCCATTATTTTAGCTTTTTCGTCAAAAAGCATACTTTCATATGGATTAATGCCATAAAATGGTTCCTGCGTGAAATATGGAGCAAATAGCTATATGCTAAAAGGAGATTATGTTTGAAAACAACAGCTTGAATTACTCGTAGCTTTCCTGCGTATGTACCTGAAATCAAATAACTGTTTCACACGTACATACGTGAGTACTCTTGCGTGTTCAAATAATTGTTTCACACATGCACCTAATGCGCCCGCCCGCATGTAACGCAAAAATGCGTATCCTTTTACCAAATACATAGAATTAATCCTATATACCTGACTGGACACGCATTTTTTGCTTTATGAGGTGTCTATACAGTTAATTAATTAATGGTGTCTTATACCTGACTGGACACCATTTTATCATTCTAACGGAATGTCACAGGCAATGGCGCTAATATCCCTAGCTACCTGTATTATACGTTCAGCTACTTTTTTACTAATCAACATCTTAACGTACGCTTCTATTGACTCTGGAAAGTCCTCAGAGTATAAATGCAGTGAATTTTTTATATTTATACCCTCACGTTCTAACTTATTAGAGTACGCTAGAAATGTTTGTTTCCTTTCTTCTGCTTTATTTTCTTTGTCTTGTAGCTCCTTTACTCGTTTCTGCGAAATCTTAGCCATAGCATACCCCCGTCGTGTACTTAATACTGGTAATCATGTTCTCAATCCTATTGAGGAATGATACGTAGTTCTGTGATGGACAACTCATCTCATCACTGTAAAAACGGTAAACAACTGACGTCACTAAATGACTAATATCAACATTAATTATATACCTGACGTAATCCAATAGTAAGTAGAATAACCTAGGATTAACCATCACACCCGACTTGGTTTTATTAAACCCATTTTTCCATACGTACTTTGTATTTATGAATAAATTCATCTCATCTCCTCCAAAAGAATAACGGGGTTACTTTTGATTCCTTACTTAACTGCAAGTACTTACTACAGTTTTCTATAAAATCCACTCATGTACTAGGAAGTGCGTAGGCTATCATACATGTACCTGTGTCTGACAAATAGGGACATTGCTTATCCCCATCATCGTTTACTATCCGTAAACGCACCCTGAATCCGCACCTGTTGACTATAACACCAAACCTTGTTGTTTTATGCTCAGGTCGCAACGCTTCACATTCATTCTGCGTCAACAGTATAAAATCCGTACGCGTCCTGTCCTTATCGAATTTACAACACGGCATACCACAGACTTTACATATATTAATATTTATTTTTGATTTCATTTGTTGTTCCTGTCTTTTGAAACGTGACAAATAGCTCTATAGTTTCAACCGTAACTGAAGTTACTTTTCTTATGTTGTTAGTCACAAAATCTTTAGAACTCATTAGTCTATTCATGATACTCTTACTTATTGTAATAAGAGCTTCCTCCTGTGACTTTGTAACTATATAGTACTTACGAATAATACGTTTAATACGGCATCGAAACGACTCTGTATGAAAGGATAGCGTACCGTCTATCCACTCTTTACAGAGTTCGTAGACGACTCTGTACATACCTGTCTGTACAAACTTAAATTCTAGTTGTTTCATCACAAACCCCCTCATTTAGGATTACCTCTCCATGCCCTGACTCTCTTGAGTATTATGTTGTACAGCACGTCGTCTGCATCCAACATATCAACTTCAAAAGGAGCGCTTACATTTTTGTAATCTATATATGCTTCTATCGCCTCAGATGCAGCATGGAGTGAATAGTAGGCACCACCAAACTTATAAAAGTTCCTAACCAGACCCCGTATTTCTTCGAACAGTTTGGTTTTTGATATTATCGGGTAGTGTCCTATTAGTCTATTACTGAGACTTTCCCTTAAACCAAAAGGGAATGAGAGCTGCTTAATTTCCATCTGGCACCTCAGGTATATTAAACTCTTTATTTAATATCCTCAGTACGTTCTCTAGGTCTTTCTTTATAGTCTCTCTCATCCCTTTGTCGTGATATACAGCTGGGTCTAAATTAGACACTACTGTGCACAATGATTCCCAGATATCTACTATGGAATCATCGTTCAAATCTACAGCAATAGCCTCTCCGTTTTTGTCGAAAACACGGCTGTTAATAAACCCATTAACAGCCTTGTCGACTTTTTCCTTGTTGTTCTCATAGTATACGCTGGGAACAAACCAAGGAGTAGAAGAAGCATACTCCTTCGAACAGCCGATTGTCTCGTAGGCTTCATCCTCAGAAATTTCGCCTGCCCTAACTGACTCGAAAAGTATATCAAGCTCAGCACATACCATTTCATTAGTGACTCTCTGTATGACCTCCTCTTTTTTTTCAGGAGTTAAGTCACTAAATTCTAAAACCACAGCAATTTTCATAAGACACCTCCATATTAAAATTACGAAATACCACCATTTATGGTATTTACAAATCCAAACTTGAATTCCACGGAGAATCTCTTTAACTTATCCTTCAGGTACTTGTTATAGATTTCTTTGAATCTTTCCATTTTAATGTTCATGAATTCTTGCGTTATTTCGTACGTATCTGTGGTATCCATATCATCACCAGTTGATTCGTCATCATTGATGATATAAAACACCTCATCGTATTCATCGTTTGAATCGCCATAAAATAAGAAATATACGTTTTTCTCTGTGACGTCGTTTATATCAATGCTTTCTATAAATTCCATTACGTCTAACGGAGTACTACGTACATCTTTCACCAGCTTGTCCCCGCACTTTGGACAATATATGTGAAGTTTATCTTCACTTGTGTAGTCACAGCTGTTACACGATTTTATAATCGTGTCTAGTGTGTTTTTATCACCGACTACTACTTTCGCATAAGCTCCTAGATACATGTCTAGCCCTCCTGTTAAATAGATTAACAACAAAATAACTGATAGGAGACATTACGCTCCCTGTAAAGTAACCCACTTCACTAGCTATTCCGAAAGTCATTTCATTACCGTACTTATCTTTGGTAATGAAAATAGACTCATTTAATGCAATGACTTCAACTGTATTTCTGGTTATTAGCCAGTCTACAATTTCAGAAATATTGTTAAAAAGTGCGGAATAGACATACTTTGAACTAAATATTCTTAGCATAACCACCTCATAATAGATTAGGGACTAGCCCATTATAGACTAGCCCCTTTGGGAGAACAAATAAACTATTTACTTATCGTAAAGAGGATTTCTAGTATTACTTCCACACGCCATGTAAAAGTCCTCGATAGCAGCCTCTAATTCCAAGTCATTGAAGGCAACCGTACGACTTGCGAATGAGTCAATCAAGTCCTCAAATTGATTGATAGACTTGATTTCTTCTCTGACAACAACCTCTGATTCATCCTCAATAAGAGTATAAACCAGCATTGGTCTTTTGTCTTTTAAGTGGAAGTAAACTTTTCGGTCACTTACAGTATCCGAAATCTCTATGTCTAGTATGTCGTCATCGTCGACAATTATGTCGTCATCGTCATCGTCGTCATCGCTCTCTAAGTCCCATGACACTTCATCAGAGCTTTGACTCTGCCCGAAATATCCGTAGTTGTCATAGTTGTCACACTCATCGTAATAATCTTCAAAAGCAGGTGATTGCACTGGTGACACAGGTTGCACATTGTTTGCCTTAACATTAAATGACGTGCCGATTTGATTAAGATAGTTAAATTGATTGAAATTGGTAACGTAAGTCTTTTTGTTAATCTTTTTGTCTGCTAGAGCTAAAAACTCCTTAACATCGAAATCCTCGTAGTGGTATGCCATGTACCACTTTTCGACCTCAAAGTACCTGTAGCATCCACAAGGAGTTTTGACTCTAATAGAGAATTTCATCGCTAACTTGTGGTGTCCGTCGGTCTTTCTAGAAACCACGCCAGAAAGGTTGTAGTTGCTGTTCGGGTATTCGTCGTCAGTCCCTGACATAAACGCACCCATTGTGTGATGGGAGTGTGTTACGCCAATTACACTATCACCTTCGGGCTCTTTTCTTTCGACGCTAGAGGCAGTAACCTCTTGTTCGAATAGACGTAAGTCTAAAACCCAGTACTCATTATCATCTGGGTCAAAGAACCCGATTAAGTCCGCCGCCCATTCGTCAGACTTGTATTTTTCCATTAACAAGTCCATCTTACGCAAGACGGTTATACCTATATTCACGTCTGGACACTTTGCGTGTCCGCACTCTTTAACCTCTGGGCTTTCTTCGGTGAGTCCTGTATCCCAAGACCCATCACCATTAAGTACGGGTTGATGTTTCTTCCAGTTCATTTTTGTTCTCCATCTCGGTCAATGTATTAGACAATAAACTCCGCACTGCACAGAGTTCTTCATTTGCAATACCTATATCAGCTAGCTTTTCTGCCAGCATCTCTGCTGTACGCATAGCTGATGTTATCTTTGTAAGCCTAAGAATTTGGTTATAATGTTTATCAAATAGGCTTGTATCCTTAATCTCGGCGTCGAATAGCTGCGTTTGAATAAACTCGTCACGCAGCAAATACGACACTAGCTGGGCAGCTGCTAGCATCTGAGTAGCTTGCCATTGCGGAACTCCATTTCCGCAAGTTCCTTCAACGTCAAATCCTGAATCCCAGCCCCCAACAGTTCTCGAGATAGCTACGAAATTTCTAAATGTACCTATCTTGAAGAACCTTATATTGTTATTCAAGCAATGCTCGTAGACACTTAACTGTGTCTCAAAATCGTCTGAGCAATCGATGACTATATCTGGGGTTATGCCCATAGTATCATCATCTAAGTACTCTGGGTAAAACATATCATCTACTGCCACTATATTTGCAGTAAGTATGTTCCATACCCATTTTTTGAGAGAATTCGCTTTGTTATCTCCAACGAATGACTTCGGATACGGGAGTCGTTCAAGATTTGACTCCTCTATGGCGTCATGGTCGAACACTATGACCTTGGCATACTTCGCCGCTTGCAATAGCGTTATAACAAACCACGCACCAACTCCACCAGCGCCAATAACAAGGAAATTCTCAGGAATTCTCTTGAACATATCAAATTGTCTTGAGTAATCTCGCAAATTGATTCCTTCAGGAATCTCTCCCTCTATGTTGACGATGTTTTGATTAACGTCGAACGTTACTTTCCCATTTGGGAGAATCATCGCGAAGTAACGTTTGTTATAGGGCAATAAAGGATATGGGTACTTTTTGAGAAACTCAAAATTATACCATTCGGGTAATGGATTTAATGTGCTCATGATGCCACCTCCCATGCGCTAATTGTGCGAGGTGGGTCACCACCATCATCCCTAATTTCCACAAAACGACCTACACTGGGTAGGTTATGGAATGGCTCACCAATACTTCTGTTTGACGGTGACCCGTCAGTGACAGAGTTTACAACTACAACGTCCAGCGCATTTTTTAACAGTTCAACATCAGCCATTGTAAACTGAGGAATGTCATTGACTTTCACCGAACCTATACAGTCCCCGCTGTCACCACTGCCGCCATGGTAGTGGTGAAACCTTGTTCCGTCTGGTAGAAAACAGAACACACTATCAAAGTAACCTTTTTGTGTGAAACGTACGCCTATAAGGATATCAATCCCAGTAGGGAAGAACTTTGATATGTCCCACATGCTCGTACCGTGTTTTTCAGTAGCAAATTTTGGTCGGTAGTGGTGATGGAACAGCAATGTCCATAAGTTGTATATATGCAACATCGGACATTGAAGTGTTGCGGCTTTTTCCATCCAATGAGCCACATCAGAGTTATCACAATGTTCCCACTGCCTCAACTGGTCACTTATAAGTTCTTTGATTTCTTCTTTTTCCATTTTTTGTCCTCCCGTTAAACTTCCCAAAAACCTTCATTTGGGGCTAATTCTGGTTCATCTTCTGGTTCATCTTCTTCATCGTCATCTTCTGGTTCATCTTCTTCTGGTTCATCATCATACTCATCGTAATCCTCGGCATAATCCTCCTCATATTCTTCATCTTCATCTTCATCTTCGTCGTCATTAAGGCTAATATTCGACACGTCGAATATTCCAAATGGAGACGATGTGCAATCAAAATTATCTATAACTAAATCTACTACATTGACAACACTCGCAAGATATGACGGAAGTTCCCCATCATCTATCATTTTTTGTACAATGTCCCTCCCAAATTCGCCGAAAGACGTACAATATGACAGCATCTCAATAGACTCTATCGTGTCAAACTTCTCGTCTGTATCAATGGAGCTATACGTAGAGAGATAAGCGTATTTATGCTTATCTTCGTCAGATAGTTCCATAAACCGTCTGATGCTCTCAATATCATCTGGTAGGTTTATAGTAGATGTAGATGGGAATTTACACTGCACTTTAATTTGGTCAGTGCTTCTTACCAGATAGTCCAATACTTCTTTTTGATTTAGTTTCTTGGTACCTGGCAGGATTGGATTTTCGATATTTATTATGTACCACAACATAACATTTGTTCCCCCAAATAAAAAAATGGCAGGTAGTGTAGTAACTACCTGCCAGATTAAAATGTTTAGCCCCACTTGACGTAAGCTTCAATGCTTACAGTATCATTTGCCGCAACAACGAAGTCATTTGGGCTATTAATGACTACGCCGTTCTTTTTTATTGTTGCGTGTTTCCACTCTTTTCTGCGAGCTTCAGACTTTACGAAGTCGGCGGTCAATTCTTCAACTGGCATACGTCGGGGTTCTTCACCCGCTACCTTTAAAGTCGCTTTTGGAATCTGGTCTGCCTCAACTGAGATGGTCGTGCCATTGGTAAGTGACTCGAAGTCAATTTCATCAACATCTTTCTCTTCGCCGTCAATCTTGACTATATAATCAACAAGATTGAGTCGTGATGCGATGCGCTCGATTGCGTCAGTTGCCTCGTGGGCTGGAACCTGTTCCGAAAATGAGCCGCCAGAAACCGTTAAAATCACATTGGTTTCGGTTTCGTTGGTTTCGGTTTCGTTGGTTTCGTTACTGTCTGTTTCCCATGCATTTTCCATTTTTTGTCCTCCATTGAACAATAAAGAAATCTGTAAATTAAATAGCAACGTTACTTACGTCGCCCCTTTTGTTTTGGTCACTTTACGCATTGTACGGTACATACTTGGTAGTAGTACAAGAAGTAAATTAAGCTCAGTTTCGTCATTTCGTGTAAAGTACTCTGTTTCGCCAGAAAGTTCATATTCTCTCCAGATATTAATGAGTACTTTCCACCTGTTGCGCCGACACCTGCACTTGTACGTGTCATTAGACACATACTTAACTTCATATATACCGTTATCTCTAAGGAATCCAGCAAGCGTAACCAGACTTGTGAACTCCTTTACAGAGTTATCAATTTCGATTGCATATCTCATACTACCCCCCATCTATTAGTTTAACAAACCAATAGGGTAGTTTGTTATTATTCCTCCGCTTAAACTTGAAACGACGTAAGCGGTTCCGACTACGGGAACCGCTTTTTTTGCGATATTTTTTGAGCTTTATTTCAAACCTCAGCATATATCCCAATGCTGTGGTTCTCCCTGATGCTCTTTAGGCTTAGCATTAGACGTCTTAGCATATTTAATGCCGTCTACATCAACTTTCAAAAGCCTAACTTTCTCTTTTAACTCAGCTATGTCATCGGGCATACTTTCTATCGCCTTTCGTCGTCTCTCTGCTGAGAGGAGCATCCTCTCCCGTTCTGCCCGCTTAGCACTCCTGCGCTCCTTTCTTCTAATGCGCTGCTCTTTGTTCAACCGCAGGAGTGTCAGAATCAGCTTGATAAGCCTGAATTTAACCGTGATAACATACACAGAGCTTACCACGCTGAAAACTGAAACAGCGCATACAAGAATCTTTACAATTGGAGCAGCGTTCTCGCTTACTCCTAGGCTCGTCAGGAACTCTGTTATCAGCTCCATGATGCTAGTGAAAATCTCAACCATCGCATCCTCCTATGTTATTCAGCAGGCAACGTGCCTGCTTACTGTTTACTCGTTTATTGGAAATCGTTGTCACTAAGGAGTCGGTTATCATCCTCATCAGGCGAAATATCCCAAAACTCAAAAACCCCATCAGGAGTTTCTGTGTAATCGTCGGACTCGTCTGCCATTCTTTCAAAATCAATGTAATCCTCAATTTCCTCATCAGTTATTTCTCCATCTACCCACTTCTCTTTCAGTACTGCACCAGCAGTCTTTCCATCATGGAACACGATGTTATCCATAAACTTCAATGCGTTAATCGGATTCACATTGAATGTCTTAGACATAAATACCAATTTGTGATACCCGTGTTCATCCTCATTAATAGCATCGGATATTTTTTTACTCATTTTAGTTAAGCTATCTAAACTTAGGCTATACATAATATAGTTCCTAAACCTTAACCCCGTGAACCGTGGTGACATACTGTCCACAAGCAAGTTGTCTTTCACGATACGCTCTGCTATCTCGGTATCCTTAGGTAAAGTAAGCTCTATGGGGACAACGAAATCCCCCGATTTTCTAGAAATGTTCAGTTTTACGTCCACATCCAAAATATTCATTTTGTCCTCCCGTTAATCTTGTTGCTTAGTTATATAAATTTTAGAAATCTTGTAAACTTGCACAGTTTTGAAAATTAAGTACAACAACAAGTATTTTACTCGTACTTCTCAATAAAATGTTTTCGGACAATATCCCAATTCAGCCTACGTCTCTCAGTGCATAATGGTGTTACATAGGCATTAAATTTAACTTCGCTGTCGTCACTATCTTCAAAACTAATGGCAGGAATAATACCAATTTCAGTTAGAATACCGCCATTGCGTGACCATTGTGGTCTAATTCCAGTGCGTTCAAGCATAACCTTAAAGTCACTACTGGACAATACACCATCAAACGTCACACTATGATAATACTCATTCTCCCTAAAGTACTCATCGTCCTCAATCTCATATTCAGAAAGCAATAGCTTTTTAGTTATACTTCCCAACACGTCAGATGCGTATGATGGCACTTCACGGTCTGAGTCAAAGAAGAATACCATGTTAAGAGAAACATAGAACATGAACTCGATATTATCAATATCTATACAATCAGGGAAAAGCTCTAGTTGAATATATTCACTCTTAAGGCTAACAATAAAATCAGCAAGAGTAATTGCGCCATTCTCAGTAATGTTACTGGACATAATACCCTCTATCTTTCATAAAAGAACAGCGTCTGAAGTACATTTTAACCTTTTCTTTAATGTACTTTGGTATTCTTTCAGGAAAATCCCATAATACTCTATAGTAAACAGGATAAGAATTCTCATGTAAAATCGGAGTCTGAACCTCAAAAGTTCTCTTATTTTGGACATTAATCGTCTTATGCGTATCGAAACAATCTTTGAAGATAACCCAATTTTTGTTTTCCCAAATTATTTTCATTATCTTCCCCTTAATACTGGACATAGTACTATACGTAAAACCACAAATATTCCATGTCAGAAAGGTTCTGGCAGTACTCTTTTAGTAGCTTACCCTCTATTTCTGCAATCATCCTCTCAAACCACACGGTTATATCCTCATAATTTTCTGTAAGTACATCAGTGTCTAAAATAACCTTGCCAACATCATTAACCTCAAAATTTAAGCGTTCGTTCGCTACTTTATCTAGCTCACTAGCGGTTAGTTGAACCATCATAGTTTTTACTACTTCGTATTCCATATCAACCCCTTAATGTTATTGTTAATCGAACATAACTGAATCTTCTGGTATGATTTCCTGAGCTACTAGATACTCTTGTACCAATTCTTTTAGATGCCTATAGGTCGCAAGCTTATTCTTTAGTGTAAGCTTTGATGCGAAGTACTTATCAATGTCTGATTTGCTTATTGCAAAACCAAGGGAATGTTCTAGTGCGTAACTTAGCTGTTCATGTAAATAAGTTAGTGGTGCCTCACCACCCTGTTTTATATGGACACGTACAGCAATAATCATCAAGTACCTTTTTAGTCTACCTACTGCCCGTTTACTTATTTTATAGTAGAAATGACGCATAGTATCCTTTCTATGTTTCTTGAGGATTACAGTATGTGTGAAGACACCGTATGTTACTACAGTTATCCATCTGAAACTCAGCTATTGCCACCAACGTATTTCGTCCGTCAGACTGTTCAATAATATAATCACGTATTTTCTCAGCTTCGCTCTCTAGAACAATAAAAGGTTCTTGTTCATCCAAGGAATCTCCTGTAATAGATTGGACAATAACTATCTTGTATGATGTACATACAGTACGGATACAGAGAATGTCGGCGATTGCTGACTCAAGAGCATAATAGTCAGTCCCGAATATACACGCTTCGGTTTCATCACCAGTGCGCTCTGAATTTGGAATCTTTATTCCATTCTCAGCAAGAAGTTCCTCAAACTTGTGAATTATATCAGATGCTATTTTTTCGTTATTGTTCATAGTTTGTTTCTCCTATTTCACAGTCTAAGCAGGAACCACGGTTTAGTATTATTGGACAAGTATCGCATGGCTTATTTAGGGCACCACAGTAAGGACACGGTTGAAGCCCCTTTTCGTACACATCTTCAAATTCAGAATCACAATTTATGCAAAAAGTCATTTACACCTCCTTTTAGTCTTGTTTTACATGTAATGCAAGTTTTAATAATCCTGCACTATGTTTTTCTGCTGTTTCTAACTCTCTATCAAGCCATTTTCCAGCTATTTTTAATACTTCTTCCATTAAATTTAACTTTGCTCTTTGTACAGCGAAAAATTCCTTTTCGTCACAATAGCCCTGAATTGTATTAGGGAAATATGGTATTTCCTCATTGTTAATTTTATCCCTTAGTTTATGAAATTCGGTTATATTCACTTTACACCTCGCTTTCGTTTATTAGGGATTGTATGACATAATTTTCTTTATATTCAATCTGTGTAACCCACGCATATTGAGACATGACATATTTCCATTGTTGGACTTTTCCACATTTTTTACATGTCCGTAAAAGAACACTGGTATCATTTGTCAATGTCCAATAACGCCAATTTTTACATTTATGCCTAAACATCTTACACCTCGCTTTCCAACTTGTTTTAGTTTCGGTATTAAGTTATATGTGCTTTGATAACCCTGTAAACCTCAGAACTTAGACTTTGCTGTGGTTTACTCGTATTTTTGATACGTACTTAAAAGAGTCTGCTACGTACACTAAATAATATGTAAATATTGGCGTTCGGAGTATAAAAGTATTCGTCTCAAACCCAACTAATGTAACATTCGTGTGTACCTTTGCTTCGAATGGGTCGTTAGCTGTGCCACTTCCAGCAAGTATAACCACATCACATGGTTCAAGAACTGGGTAATTAAAATCCTTTGTGAATTTACTAACATACTGGACAAACGTTTCGCTGTTCATCGTAAACCCCTACATACTATTAGTGATATCTTTCAGACTTACATCCATGTCAAATGACTTAAATACTTTTGATAACTTATCTTCAAATTCGTCGGCAGTAAGTCGCTGCTTCCTAGCCTCTTTTGAGCCTCCATCGACCCAATTAATGTGCTTACCTGTAGTGCAATTCCAATAATTCTTCATAACGACCAACCCAGTGTCTACTGTTCTAAACGCTATAACAGTCCTATACGAAAAATATAATTTGATACAACCTAGGTCGATAATCATAGTGCTGACACCATAGTTTGAACTACTGTATCTACCGTAGGAACTTATTGATATCCTACTTATTGGACTTACATACTTAAACAATGACAATTGTTTCATAACTTGTTTTCCTTTCATTTTATTGATATTTGAATTGACTCTCCAAAAATTGTCTGACGCTACCAAACCCACCTTTGAGCGTCAACGTCCTATCGAACGTTTTTACTAGTTCTTCAGATAACTTCGTACTAACCTCAACAAAAGCATAACCTACACCTGCGATATCAGTAAAAATTATACTCAAAACCCCACTATCAGTGGTATACACATCATATATCACCTCCATTGAAATCCCAATGCCTTCGTAAGTACCGTCGTCATGGAAATCAAGGTCTGAAATTACCGAAACACCGAATAGGCTACGCTCCCATTTTAATAAAAATTCTTTGTTTGTTAGGTTATTAAAGTCAGTGAAAATATCCTTACCCAGTCCTGGTGTTATGTAACGTCTGTCCTCATCTAATTGAAGTGCATAACACTTACTAATCCTTCTAATACATGGAATTGCCTGAGCATATGTTTTAATAACCCTATTCTTTGACTCACTATAATCAAATAAGTCTAACTGTCGCATGTTACACCCCCCAGCATACACCATAAAATGGACACACCTCAACAACTCCAACACAAGATTTGGGATTAAAGCTAGAGAAATCACCACGCTTAATCTTATTCAGTGTCTTGATAATCCAGTGTTTATTGGACTCGATTTCCTGTGATGTCACTTTTATCCTATCAATTCCAGTAGCTATGGATGTCATAAACCTACTCATAAATGTCATTATATTCTCATTTTTCTTCTGTCTTAATCTATGCTCCCTGTGTGTATGAATTATAAATTCAGGCTCATTGAGAATCATAGCAGTAAACTTAACAATCGGGGTAAACTTAAATTCAGAGCTACTGACGTGAATATAAACTGGCAGATTTTCCTGATTAACAAATCCATCATGAGTTATCGTAAATTTACCGAGCTTAACCTCCCATGTTTTTTTTGAGTACCCCAGCCTCTCTACTACACCTTTTAAGACAGACGCAGAAGCTACGTCTATATCTATTTTTTCGTGCATGAAATTCCTTGCATCAGCCTCAGGGTCAGTGGCTAGTGCAATAACTATTTTCTTTCTGTAAACCCAGTCCGATGGGAACGAACGCTTGGGATTAAGCTGTTTATTCAAGTAGTATCTTGGACATGATAAATACGCTATTATATCATCTACAGAAATCTTCATTTTTTGAACTCCTTATATTCGGGTGTAACTTTAACAACTTTTTATTATATGCCTTAGTTTCTAATTTGTGCATGTTAAGAATTGGACACAATTCTATGACATCAGCACACACACATTTATTTTTGTTAAATATGCAACCTACGTCATTACATTCGGTCTTAGTATACAACCTACTCATGTCATTCCTTTCTAATCTGGTACTTTAGAAATATCAAAATTAACGCACCAATTAACAAAAGATTTAAGTTTAGAGCGGTTCAGGTTCATTTGTGCATAATAATCAGAAGAATGAATAAATTTATCCTCTATTTCTCTTACTTCTTTTTGTCCAAAATTTTCGTATAATCCTTTTGCTTTTGCGTGTTTAATTAGCAAAGTTTTTGCCCTACGAATAGCAGTACTGATATTTTTGCAATTTAAGTAGTTCATTTTGATATCCTTTCCTCAATAAACCACAACTTCCATTCCTGTAAGTTCTACACATCTGTCACCTATACTTTTATGGCACTCCTCTAGAGCGTCTTTGATGGCGAAATCAACGTCATTCTTTGTCAATCCATGCTCCCCAATCGAAAAATGAAACTTACCGTGAATAAAGATTTCCATTGATACATCGTCATCGTCAGTAACATCATCATCTAAATCCACAGTAATCTTTGCACTATCAATAAGCTCCTTATCCCCTTTTGGTTCAGTGTTATTAATCTCAGAAAAACACACAGAAAAGTTTCCAATGGTAAAGTATCCTAAATCAAGTAGCTCTGAAAGCATACTTTCATTAACGTGTGGACGCACCAAATCAAAAAACTTTTCCTGAGCAGGCGTTCTATACTCGAAATCGAAATTTTCTTCGATAACATTGTCTTTAATGGTTTGTACTAGAAACATGTTTCCCTCCAATTAGGATACAGGTTATCGTAAATCCAGTCTATTTCGTCAGCTGAAGCAACCGTTGATGATTTATCCCCATTGGAATCAATTAACGGTATAAAAAAGCACCTTAAATCTCTGTCGTATAGGTTATCCTTGGTAAATATACCCCAATCTATAATTAGCTCGCCGTCATCTGTTTTATCAGGTGTATCTCCAGAATTATCTGCGACATATACTCCTTTATGTCCTCTTTTCAAAAATAATTTATGTCCTTCCACAAATTTCTTCAGCAAAATCCAATCACTGTCAGTTTTAGTTTTGTAAACAAAGAGCTTCCCATTCTCGTCAGTATTAATCTTCTGACCATGGTAGTATACAACACAATCATCAGAGACCAACACTAAGTCCTCTGCTCTAACATCACCAGCATCGTTGGCAACACATACAAAATCTCGAGTGGAATTACACTCGTCGCCATGACATAAGTAGTAAGGTACGTCAATGTTCTCAATATTAGAAATTGGACACAGACTATCTGGGCTAGGGCAATTACAGGTATTACCATCCCAAATGCATTGCACCTTACCACAAAATCCTTTATGGTATTTTCGTGGCATTATGTACATTCCTCCAAATAAGTTTTTTCAACATCAAAAACAGCCCCAGCTTCATCTCGAATAGATATTAGATTGCCTTTAATACCGACAACTGTGCCAGGGAACCAACACTTCCATGCCTGCTTATCATCTTTTGGTTCTTTTACGATAACAAGCTGTCCTATCCCAAATCCTTCGTGCTTAACATTCTTGTAAAGGTCAAAAGATACACTGTCTAAGTACACTCCATTGTCATCAAACTTGTCTACACAAAACTCTATAACGTCCTCAGTCCACTCAGCTTGTCTAATCTCAGTGTGATAGTCAACATCGTCACAGAACTTATTTAACGCAGCCTTCGCAGTAGACACGTCATCCTCAGCTAATTCAACTTCTACATCCTTAGATATTCTTGCTTCAACAAAAGCGTGTACTCGCCTCCTTGTCCTCGTACTCTTACTTTTCTCCTCTGGTGACATAAGGTGATGTATACAAATAGAGTTATCAGGATGTATACAAATGGAGTTATCAGATAGTTCGAACATATCTTCTGGGTCTACAAACGTAATATACCCATTTTCTAGTATATCCTTGATGTCTTCAAGTACCATCCAATCCTCGAACTTACTTTTTACGTGTTGTTTACATAACTCCAGAAATTTATTTTCAGCCTCATCAACAGAGTCAAACTCAAACACAGAGTGCACAACACTATGTTTAATAAGTACCACCAATATTCTTGGCATTTTAACCTCCTATTTCATTTTTTAGTTTGTCAGTAACATCTTCAGATACTTCTACCATACGCATCTCAATCTCATTTATGCAATCATTCTGGACAGCGTAACCCCAATTTTCTCCAGATTCACCAGCCATAAATATGCGAAAATAAGATGACTTATGCGACACGTCCTTTATAAGCAACACTAGTTTTATCTCACCAAGAAATGGATATTTTCCGTAGCTAATCTGTGTCTCAACATCTATTGTGTACACTGTTTCATTATCAATATTCTCGACGTGTATTAGTAAAAATCTAAAATTTGAAATTCCACGACGTTCAGCCAACTCCTGAATCTCATCAGCAGTCTTTACGCTCTTAAACGTCGAAGTTGTTTTTATTTCATATTCATATCCCACCTTAACCTCCATTGTTCTTAACGTAATTAAGTAAATCCCGACGATTATAACCAAGTAGGAGATTTTTTATGTTAGATTCAGCAACACTATGTACCTCAAAGTCAACACCGCATAAGCTAAACTCTACCATATCCTCCCCATCTCTAAGTTGTTGTGTTACGTCGTTAATAACGCAAGTAACCTCTTTATCGTCATAGTCATACTCTGAGATTACCTCTAACACAACATCAGACACGATGCTTACACTATGGTAAACACAAGCGTACGTTGTGCCATTTATGTACGTAACATGTAAGACAAACATTTCCATTTTCACTTTAACCTCCTATAGCTCCATGTACTCACTTTCAATATCTGAAAATTCAATGATATTCTCGCACGATGGGCAGTAATAATACTCAGCTTCTTCCTGCATAACGTCTCCACAAATAACACAAACAGGGTACTCGCCGACATTCTCCACCGTTTGTTTTTTTGTTACAACCCCAGTCGTCCAATGCTTACCATAGGCGTTAAACTTTATACCGCCTTTTACGTTATGCAACCTAGGGTGAAACATCTTGGCACTACCACTTTCAATCAGTGCGTCCTTTTTAGCTCTACTCATCTTTGACATCTTTACCTCCTGATTCTTCTTCAGCTAGTAACTTATCTTCTAGAGCCATAAACGAATAGTGCATCTCGTCAATCCACTCCTCATCGTCATTGTATGTTTCTCTAGCGTCAAATTTATGTTCAGCCTCTAAAAACATGTCGTACGACGTAGACTGTTCGTCAGCAATAGGCTCTGGCTCAGGTATATCGTCCCAACTTATTTCAGAAGTAGTAACCTCATCAAATAACTCAAATACAACACCATACTCACTCACTACTGCATAAAGGTAACCCTTAAGTACACTACAGGGTCTTATAGTGGAAATCAATGCAGTTTCTATTGGAACATACGACTTTTCAGGTACTTCACTTAGCTTTTCAGCTACTGGCTTCATCGTTTCTGGGAAATCAGACTCTGAGATAAACATCACTGTAGACTTAACGTCAGACAACGTCATATCATCAATATCATCCAAGACAGCACAATTAATACTTATCGTAATTGATGCGCCTTTAAGATAAGTAAGTAATTTCTTAGCTCGATAAAGTTTCCGCAGTTCGTCTTCGTCATAAAACGTTACAATAGCCATCTCAGTATAGGGTACACAATGTCGGACGTAGCCCGATAGCATCTCAGATGCCAGTATCCATACGTTCGCAGCAAATACATTACTCATATTTACTCCTTTACTAAAATTAAAAATAAAGCACAGGAACAACCCTGTGCTTTCGTTATATAGAATCAGTGCATTTCGTAAATTTAACAAATTATGTTAGCAGGTGGTATTACTCGTATCCCTATTCTCAATATAATTTACGTAAATTGGGTTCTCATAGTCTACAAAATCCCCATCCTCCATAGACTCAATCTTGTCTCTGTCAGTAATACCGTACTTTATAAATGCATCAAATGACGAAAATGTAGAATCAGCAGAATAACTCACAAATACTGAGGGTAAATCCATTGAGGGTCTTATGTACCACATGAACATCCCAGAGTCTATAAATACCCTTAGGAACAATGGAGTCTTTATCTTGCTTAGCGGGTAGTATTTATACCTGTTTCTCTTTGTGACGTACGTAATGCCATATTTCCCACAATACATAATATCGTCAAAAACCACTACCATATAAACATGAATGTTACTACTGGACGGCTCTCCAACAACTACATAGTCAGTATTAAATGGAGAATGCTTAGTAAGAACACCTTTCTGAAGTTCTTTAACTGGCATTAACAATTTAACTTCATCGTCAGGCAGTAGAGTATGTGATAACTCATAGTCTCTAGGCGTTGCTATCCTTTTAGGTTTAGTAGACAGTGGGATATCGAGTTCTTTATTAACTAACTCCTCTAAGTCACTCTCGTCATATGTAGAATGAGTACTATATAGCCATCTAAACTTAACATTCTCAATTCTGGACACGTCTGGGGATATAAGCTTAAAATTTCCAACCTTAAGCTTAGGAAGGCTACTAGTTACAGCTTTATAGTCTGGCGTTAGAGCCTTGATTACTTGGTCTACCTTCTTTACGTCCTGGTCAGTCATAATCCTTCCAAGAAAGTAAGTTGATATTTGTGCCATAGACTTGTAGTCAACATCGCCAGGATTCTGTGATGCTAGTATACATCCTATCCCGTACTTTCGAGCTTGCTTAAACAATAACCGTAAAATATCCTTAGAAGCTGGTTTTGATGTAGGCGGTAAAAATGGTGCAATCTCATCAATATAAAACACAGCCTGAATAGCGTCGCTTGGATTATCCATCATCCAACTGTATAATGTCAGAGCTAGCTGTGATACAAAAAAGTTCTTTTCCTCCTGTGACGCTAATGTATTCAAATATATCACGGATATTCTAGGTTTATTGGACTCAATACCAAGAAGCGACGGTATATCCAAGGCTGTACCATTACCAAAAAGTAAACTCTTTGACCCTATAGTCAGTAGCTTAATTTTACGAACTATGTCCTTTATTTCGTTAGGATTAAGCACGTCAGATACATCATCTAATAGCGCATCTGGGATATTCACTATAAATTTCGAAAGCTTCGCAAAATCTTTAATGTCAATTTTTTTACTATAAATATAGGACAAAACCATATCAAAAAACGCCGCTGTAAATTTCCCTGAATCTTTCCTAAGGTCATACCCAAGCAAAGATGCTATATTCTGGGATACCATTGATATCTTGCGGATACTGTCTCCATCGAAATCAAGTTCCAGTGGATTAACACATACGGGAATACCAGCATTTGACGCAGGAGTCCACACCTTAACATCTACTTTATCCCTAAAAAGACGGTAAGCGGTTAAATCACCACCTTTATTGGACACCTCCTCCATATTTCCAATAGTCATCAGTGAGGCTATGTCACCCTGCGGGTCCACAGCTATAACTGGTATTCCACGCAAGGCGAATTCTTCGCATAATACTTTAGCTGCTACCGTCTTACCTGAGCCTGAAGCTCCAAGTATGGCACAATGGCGTAAGAACGCCGATACGTCAATATCCACACCATCTATATGAATTGCATCATCTTCGATAGGAAACACATCAAAACATTCAGTATTTTTCATCCTACTAGACATAAAATAACCCCTTTCCGAAGTTTATATCGTCAATAGCACAGTCCATTTCAGAATTATCTAAGTGCGCATGTATTTGCATTGGATTCTCGATTTCCTGAATCTCAGTAATCTCACGCATTTTATACACAGGAAGAACTTTTATTGTATTACCCACTACTACAGCGATGTAACATTGTGCCCAATTAACTTTGTCGTCATGCAACAATACAGGAAAGTCGACAAGATAAAAAACGGCTGTAAATCCGTAGTCCTCAATTTCACTGTATACAGTTCCCACAACACAGAAATTAAAACTCGGAATACTATCTAGTGTTGTTGTATTTAGGTGTCGATTTGAGCGGTACTTGCTTGAAACAATACCAACCAGGATTAAGGTCAATCCCGTAACCAATATAATGATTAAAACTTCCATTATCATGCACTTCCACGTAAATATTGTTATAATCTCCATTAACAGCATACGTATCCACTACTCCTGTAAATTCATGCTGTTTTTTGAAACCTATAGACTTATTAAAAATTTCTCCGTCTGGCTTACCTTCTATTTCGGTAATAACATAGCTACCTACCCTGTATGGACTAAACCAATCCTCAGGACTAGTTAACACTGTAATTGGAGACCATATGTTATTCCGTAACTCCCAACAAAACCATCCTACTTCACCATTGACTATAGAACTAGCAACGAATAACAGCCTATCTCCAATACTGTGAAAAGCAAACGTCCATCCTACCCCTGAAAATTTCTTTTGAATAAAATAAAACTTAGATATCAGTCCTTTGTAAAATGGACGCCATAACTGTGATTTGGCGTCACGTTGTATACCCCAGTAGTTATCTGGGGAACTATCAGCCATTACTACAACACAATCCTTTCTGTAATTGGCTCTAGACGCAAAAATATAAGATTCTTCGGACATACTGTTACGTGTAAAATTTGTATAGATAAACAACCCTAACTCCCACGAATCATCTGCGTCAAATAATGACTCGTTTCTTACCATCTTAAGTGCATCATCAACTGACATATCACCTGATAAGACACGCTCTTTGACATCTTCTAAATTTTCCATTTTTAATCCTGTGTAAGTTTAATCTCGAGCTGACGACAACGTATATAAAATAATGCGCTATGCGCTCTTAACCTATACTCACTTTGTGTCAGATTAATATAATTGAGCTTAAACGCATCAATCCAATGTTGCCATTCGTGACATGCTGTCTTAAATATCGTTGCCCCAGAGTATTTAACCCCATGGGGGTCTTTTACAGCCATAGTAATCGTACAAAACTTAAATAGAATTCCTCTTTGTAACCTAAAGTTCCCACTAGCTACCTTACCTTCCTTAAGGGTAGCTTTATTAGTTAATTTAATACGTACTCTGGGTATAAGCAACGCATCTGCTATTCTATCAGAGATTACCTGTAGACTCTTTCTTAGAACCCTATAGGTGCTAAAGTCCACAATCTGACTTACAATAGCAGGTAAATTAGGTATTTTGGACAAGACATCTTCTTCATAATTCACATTTTACACTCCAAATTAAAGTAATTTCAATTCGTTGTATAAAATTTCAAAATCTTGTAAAGTTAGTCTTTTCGCAAGGGCTTTCTAGAAATAAAATGTATCGCAGGTTCGCCTACTCCTGGGACAATAACTTGTCGGAATCCTGATACACGAAATGTACCGTCAATGTGCCTACCTAATGGCACAAGAATCAATGGAACAAAATTTAACTCTAGTTCCTCTATCCTCTTAAGTAAAGCCTGAACTACATAGTAACCTACATCTGGTATTCCAGAAACAATGAATATATCTCCATCGTTAATGCTCAGTTCACATACAGTCGTATTAACGATATAGCGAACAGTTTCAGGAGACTCATTTGCACTTATAACTGGAAGAAGATTATCGAGTTTACTACTGTCTATGCTCCTAAAACCAGCTCTAGACAATGTTTCGATATGGTCATACGTGACAGGCATGAAACCAAGGTTAAAAATCTTTCGCGGTGTTTTCTTGTTTTTTTCTTTCGCAACCTCTGACATAATATCCTCCTAAGGAGACCACCAATGCTCGTATAGTATAATAAAAATCGCAACTTGTAAAGAACTAATTCTCTAGCGACGGAATTAAGCCTTTAAGTTTATTTTTTGGTACAACCCTTTCCAGAAATATACCGTAAAAACTATTAAAAAATTCTTCCTCGCCAAGCTTGCTGGACACAGCTTTTATTACGTTCATGGACTCTATAAATAAACTAACAAAATCCTTAAATTTCCTAATTTTACTCCCAGATAACTTTTTGGCAAGAACAGCCTCAAACATTTCAGATAAAATCTGGGTTATATTCCCATAATAATGTAATTCGCTTATTTCGTCACTGGACACCAATACCCAAATCCATATAATTTTCTCTCCATCGCACTTTCTAGCTAGACCCCATGATGATTTGTCATCCAAAACAACAAGTCTATCCACTACCATCTCACATTGTTCGTGCATTTTGTTCCCTTTCGGTAATAAGACCACAGTTTGACACTACCTTACAATATTTATAGTGTCTCCAAATTTAGCGACAAGTCTTTTATCGCTAATAATATAATTAAACCATAGAGTTTCAACCTTCGAACCCCTACCAGTATCCTTATAATTCTCTTTACTTTGAATTTTAGCCCAATTCTTACTTTTAATATCAATCCTACCCCAATCTTTTAGGTAATCTTCGTATAAATCGTTTACATATCCTGAAATCAAAAACATGCCTTTAGATTTCAAAGCTAACTTCAATAATCTTATATGTAGGGCTTCGTCCATCTCAAATTCGTAAACATCTTTCTCAATGCGCTGGACACCAATATACGGCGGGTCACAATATGTAAATATGTACTCTGAGTCATATATGCTTAATATTTTCTCGAAGCTATAATTTTCGATGGACACACCTTTCAACCTAGCTGCTAATATGAGTAGTAACTCTTTTGAATTTTCCCACACATTGGCTAGTTTAACAACAGGACTCTTGCCAACTTTCCATGACTTAAAAGGAATTCCAGCCATGGACTGCCTTACACCAACAAACCAGCAAATAGCCTTATCTACATCATCCTTAAACTTACCCTCCAGGTACTTCTTTTTCTCCTCGTTAAATACTTCTCTTGAGAATGGAACATACTGTAAACGGTCGTAAAATATAGCTCTTGTTTCTTCATCTCTTAGCACCTTAAAAAATGTCGTAATAAATGAGTTTAGGTCATTAATAACCTCAACATTACTTCTGTCTTTATTTAGCAGGAAGTTCGCAGCCCCGCAGAAAACTTCAACGTACGTTTTATGCGGTGGTATCATGGCTCTAAGTACTGGTACTAAATGAAATTTACCACCATAATATGGAAAAGACGTCAGCCTTTTCATGAGTCCTCCTACAATTGTCGTCAAGGGGTATTTTGCAACCGGTAACGGTGTAGTAGTGTTTATTGGATACTACTACACTATATATTACCTACCCATCCCAATTTTCTAACAGAACCTCAAGCCCTTTCCATGACTCACTTCTGAGTATCTTATTAGCTTTTATAAACTTTGTATATATCGGGTAAATCTTGTCAATTACCTCCCTGGGCATAGAATCAAGTGAAAACAACGTAACACACAGCTCTATGATGTCATTTTGGTTATTATAATCTCCGCCTACATCATCGTCAGAATCATCTAAATCGTCTCCGTCACTGTCGTCTTCGTCGTCATCTATCTCAAGATTGCCTGATGCAAGCCTCAGATACGAATCTAACTCTTCCTCAGTGTAAGGTAATACCAATAGGTCTATATCTTCAGATTTAAGACCTGCTATCAAATCCGCTAGGTCATCTTGGTTAGGTCTACCCTTTGTCTCATTCAATACAATGCACAATTTTTTTGCCTCAGCATCTGATATAGAACCAATACTCCTAATTGGTATATGGTCTTTTTTAAGCTTTCGTCTATCTGAACCGTTGTCATTTGGGGGGTCCAAATAAATAGTCTCGCCAGCTTCAAATAACTCTTTCAGAGCTATGTATCTGTGCTCTCCATTTATTATCTCCCAGCTATTCTCAGAGCCTGGGTCTATCCTACACGTAATAGGCTCTACAAATCCAAAATACAGGATAGACTCCTTCTGTTTGTCGAATATAAAATTCGACTGTCTATTGTAATTAAAGCTATTACAACTAACCTTATCTATGGGCACGATAAGAGTCGTTATACCATCTTTTCCAGAATCCTTAGACTTCTTTTTCTTCTTCTCATTTTCTGGCATAGTTCACCTCGTCTAATGGGTCATATGGTTTATTAAAGTTACCTAGTCTTTTAAGTGTCTCACTTTCCCACCACTCAATCATGGACAACATCATAATTGCCATCTTACGCAAAGCATCAACTCTGGACTTACTTCTTCTAGAGAATCGTGGGGCACTTCTATATATACGCATTAATTCTGGTATAGCTGCATCTACCTTTTCCTCAATGGACGGAGATACACTAAAGCGCCCTTTCCTAAAGTCAAAACCAAATGGATTCTCCAAGAAGTAATATCCCCACGTTAATCCAGAAGTCCATGTAGCTGAATCACATGTCCAGTTATGCGGTAAATGCGCCAACCAGTCTACAGTTGTACCAAGTAAATGAATATGGTGATTCTTAGTTATATTTTTGATTTTTCGAATAAACGTCAGTACATAGTTCTGATATTGCTTTTTCTTAGGCTTCTTTTCGTTTGATTTAATTGGTACTACAGCTTCTTTGAGAGAGAAAGCCACCCTTTTATACTTGGACATCATATCAAAAAAACCATCAAAGCCGTCCGTCATATGCCACACATATATTACCTGGTCAGCAACACCATATGATTTATAAAGACGGCGCAACTTCTCCAACGTTCCGTAATCTTGCTGCAAATACTGTGAATCAACTTCGATAATTAACCCCTTAAAATCAAGCTTTTTTATTATATCCAAGTATTTTTGGGTATAAGCAACTAGAGCGTCATTGGACATAACACTGTCCTTGTGTACTAGACTGTACACACCACTGTCAATCATGACAAATTTATCTGGGAATAATTCAAGGGCATGTTTAATGGCTTTAATAGGACGTTTTTCAGTAATGAATGGGTATATTGATACAAGGTATCTGTCGGCAAAATATAGAGATGCTAAAGATGGTGGGGAAAACCCCTCAGTAATCGATGGAAAATACAACATATAAATCCTTCCACACTTGACCACACAAAGCTACAATGTTATAATTATAACACTGTATAAAACTTTGTCAAGAGGTGGTCACATGCCAAAATTCGTAACATTATTGTCTGGTCTAGACAGCTTTGTAGCAACAAATCTATATCTCGAGAGCGATAGTATTGGTGGAATAGCCTTATACTTCGATACTGGACGTCCACAAGCAGAAATTAAGACCGTAAAGAGAATGGCTAAGGCTCTTACCCTAGAACTCGATATTGTAAAGTGCAAACCAGCGCTACTGGACAACAAAAATAACGAACCATTTTTCCCTTTTCGAAACGCTCTTTTTCTTACGTACGCCGCAAATATAGCCGTGGGTGACTACGACACAAATATATTAATCACTGGACTCGGTACAGATAGTTCGTACCCATTATCCGGATACCCAGATACCAGCATGAATTTCATAAGTAAGCTAACAACTGCTCTTAACGAAGGTATGGGGAAGGAACTTAGTATTAATATAATAAACCCTGTATATGGCTGGAAAAGAGCCCAGATATTCAAATGGGTTAAAAAACACCATAAGAAATTTATCAAAGAGTCTACATCATGTTACGATGCTACGGACTCCACTCTAAAACAATTTGACTGGGGACTGGGTTGTGGAGCCTGTATCCACTGTGAAGCACGTCAGATAGATTGGGAGTTATCCAATGTTTGAGAAACTAACATCAGTCAATAGGAAAAAAATTCGCGATGCTCTTATATTAAAAGACAGTAGAGTTCTAGAAATATTAAAACAGGTACAAATAAGTAAAACTTTTGAGAATGTCGTGCTAGTAGACATGGCTATAGACCTTGCAGATGAATTACACATTAAACCCGAGGAAGCTCTTGGAATAATTTTATCCCTCACAAATGTCATAAATAAGCGAACCATTGTATGCAAACCATCTCACTTTAGGGACATTCTAACTCTAATGCCGTATTACAACTATAGGCACAACAAGTACATGGTACGTACGGTTATTCATCATAAGCTTAAAGATAATATCGTTACTGACATGCATAAAATGGGCACCGACACACACCTAAGCAAAAAAGGTATCACAAAAGACTTATCCAACAAAATAAGTGAAGAAAAGAGAATAGACAAACTACTTGCTATTGTGTTTGGCTTCAAAAAGTAAGTGGGCGGTCTGGGTTTGCACCAGAGTCTCAACGTTTATCAGACGTTGGGCTTTTCATCGACTAAGCTACCGCCCACTTTTACTACCACTATTATTAGGTAAAGCAGAACGTGGGTCAATGGGCGTAACTGGTCTATTGGATTCAATATGCAATTGTTTTACGTCCTCAAGATACGCTTGTATTTCATCTACAAAGCTATTGAATGGAATCGACTTTACTATAGCTTTGGCATATTCCTGTTCCTGAGGTGTAACACCCTTCACTCGAGCCTTACGCATATTAGATATGTTAGGATATTGTTCTTTAGGCGGCACTGGGTATACAGGAGATTTCAGCACAATCTTACTAATGTCATCTTCTTTCAACTTTAGTATATCCCTGAAAAGGTAATTCAGCATAGCATGGTTATCGATATATGGATTGTCAGCGTACGCATAAAGAGTCTGGGCGTATTCAGAACGTTGTAACATCAGACTAATCCAATCAAGCTCAGCTAGCCCTGACGTATAACACATTTCTATATTAAAGTTAGAGCCATCTTCGTCAGTCTTGTACGTTTGGTCAGTATTACTCTTAGTCAAAAGAGTATAATGTATCATAAGCAATCGCTTGATACCCTTTTTTAACACTGACTGCATGTGAATAACCGCTCTCGCAAATCTAATTGACTGACTAGTTAATGTCGCTCTGGCGTTAATGTCACCTTCAAAGCCTAAAAACGCTTTTGGTACTCTAACCTCAGAGAAAAATTTATTAATGTAGTAATCAAGGTCATATACCTCAAAGGCATTACTAGACCCAGGCAACTTATCTATTTTCGTATTAACGTTCTGGTTACCTATCGCGATAAATATATCTTCCAATGGAGTCATAGGCGCATGTCTATGCGTCATGGTGCCTACCGACGGATTAATATTCTGACTTCGACGAAAGTCCGAAGCGTACCGACGTAACTGTCTTCTTTGTTCAACTTCGTCAGCATCTCCTGTATCAATAACATGATACAATCTGTCAGGATGACGGATAAGACGGTAAAGCAACACCGAGTCCTCAGATAGTATTATCTGCCGCAAAGAACGATATGAATTACTAAGGATTGCCGTACCATACGGAAAATTCTCTGGATGCAATAAATTAGCAAAGTGGACATAATCCCACGGGTCTGATTGTTCTTTACCCTTTTCGAAACGAACACCAACCTGCTTAAAACCAGTTAGAACCTTCTGGTCACTTTCCTCCCGACTTACTGTCCCTGGATTTTTTATAATGTATCCGTACTCTATGCCTTTCTCGCCACTATAAAACAACCTGTAAAACAAATCACCGTACTTGCATATAACACGCATTAACGGCTGAGGATTACTGGATATGCCAAGTTTATTAAGCAGTGCATTTCCTTCCTTTTCAATAGCTTTGTTCTCACTCTTAATTATTATGGGAACTTGAGGCTTAGACTCGCGAATTGGCTGGGTTGTTTCTTCAGTATATAAATCTAATACAGACGCGGCAATACCCTCATCCAGGTCGTCCAACAAAGCATACCTGTCAGTTCTACTGCGCGGCATTCGAAGTATCATCTGGAGAATGTCACCTCTTAGCCTACCATAGGCATAGTCATCACCGTCAGACTCAGCAACTGGTCGCTCTTCCTTAGGTCTAGTAACATGGGAGTCAATTCCAAATAATGCGGCTAGCCTAGCCTTTTTTGTTGTCATCGGCATCTTGTAACCCCTCGAATAATGAGTTAGAACTTTTATGTAGGTTAATGTATTTTATCACTTCATCTGCCATATGGTCTAAAGAAATTTTCATTTCACCACGGACAGTTATCAAATCAGTTTTATTAGGAGAAGACGTTGGGGTAGATTCTGCTAAAGATACTGAAGTTAAATTAGTAACAGTTGCCCCCTTCATTACACTCTTTTCGTTCATGAGTGTGTACACAACTCCTGCTAATGCGTCAGACGTATCTTTAGACCCAACAGAACCGTCACTTGCTACGTTAGGATGGTCTATAACACCACTATCCAAATCCTCCTCAAGGTCTATCAGTTCCCTTATTAATAATGGATAGTCGTATATTCGTATTCTATCCTCAACAAACGCCTGCCTAGTATAATGATATGGCTCAGGGCGTTCGTCTACAGACAAAAACGCTGTCTTGTATCCCAACTTCGAGAATATCTGAAGGGTATCAGCCGATTGGTATTTATCAGCCGTCACATGAGTTATTGGATACCCATACTCCTTAAGTGCTATAATAAAAGCCCTGATTTTAGAGAAGTCAATCTCGCCCTCTCCTAATAACTTAATAGCCATAATAATGTCAATGACAATCATAGGCTCTTTGTCGATATAATATGTGTTATCATAGCGCATCTTTTTAACTTCGCGCAATCCGCCTATATGACCCATGCAGAATCCAGCAGCATCCTTTTTGCGCGACAAATCCAAATGTACAACTCTTGGACTTCCAGGATTCAAACGTGGAACATAATCAGAGTCTTTCACATGAAACAGCTCATTTACCATAAGGTAGTCCACTATTTCAATGTCAGAATAAATAGAAATTTTAATTATATCCTGTGTAAATGGGTGTTTACGCCCATCTACACACTTAATAATCGGTTCTTTTATTCGGAAAAGTGGTGATATTCCTACAGTAGCTCTTCCAGCTATTTCCCTAAGAGCACGTTCGGTATTTCGCTCAAAATCTTCTTTGAATTCCCCAGGTACTTCAATGACCTCAGTGCCATCTTTGTGAGTTTCGTATTCCTCTAATATCCTACTAGGATGCAGCGCATTTCCTAACTGTACTCTAAACTTAGGTTTTACATATAGTGACTGGGGCTTAACCTCCCACAATGCATACTCAGCTAAGAACACTTTCTTTTCTTCTATCTCATGTCTAACTTTTTGAACATGTCTTTCCAGAAATGAGTGCTTGCTAGTTTTAGACGACAGTAGAAAGGTCATACCAGGAACATAACCCCCTGGACGCATGTATCTGGATTTAATACGACTTCTAGCAGCATTGTAAATTTCCTGAGCTTGCCCTAACTCCTCTGACATACTAGCAGCTTTATTTGGCGCAGTCACTTTATCTTGCATAAAGTTTACTTCGTCCATGTACATGGAAAAAACGTCCTGCCCGAGCACATGAAATTCCTGGGAATTTGAGGTTAATATATTATTTGTAAAAACGCTATGCGTCTTAGGAACTTCTACAACATCATATGTTTTTCTATACCCAACATCAGTTATAGATTTGATACATGTTTTATATACCTCATAATTTTTTGGTATATTTTTTTCCCATTCGGAAAATCTTCTACAAACTCCTCCAGATTCCGAGTATATTTCCTGCTGTTGCATTTCCTGCAACAAGGAACTATGTTTTGAGGAGTTGTCCCTCCGCCTTTTGCTACAGGAATAATATGGTCTATGGTAGAATACTTGCTTATATCCTTTCCACAATAAACACAAGAATAACCAAAATAACCCATCATAAATGCAACGTCTTTTTCTGTTAGGGTAAACTCTACATTCTTCTTCCGTGATTTCCGTCGTTGGTGACGTAACATTAAAATTCGCTGCGTGCGTTCCGGATGCTTTTCCTTCCATTTTTTCCTGTATTCCTTGAGTTTCTCCGGATTCTTTGCTCTCCATTTTCGCTGCCGGGCATTTATATGTTTCCTGTTCTCTGGGCGAGCCTTTTCCGCTAGAATTTTCTCTCGGTTCTTCTTGTAGTAATTCGCACAGATTTTTCGGTCGTATTCTCTCCCTTCTTCCGTTTGACGTTTCTTTTTCTTTTTCTCCCTGTTCTTGCTCGCCCATTTCCTGGAAAATTCCGCATCGCACTCTTTGCAATTGCCTCTTAGGTATCTTTTTTCTGAATTCACTAATTTTACAACTCGAGTTCCGAACTCGCTTACTGGTTTTACCACACCGCATTTTGAGCACTTCTTCGTTCCCTCTGTTACCGAGTGTGCTTTCTTGTCCTTGCACTTTTTTGTATTGTGGTATCTCTTGTTGCTTTTCTTCTTCACACATTCCTTGCATTGTGAAAAAGGTTTTCCGCGATTCATGTAGAACTCGGTTATTGGCATCAATTTCGCGCAGCACGAACACTTCTTCACCTTCTTTGAGTTCGCCTGCTTTTTTTCTAATGTAACTTCCATTTGAACCCTCTACTATAAATTTATGGTCGTAACTACAAACAAGGCTGTCACCTGTTTCAGTTATTACTTCCAAGCATTTTTTTACACCTGAGTACTTAACGCCTTTATACTCACTCGAGAAAACGTCGCTACCATATGATGTCAGTACCTCACTGGACGTATTAGCTAGTTGTTCTACCGCGACATCACCGCAGGGTGTAGCTATCTTAGTGCCTTCAGATACACAACCATAAACCACTGATACATCAGCTTTCTTGAAATTAACTTTTTGTAGTATTCTATGGTCATGTGGAAATTTAGTCCTAAAATATGGCATTCTCTCAATAAAAGCCCTTATACGCCCATAACCAACGTCAGCTACAAGACGTTTAGTCATTGAGTACACTCCAAAAACAATTCTGGAACGTTCCACAAGGTTATAATACTTAGCTGGGTTTCTAAGGCAGGTTAACCTATAGAGTAAATAAACGTATGCAATAGCAGCACTAGTAGTCTTTCCAGAACCAATAGAGCCACCTAGAATAACTTCATAATATTGTGAACCAGGCGCAAATATCTCTTCTAGCATCTCACGCCATTTAGGGTATAAGTCAGGAACTATCCAACCAGCATAAAAGTCATCTTCTAAAAATTTCCATATGGGTACAGGCTTTTCGATGTAATCAAGTTCCCAGATATGGTCATATAACGGACTATCACCGTCATTACTACGTAACTCATTAAATATCTCTAAGGCTACTTTCTGTTCATTAGGTGACAATGAATCAAAGAACTTCCTACTTTTGTGTAGATGTTCCTGGTATAGTTTTTTTGCTAGGTTTACTTCCCCTACGTTTTTTGTCGTTTTTAGGTTCGTTATCTTTAGAAGAGGGTCTTTTTCGAACATTTCGTTTTTCGAGCTTTTTTTCTTTTTTGATTTTTTCTGGTTTTCCGCCATTTGAACTTTTCCTCACATGTAAATCTTTCAATCTATCGCGCGCTTCAGGTAAATCATCAACCATAGGTAACTTTTTTACATTTACCGAACGCGTAACGTCATCGTCTGTACTAACAACTTTATCTGCCCCACCGACGAACATATCAACCATCGTCAGTATTCTCTCTCTAGACACTGAATCTATGTCTTCGCTTATATTCACATTAATACTGTTTAGGGCAATAGTTGGATTCTCCTGATTGTTAGCAGGTTGCTGGTTAACTTTAACGCCTAACCTATCCAGTAAGTCTACAGCAGCCTTATACTGCTGTCCAGACGGCGGTAAATCAGTCATGTCTGATGTTATGCCCATTAAAGACCTAGCTATAACTGACAAAGCTTGAGCCATTAACTTCTCTAGCTCGCTAAGCGCATAAAATTGTACCCTTTCCCATCTCGAGTCCTTAAATTCGAAATCCTTATATAAAGTCTTAAGGAAATACTGAATATCATACCTATTTAGGAATGATGACACCTCATTAGGGGTTAAACCAGCAGATAAGAGCGCAGCCTCTCCATGGACTACGTATTTCTTAGCCAATTTTATCTCATCAGGTGTAAGAGGTATATCTAGTGTCATAACTCAACCATAGCTTCCATTACAGTTTTGTATATATTAGACGGTACTCTCTGAGCTGCAACTATCCATAACTTCTTATAGCAATCAACACAGACCTTGCTCTCAGACTTCGGAGTGTATACTCCGAGAGTAGCGTCACATTCGTAAGGAATAACATAAGCCATTTCCCTAGACGAAAAGTGAGATTTGCAAATTACACAATCAAATCCCTCTGTCTCTACTCTTGGAACTTTACTGTCTATTATGTCATGGAACTTTGATAACGACTCTACTTGTTTAGTCGTGACTATCTCAGCTACTGTAAGATTCTTACTAGCTATTTTATCTAGTGTTTTATCAGGATTCTTAAGGTAAGTTCCCTCAAACTTACTCCTAAAACAACCTTTGCATATGACGATACCATCACTTCCATAAGGAACTGTTTCATCGTCGTATATCAACACGACAAAATCAGTCTCTACATAACTACCCGAACACACCGGACACGTTAAGTACCTATTAGACACAACTTGGCTACTAGCTGGAATAACTGAAGATACCCCTTCCTCTATCATCTTAGCAAAAACCTCTTGAGGTTTATAAACTGCCAGACACTTCATACAAACGGAGAAAAACAACCCATCTTTGCATATAGTATACAAAGAGTCTGGCTCTGTATCTTCCTCGCAATACTGACATGGTACAAAAGAATGGTCACTTCCCATAAAAACCTCCACTATATATTGTATACACATAGCCTAAAATGTCAAGGGGTAATTCGTTACCGGTTGCAAAATACCCCTTGACGACAAATGTCACTTACAAATGAACCATCATTTGTTTTTACGACATTAATGACATTATCAGCCAAATCCTTAAGAGAACTCTCATGAGTTATTAAAAATACCTGTTTATCCTTGAAATTCTTACGGAGTAAATTCATCGCGGACTCTACGCCAGACTCATCTAAACCGTTAAATATCTCGTCTAGGAATAACTGTGAGAACGAACTACTATACGTAAACTCAATGGCATCACGAATAGATAATAACACAACTAGGTCAACTCGAGTCTTTTCACCAGTAGACACAATATCGTAAGCATCTCCGCCATCACTATAAGAGACATCTAGTCCCAAATTACCGTCATCATTCCTAAAGCGTATCTTAAGGTCACCATCTGTTAAAAACTCAGAATGGCTAACTGCGCACTTATTTATTACAGGATACAAATTATCAAGCAGGTACGAAGGGATACCATTATAATGAAACGCCTTCATCCAATATTCTGCTACAAACAGGTATTCCTCAACGTCGATTGCCTCAGACTTCAATTTGTCTATTTGGGACAGTGCAGACTTAATTTTTAACTCAGCGTTGCTAATCAGTGTCACAAATCTATTGTCACTGTCATTAATGTGTTTCCGTACCTTAACCCACGCAGAACTTTGCGATATTCGATTATTACGCAACTCAACCTTTAACCTACTGACAACCGAATAATCAGGTTCGTCAGGCTCTTCTAATGAATTTAGTTTAGACTCTATGTCATCAAACTCTGTTTCAAGACTAGATTGCTTATTAACGTGCTCTTTGTATTCAGATTCTAATTTCTCAAGTTCATCTCGCAAAGGTTGTACGGCATACACCCTTTTCTCAAAAGCTCTCGGTAAGTACTGACCGCAAAAAGGACAAATACCTTCTTCTTGTTTTGCGTTAGCGTCGCTTTTATCAATCACGTCTTTCTTTGCTACTTTAACACGCTCCTTAATAGCTGAAATCTTTCCCACTACCTCCCGAAGCTCCTGGCTGATACGTCTTAAACTTGTAGTGTATCTTTTTTTCTGGGAGTTATACTTCTCCACTCTCTGCATATAACTATCTCTTATATCCGTCGTAATAATCTCGTTATTTAGCATTTCATCTATCAGAGTATGTTCCTCTTCTTGCAATTCTCCTATATCCTTAATAAAATCAATATAGTTAGATTGCCACCTAAAGTCAAATATACGTGACTCCTCGGTATACTCAGCAAGACTTTCCTGAAGATTACTAACTTCCTGTTCTTTTCCAAATATCTGCGATTTTATCTGGGATAGCCTACTTTCATACGTATTTTTGTCTTTCTGCGCCTTTACGTAAGCTTTAGCATAAGCATCAAAGCCAAGCAACTCTTCGAGAACCTTCTTTCTAGCAGAGTCAGTAAGCCTACAAAACGACGAAGTACTACCAGCAAATAGAACCGTACTTGTAAAGTATTGATAGTCAAACCCTAAATATTGCTCTAAAAGAGCTTGCTTGCCCTTGTTAGTACCGTCAGTCACGCTACTAAACGATAGAGTTGTGCCACTTCCACGCTCACGTCTACGTCTAATCTCAAAAGTGTCATTAGGCGTTTCAATTTCTAACCATACCTCGCAAGCATTCGCATCGGAATGAATTACATCATCTGCTCTTGTTTTACGAATAGTCTTACCAAATATAGCCCATGATATTGCTTCGAGTAACGTGCTCTTACCTGAACCATTTCGCCCATTTATCAGCGTAACGCCATAAAATTCGCGCAAATCCAACTTTAGGGACTTAAACGACATAAAATTAACAGCCGTTATTGTTAATACTCGCATTTCATTCCTTTAGGTAATATAATCCCTTACTAACTAGAAAGTCACTTTCAGCAGAATCATGTGGAAATTCTTCGACATACTGACGAAGAATACCCTTAACAGATGTTTGGTCAAACATTATTCGAGGCTTATATTCGTCTTCGGCAGCAACAGTCTGTATAACCTTCATGCCAGACTTTGGTTTTATTTTGCTAATTGTATCGCCATCTGCGATTACTTTAACGTAGTCTATATCCCGAACTTCTTGCATGTCATCTTCGCACGTAACACGTACGAACTTTGGGAGATTATTAAGCTTCACAAACTCAGGAGCTGTACCACCAAATATCATAAATCCATTAGTATTCCCAGACTCACCCCAGGTATGCTGTAGCGGGGAGCCGACATAATAGACATTTTTACGAATTTTCTGTTGTTTATGGTAGTGTCCTAGAGCCACCCATTCATAATTCTTAAATATACCACGTTGGACACCGCCTTCCATTACATATTCATGTGCTCCAACCATCGCTCCTTTAACACCAAAATGACCAACTAAACAAGTAGCCCCATTTTTTCTCAGCGACCGTACCTTTTCGCCCACGTATTCTGGAGAATCACTCCACGGAATAAAACCTACGCTTTTACCCGCAACATTAACAACTGATGGTTTAACTATAACTTTAGCTATTTTACTAAGTATTCTAATTGATACCCGTGTTCCATCGTTTGAGATGTCATGATTACCCTTAAGAATGTACAACGGAATAGTAGACTTCGAAAGCACCGAGTATACGCTATCCAATACGGTTACATCAATAGATTTACGACTATGAAACAAGTCACCTGCGATTATTAATGCGTCGACTCCTTTGTCTTCACTTATGGAAATTATACTGGACAAAGCTTGCAATACCCACTCTAACCTGGAGTTAAGACCATCCTTAGTTATACTAGAGTACTGCACATAATTATGAGCATGTACATCAGCACATACAGCTATTTTATGCATTTAATCCTCTATACACAGTGTTATACAACTCAGCCAACTCACACACCATCTCTAACCTAACAAATGCCTCAAACAAAGTATTCCCTGTTACAAACACACCGTGATGCAACATCAAAATAGTGTTGTATTTTTCCCCAGCTATCTTCATAGCAGCAAGCCTAGACGCTTTACTACCAGACTTATGGTATAATTCTGTCGTTTTTATCCTAAGAAAATGCTTAGATTGTTCAGTCGAAATACGATTATACCACTGGATATGATTCTTCATAGCCGCTATCACACTTACGGGATGTACGTGTATTACAGCGTTTACAGAATCGTCAATATTGTATATGGAAAGGTGTGTTTGTACCTCAGAAGACGGATTTGCGTTCTTATGTTTACATTTACCACCATGAGTTACAATGACCAAGTCCTCACTTTGCAAAAAACCTAGATGAGTACCCGACGCAGTAATAGAAATGCCATATGGCTTGCGAACACTAATATTACCCGCAACGCCATAGTTATATCCTCTGAGATACATCATCTCCCCGCAAGTAGGAATATCAACTTCTTTCATAAATGTTACCTTTCATCCCCAGAACCAGAAAGTTTGTTTCGCTGTTGGCGGCTACTAAGTTTAGCAATATTTTCAGCTGCTACATCAGCCAAATCAACACCCAGGTCTGACGCAAGAGCGGCTAAATACCACAGTACGTCTCCCATTTCCTTTGTAACCATATCAATAACAGTGGCGCAAATATTAGGGTTATTTTCCCTAAAACTTTCGTCTTGTAATTCTTCAATAGCACCGTCTCTTATGAGTTTTTTAATCTTTTCAGCAACCTCACCCGCTTCCCCATTAAGACCAAGAGCAGGGTAGATGATACTATATTCCTTTGGGTATATAGCTGTTTTCCGTGCTTCCTGTTGGTATTCAGAAAAATTTAACATCGCTTACACCCCACTTTCTTTAATGTCTTTTTCTTTCCAGTGTATACACCATGTAAATTTTGTCATCCCATAATCTTTTGGTTTTTTATTTTTGCGATTAGTGCAATTACCGTTTTTGTCCTGATATTTACAATTATTACAGGATTTTTCTTTTCTTTTTTTACTCATTACTTGCCTTTCATACTTTGTCAGACTTTATTCCAGGGTTTTACTCATGGGTACATTATTTTTCTTAGTTTTTTCCGTACATATTCTAAGTCATTGTACCATAAGTCATAGAGCGAATTCCATGGTCTTGGAACCATAATGGGTATACCACCTGCGACATCCCACTTCTCTATTACGGAATCCTGGTCATCTATTAGTATATGATTGTCTCTTGCTATTAAATGCTTCTGCTTACATAAAAAGTAGTTTTCAGGTAATATACCAAAGCGCTTATTAATCCACGCTGCCTTATATCCAGCGCTATTCGGGTCAGCGCATGGAGTCGAGCATATAAACACATTCTCTTTGCCAACATAGTCCGTACATGTGTAAAACAGGGTCTTAGCTATATTGTATTCGGGCATATTAAGCCAAAACTCTTTGGAGTTCATCTCGATAAACCTCCAAAATATATCCTCAGGTACTCCAATCCTGTCATATACAGTAGACTTCTCCCACATAGCACTATGGTATAAATTTCGGTTAAATAGCATCTCGCACGCACGCACAAAATCAGAAAGAACACCGTCCATATCCAGAAATATCTTGTAATCCATAAATTTTTCCTTTCCCGTAGTATTATTTACGAAAACCAGCAGGCACATCGCCGTCATCTTGCTTTATGTCCAGTATTCTCTTCATAACATTCTTAGCTACACCTTCACTAGTAAACTGGATATCTTCTGTAAAACACGTACCACCTAGATTCAAAAGTAACCTTATGTTACTACCCATTCTAACAGCAAACTTTATAACACTAGCGTCACTCACAATAACTTTTTCATGTAGTTTAATCATCCTAAACACCAATCCTTTCTAGTCCTATCTCACAATATTCCTGGGATAACTCTATCATTACAAAGTTTCTGCCAAGATTTATACATGATACAGCTACCGTAGATGCCCCAGCAAACGGGTCTAGTACTAAGTCTCCTTTGTAACTCAATAAGTTAATACACAAGTCCGATAAGTCCGTATGAAAGTTTGCTTTGGTTAATTCTGGCTGTGTAGGCAAGTTCCAAATACCGCATACGCCCTTCATAAAGTCATCTTTTTCTATAGTTGAAACACCCCTTTGTATTTTTTTCCATTGCTTTTTATACCCAAACATTACAACCTCAAAAGGACAATAGATATAAGGCGCACTAGCACTTAAATAACTTCCAAAGGCTGAATGTCTTCCTCTGTGTCTATCTGTCCAAACCGCAACTCCGTTATAGTGTAACCCAACTTTTTTGAACAAACGCTGGAATGAAGCAAACGGACTAACTCTTACCTTATTGTTCTGTGTACCCATCTCTAACAAACAATTAAGAGCAATACGTCCATCAGGCTTTAATACCCTATAAATTTCTGAAAGCCATTTACGGCACCACTTTAAGTACTTCCCCCACGTCATGTTGTCCTTGTAAATGCCGTAATCCTGTCCAATATTATAAGGTGGGGAAGTTACCACTAAATCGACTGAGTTATCAACGATTTTGTCTTGCATAAATTCTATGCAGTCAGCGCAGTGTATTTTATTAATTATTTTTGAATCTAACAATTTTAATCCTGTTCTTTCTGTTTCTAGTTAACAAATGCCGCCTTCTTTCCCGGTACTTCCTTCGTGCGCTACACATATAGCTTCACCGAATGCACGAAATATATCGTTCAATAAACACATGTCTAGATTGTAATATTCAGCTATCCCTTCTAACGTAGACTCTTCTGAAGCTAGCTCCATAAATATCCTTGATAACGGAAATCCCGTACCTTTAAGGCACCATACACCACCAAGTTTCTTAGCACTATACTCAATACCCTGTATCTTGGTCAGGTCTACGACATCGTTTAATCTTACACTCACATTCTCAGCAACATTTGCCGTATTTTCTGCGACATTTCCGTTAGTAGGATACGCTGCGTTCCACCATGCATCAATTAGCTCACTAAGTGTGTCTTTTGCCCCAATTACTAATTTTACCGAGTTATGCTTAAGCACTAGTTCACAATTCATTTTCTTTGCTAGTTCCAACGTTTCTTCTATGGCGTCGTCGTAACTAGCCAATACCTTAGCTGACACCTCTACGTCAGAAGTAAACTCTACGTATTTAGTATCCTTATTCATGCCTATTCCCCTTTTCTTAGTATCTTCGACACCCTCGCGCCACCATTCGCGAGACTTCTTTCTTTCTAAATAAATTATAATAAAGACAACTATACCCGTTATTAACCCAACGAAAAGCGACACTATCTCTCCAACAATATCCACTTGTCCCATGACTATCCTTTCTTATTTCCTCAGTAGTATACGTTCGGATAAAAATAACTTTTTACCTTTGACTATAATATAGGGAAACATTCGTACTATGTCTACTTTACTCAATAGAAACATAGCATCGTATTCTGCATCTGATAAATCGTCTGGTAAATTATCTTCATATTCCCAATAAATTTTTATGATGTTAGGCATTATTCGTCCGCTCCCCAATTGGCAAGTTCCCACTGAAATACTACAAGAACTCCACAGTGAGGGCACTCCATATCACCTTCTGTATGAAGTTCATTGATAACACTTCCTACTAAATCAGTAGCATCAACCCATTTTCCACACTTAGGACACTTGAAATCATATCCCTTGATAGTTGGTTTTTCTTTTGGCTTATCCTCTGAAACATCAAAAACTTTTTTCAATGCATCATAAAGTCTTCTGAAGTCACCCCAAAGAATATCTCCATAAATACCTTCTCCTTCCTCTCCGGGAATAGGAATCCATAAAGATACGACACCGGGCTTTTCCGTAGTCACGTCAATATGATGTTCGTCTTCAAGGTTAAAACTATTGTGTAAGATTGCAGGGAGAGTATAATTTAGTTTGAATTTGTCACAATCTGGAACACAATGTATATACATACGTTTACCATCAAACCCGTTTTTATACCTTGCGGTACTTCCTTTCGGAATTATTTTTCCACAGGCAACACATTTGTGTTCTTTGCGGGTTTTGTTTACATGATGCGAATATGGATAACGTTCTTTTCGTGGCATTATCACTCCTCGAAATCTATTGACTCGTCGGTTTTGGTTTTTCGAGATTTCGTTTACGAATCAGTTCAAGCATTTGACATTTTTCACTTTCCAACTTATCCGAATCTATTTCAAAGAACTCAGCGAGAAGTTTTTCGATTGGAGTGCGTATCGGAAACAAGCAGTAGTCTTCGTATTTTGCGAGAACTATATCTTTTTCGTAATTTATCCAATCGATGAACTCGCCAATAGTCTGGCTTTTATCATTTATCTTTTTGAGTTTTTCGTGTTCCGGGTATCCTTCGACTACTTCTTCCGCCATAACCAGCTCCTTTCTCTACAATTGGGATTAGTTGCCCTAGTCCATTGCAACTTTCAAATTGTTTAACTCTCTCTTTAACTTTTCTAAACTATTACACCACTGAACAAATGGATGAAAATGGAAAAGGCAGTTGTTCTTCTGTTCTTTGTTTTCATAAACAACAAAAATATGAGGTTTGTTGGTTAGTAAGCTGGAAGCTAAAGCCGCTCCGAATTCCGTATACATTCCACTCCCGATTTCATTATGAAGAAGTAGTATAAATATTTTAGAGTCCACAATAGCGTCAATTTCAGCTTTTGCCCGTTGATTGCAATGCCCAATGTGGTCGGTGTAGGGTTTAACCTTGGACATTGAAGCCCAATCATAGGCAATAGACCAACCCAAAGACTTAACAAACTCTTGGACTTCTGCAACTTTTTCTTTGTTTCGTAGCTTACTTGCAACATAAACTTTTCTATTCATTGTCATCCTCCTCGAAATCTATTTTGTCATGACCTTCAGATTTCATTTCGTCGCCTTTGCGTATTGCATCGCAATCGACGACAGTGATATTTGATAAATTAAATTTCTTACCAGCAGGAGCAACCCAACCCTCATTGTTGAGCCTGCTAACGAAAAATTCTTTAGCCTCTTCATCGGTCATTTTACGAATCTTTGTTTCGGTATAACTATAAGAAACGTAAATAGGCTTATTCGGTGTAGGTGTTTCTTTGTCATTAAACACTTGAAGCGATAAGCTACCCGTATCATAATCTATCTTGACCAACTTATAACCGTCCTTTATTGAACCATTTCCATCATCTTTCGGACTCGTCCACTCGTCGTACCTAATCCACACACTTTTTGGAACAATGCTATTATTGTGAAGCGTCCAGCTATAATTAGTTGTAAAACCACCAAGTGATAAAAATTCATTAACAACTTCTTCGGTTTCTTTTTCCTCGACGTAAGGTGTTGTATAAACCGCCACACGTTTCGATTCCCCAAGTTCTCGCATTAATTGTTCCTGTTTTTCTAAGACCGCATGGGCATCCCCGTCAACTCGAACTATAATCATCTTGTGCTCTTTTTCAGCACGTTCGAGCGTTTCTTTCGTAGGGTTATCTTCGAGAATAATAGCATCTGCGGTGATTTTTACGTCGTCAGTAATCGTCATTAACTTATGTAATTTACCCATTGGTCTCACTATTGGCAATACTATACGATTAGCCAACGATAAACCGGTATCTATAACGACCTGCGTCTTTATAAATTCTGCTGACTTTACAGGCTGAACGTCGATGTATAAATTATTGTTGTCTTTTCTTATATTGACTGCGTTAAAATGCTTCTTCAGTTCGTCCTCTAACGCTGTAGTTATAATTGTATCAGCAAAGGCGTTCTCAATAACTTCATTGAGTTTGTCTTTGACGTCTTCAGGGATACCGACGAAAGATTCATCGACCTCACGAAACGTAACCCCGGCATCGAACTTGCATCCGGGAAGTGCGAAGGTGTAACCACTATCTGACGTGTCATACTCTTCCTCATCGTAGCTTAGTTGAAACAGCATTTCGTCCCAAACGAAAGCTCCAACATAAATACCGTGTTCGATAACAACATAGACATAAAAATTACCACCGCAACAAACCATGTCTTCTTTAACAACGACATTCTTATTTTTATGCGACGGAACTTCGTCACCTACGTTGTAAACCAGCATTAGTTCGTCGCTGAATGAATAACTTTCAACGTAATCGTGGGCTTTACCACAATTAGGGCAATAAACTACTTTTCCGAATTTGAACTTGTCACGTACTGTCATAATTAACCCCCTTCTCCACAATTAGTTTTGATTAGGTGTTCAACGTAGCCCTCAAAGGTAAATGGGCAATCGTGTCTTGCCTGCCCTGTCTTTTCTTCGTAGTCGATGCAGAAATTTTCGTAACCTTCACGCAGCATCGTCAGTGCCATTTCTTCTTGTGTTTTTGTGCTATCTATGGAACTGGAATTATCAGAAGCTACGGAGTTAGGTTTTTCGTCCAACGCACCACTTAAATCCTCAAATATTGACTTAAGAAGTTTCAAATCCAAATCACAATCATCTGCAATTTCAGACAGTTTGTTATCATCTGAAATTTCTGCTAACACTCTGGATAAAGGGAATCTCGTTCCTTTAAGACACCACCGCCCACCCAATTTTTTAGGATTAGATTCTATCCCATCTACCAAAAAAAGTTTTAATGCGCCTTCCTCTATCCCAGCGGCATAGCTGCGCAATCTATTGTTATCTTCTTCGAGCTTGTCTTTTTTGTCTCCCTCATCAATAATAGCGTCAATAGTTTCTCGAAATTTTTTGCTGTATTTTCGTTTGAATAAACCCATTTTAATCCTCCAATATTTGTTTAAGTTCATCAAGCAACCCGTCGGTTTGTTTGACAGGCAGTAAAGCATCATAAGATTGATGGTCGCCTAAACTCGCCTTCCTTGAACCTGCAATACCTTGAAGATAGTCTATGACCTTCTTCACCGTATCTTTGGGTATTGGTGCCATTTCTTTCATAGGTTGTGTTTCGACAACCCCAAAGCTTGTTATTTGGAACTCCTCTACAATTTGGGAATCAACTTCGAACTTACCAACACCACTAGGTACGACTTTAACAAGCCCATCTTCAATTAATTTTGAAATAGGAAAGTCATCTTTGTGTTTAAGAATTTTACAGTTCATAATCAATTCATTGTTATTGTTAATTTCCAATTTTTCTACTTCTCCGATAGCTTCTTGTGAATCTTCACTTACACCCAAAGGCTGTGATGGATACAAAAGTATAGTTTTATCCTTCACGTCATTAACCATCTTCTCGACAACTTCACGTGGGTAAATGTCGCCATTTGCTGTTGGTTCGTCCGCCTTAATACCTACTGTTGCTATAATAAAATTCTTTCTTATTGGACATTCTGCCCCATCTGGATTTCTGCAACCGATTTCATCAAGCCAAGGACATTCAATTTCTACACAACGCAACTTTTGTTTCTCATGCAATTTTACTTCTTCCTTAGAAATATCCTCATCGTCAGTATCTTCCTCTTCCTCGGCGTCGTCACAGTAAGGTTCTTCGTAAGGGCGCGGGTCATGTATTTCGCAATATGCTGCTGCTTTCGTATTACTATAGATGAACTCGTCATAAACCTCGACTACTTCGACTTCTGGTAATGGAATCTTTTCGCCTTTGTACGTATCGTCGTATTCGATATCCTCGAATAATACAAGCAGTTCTTTTTGGAAGAACTTAAGCAGCGGAATCATAACTTGTCTAATTTGTGGGTGTGCATCTTTGTGGCACCGAAGCTTGAGCACATGACGCCACTCACGAATAGATGCTTGCATTCCAATTACAGTTCTTAGGCAGTTAGGAAGCACCGCACGCGCTTCTTGAGGTTTTGCTCCAAATTCATTTCGAAGTGTATTGTAAGCCCACTCAGACCATAAACAGGATATGAACCACACGTCCCACGCGGTCATTGAATGTTTACTTCCTTTATCTGCATTTACAAAATGCCAAGGAGTTATTTTTGGTGCTTTACTACCAACCGAAATACATGTAACAGGTATTGGATGCGGCAATTGTATATCTTTTCTATCGTCGTCAGAAGCATCGTCATATTCGTCAAAGAAAAATGGCTCGATAAAATTAACTCCACCGAATTTTTTCTCGCTACCCTCATCACAGTACCTTGTAGACTGTTGCGCGTAAGACGCTAGTCTGTGACGCACAATTTCATGACTAATTCCGCGGTCGCAAGTGATTTCAACGGCAATAACACCGAATTCGAGCATTGCGTGATGCCCTTTGTCTCGAAGAAACTTGATGATTTTGTCGGCAGAACCTTCGCCGATTCTATCCTCTGAGCGCCAACAACGTCGAGCGTTGATTTCAATGAGTTTTTTGATTACGTCAAATTCGTGCATTTTATACACGATTACTTTTGGATTAACTAGTTGCATTATTTCCTCCTTCTTCTAATTTTTCGTGATAAAATTCACCTGTGGGTAACCCCGTTTTTGCGTCTATTTCTCTGAAATAAACCCCGTTGATTTCAACGTATTTCATACTATCCGGGCAAAACGCGGGGTCTTTGAATTTATCGGGAATAGCCTTTTCGTCAAAGTTAATCCACCCTCCATCAATCGGCGTCGAAAGTGCCGACAATACAAGCATTTTGTCGCCTTTAATAATATAGTAGGCTTGTCCCTTATCGTAATCGTGGAATATAACTTTATCGGCGAGCATCCACTTTCCGATAAGAGTTAATTTTTCTATGACTTTTCTCTCTAAATCATCTGGAGTATTTCCCGGCTCATGACGATTTCCCCAAGACCTGACCGCTTCTTTATCGTAGACTATTCGCACTTTAACCTCCACCGTTTATGATTTTATCTTTGTTAATTTTCAAATCCTTTACGATACCTATTGGTTTATCTATGCAAACCACAATTTCGTTGCCTTTTGTAAAAATAGCACTTAACGCCATTTTTACGAGTTCGTCTTGCTCTTTTGTGAGAGCAACAGGGTATACAATACCGTTCTTTTGATATACCAGTATGATACTGTCATTACTATCAGTAGGCATTACAAAGCTCCTTTCTATGGGCGAAAGTTAATGTTAGGAGCGACGTAATTGCCTGTAAATATACCAATAACAATAAGCAAAAGTATTGCTAATGCTCCGTAAACAACACATGTCATGGTAACAGCAAACGTCCTATCGTCTTTATCAATAGCGCTTATATTTTTCATAAAGACAATCAGCCCAATCGACAATATAAGTAGTAATAGCCCACAAGTAACTATGCTAACCATCTGCTCTGCTTTATACTCAGCTATCGCTATGTCGTTATCGACATTAATGTTATACGGAAGACAACCTGTGAGAAACACTACAAGCACAAGTACTACCAACTTCATAATAAATCCTTTCTGTTATACACGGTTATTTTCTATTTTCTTGATTACTCTTAAAATAAACCCAGAAGTTTTGTTCCTAAAATCGTCGTTGATGTAATCCCCGAAATATATTTTATGAGAATTAACTTCTACAGCGTGTATTTTTCTGTCTCGCATATCGTTTTTAGTATACTCAGCACCACTTTCATGCGGATACGTACCTTCCTCTGGATACACAATATGACTCTCAAATGGAAACGCAACGTCAACGTAACCCACCACAAATTCTAAGTAAACACGACCAGCGTTATGCTCATATGGCGCGTCATTCCAGTCATCACCATATTGACTCCCATTTTTACCAAGGTAGAAACGAATAACATTACCCCGAGGGTCTACATCTATGATGTTATACTCTTCTAAAAATGGCGGCGTCGCGTCTTTTTCTATCTTCTTGACTTTTTCTACCACCTCATCTAATATCTCATAGAATTCGCGGAGCGTCATTAACCGCATTTCAGGCATGTCTATACCGTTTGTATGCCCGTCACTTCCACCGCTTTGATTACACTTTTCATTATGCCAGTAAATTTCAACAAGCCGCTCAGGTTCATCTAGTTTCTTAGTGCGTTGGTTCCAACAAGTAATGTACGAATTCGTTCTTTCACTGTGTGAGAAACCGTATTTGCCTATACTGTCAACCTCAACCGCGCCTAAAGACCTCAAGAACGTTTTTACGTGTTCTTCGTTTTTAGATAAGTATTCAAGTTTACTTGAGGTATTTAGTTCATTAAGCTCTTCCCACATGTCTGTAACAGAGTTTTTAATTACGTCAAGTAACTCCATAATTTCCTTAAAGCCTTTTTCACCATAAACCCTAAGGATATTATCAACTCTGTCTGTGACTATGGTCATATCGCAAATATCGCGTGACCATAACCCAGTCTCGTCGTCAGTAATAACATCAATAGATAAAATTGGCTCACTTTGCATCCCGACCACCTTTCCGTTTTATAAAATACAATATAGAATAAGTATGATAACCACTACAGTAAAACATAGCGGAAATACACAACCACTTTTCTCCATCATGGCATTTTCCAATTCCCTATCAAACTCTTCCTGTGTCATATTTGGCGTATGTCTATATGGGCATTTTGTGCACTTACAATGAGCCACATCTTGCATCGGTAACGTAACAGATTTTATAGTCTCCATGTACTTCAACTCAGAATTAAGTAGTTCTATACACTCACGCAGTGCGACTGCGTAATCTTCCACGTCCTGCGTTAGTAATTCAACAACTTTAGTTAAGTCGCTATCTAGTTCCCACGCGTCTATGATATCTGGTAAGTTTGGGTACTCTGTAGGATTAGAAATACGATGCAATTCAAATTCCAGGTAGTGTACAGCCTTTTTCAAGTCTTCCGTAGAATTATTCTTGCGGTTACGACGCGCTATGTACTTTACCACACTTCCTATCTGAAAATTTAGATTTTTACTCATTATGACTTCTATAGGCTGTACCTCTGAATCTACATAATGGTCACCACCAACTTGTTTTTTCATTACATCATCAGCCATATTAACCTCCGATAATCTTTGTAAGCTGTTTATATAAAACTTTGGCTTCTTCAATCGTTTCTTTATCGTCAGGATGTTTTTTCCAATAGTAATCCATGTTGTTTATAGCCCATTCGTTTAATAGCAAATCAAGGCTGTCAATTAAAACCTGTAACGGCAACTCGCTGTCTTTGCATACATCTGTTCTTTTCCACCCTTCTTGTTCGTCTATTGTAATGTCCTCTAAATTAACGCCAATAGCTTCACATTCAGCAGGTATTTTATCTGCCCGCAAACACGGACAATTTGAAGCTCACATATTTTTATTATGAAACCATAATTTAGTAAGCAATAAATTTTTCCACATCTTAGCCTCAGATTAATAAATATCAAAATCACTACTAAAATGGCAGTCGCACTCATCGCAAATCCATGTTTCGTTATCAATGTCAATTTCCATCATCATATGACAATTCGGACATTTTGTTTTGACAACGAAACGATGATTTTTGTATTCTGCCAATTTAAGGAGCGTATCAACACACTCCCTCATATCTTCAAAATACTTGAAAATTGCTATTTCTTCTTTTTGTAAGTTCAATGGATTTTTGTGTTCATGCGAAACCCAGAATCTTTGCGTAAAATCTTTTTCCATCTTAACCTCCGGTTCTACTCCATCAGCAAATCACGGATATCCTCACCACAATTCTCACAGTAAGTGGCACTAGCTTCGTTAACTTTATTACACTTGCGACACAACTTTTTTGTGTCTGGTAATGTTGACTCAGTAGCTACAAGTCTCACACCACATTTTGTGCAAAATTTCTGATATCTATCTATAACAGCACCGCAACTACTACACTTAAGTACTTTTTGTGACATAATAACCTCCAAAGTTAACCTTTTACAATTTTATCCAGCCTCCACACTATCCTGAAATCTTTGCCGCACTCTGGACAAATCTCCCAGGTTGAAGCTTTGACATCTTTTGTCTTCTTGACGATAATATCGTCAATCCAAGCGTCCAATAGAACACTTAGTAGTATCTTATAACCACAGTATGGACACTCATATTTACTCTCTTCTAGGCTCAAGTTTCTTAACTTTCTTAAAGTTATCTGAAGGAATTGAATGTTCCATAACACGCAACAACCTTTCGAAAATCTCACCCTCAAGCGACATACTTTTTAACTCATACTCGCGGCATATTTCTATAAACCCAGTTGGTGAGAATCTTGCTTTCACGTACAAACCCATAGCAGCTCCTGAATAGTTATCGTATGCATACTTCAACGACATAACCCTGTAATTATTTTTAATTACAGTCTCGTTCTCAATGAGTTTATCACGGTATTTCGGGCACTTATCGACATTCTTGAAAAACTTACTTAAAGACGATTCGCCAATTGCTTTTATAATCTCGTTAGACCTCTTTTCCCCTATACCACTAACACCTTTAATATTATCCGAAACATCTCCCCATAAAGCTCTTTGCATCAAATAATATTTAGGCTTTGTTGATATAAACTCGTCAATAGGTCTATGATGAACAGGCTTAACAACTACAATCCTACGCTTTTTCGAAACCATCTGAAGAAAATCCCTGTCATTGCTATACAGGGCAAAACCATCGTCGCATTTAATTTCTCGCGTCAATTTATAAACAGCGTCATCAGCTTCAAAATTCGGTAGTACTGCAACTATGACGTTCAACTTCGGCAATACCTCTTTAAGAATTTCTACCTGCTCCATATATGAATAGTAAAAAAGCTCTGACTCCTTACGCTTCTTACGTTGAGCCGCCCTAGTAGCTTTGTATTCTGGGCATAATTTGTACCTAAACTTTGGTACAGAAGAGTCAAACGCAAATATAACCCTATCGTACTCCCTGTGCGAACTCAGAAACCGTCTAAGAAACAACATAACGCCATAAACTACACCCGACAGCTTTCCAGTAGAAGTTAGCAAGTCGTATGAATGTGCAAATCTTGCGCACATATTATTTCCATCAACTATAAGAGTCGCCATATGCTACACCTTATGGTTTATTACGTCTATTGTTGTTAATAGGATTAGTAAACTTCGCAAGCTTATTTTGCTTCCTTTTACGAAGCATTTCCTCAATATCATGAGCAGAGGTCTTAGGTGGCGATTTTCGCTTGCTCTCTTCTATATGGTTAACCGCAGTTTCAATTATCTCTTTGAGATGTTCAACTCCGTCAATTTTCTCAACGGACTTAAGCAAAAAAGAGTCATCCGTAAATGATTTAGCGTCAGACATTGATTCAACTATAGTTCCAGGATACATACGCCAGTATTTTGAGAGCTCTTCAACTACAGATTCCTTAGTAAGACCCTCGCACATCTTTACCCTTACAGACGTACTAGCTATTATGTCCGTATCCAATGACACCAAAACAATCCCACATAGAACTATTATATCCTCAGTTCGTAGTTCATTCGGGGGCAACTCTTTAATAAATATACTGAGCGCTCCAGCTTTCAGGAAATCCACTAGTTTATCAAATATAATTAACATGAAACCCCCTTCTATTCGTACTCTTCGTCGTCGTCATCTTCGTACTCTTCGTCGTCTTCGTCCTCGACTTCATCATCCTCTTCGTACTCTTCCTCATCGGCGTCCTCGTCTTCTTCGTATTCGGAAGTCTCGTCATCTTCTTCGCCTTCTTCTTCAGGTTCACTGTGCTCCAACTCTTCCCACTCCGAATCTATGAACTCTATCTGTTCTAGAAACACTTTGTCCTCGATATCAATAAAGTCAATTTCTCCCAATGTCCACAGTAGCGTAGCTATAATGTGGAGAATGTTAGCTTGAACAGTTTTCTTTTTCTCATTTTTGTAATCGTCGTAAAAGTTAAGAATAGCGTTGCGGATGTCCTTGTTCGTGCGGTTCTTTGTGATATACTCAATATCGACTTTATCAGACTTCTTTTTAACGCTTATTTTCTCAAGCATTGAGTCTAACTGAGCTTTATTCGCAATATTGTCGATATTCTTAAACACAGCATTTCTTTCTTTCTCTGGTAAATCAGCTATAGCCATAGCAGCATTAGCCGACAGTAAGCTAGAACGAACATTGTCCCTAACCCTGTCAGGCAACTCCAAAATCTTAAGTGTACGACTAACTTTAGTCCTGGACAGTCCACTTTGAAGAGCAATCTCCGTAATATTATACCCTTCCTCCTTAAGTCGATTAAACGCTATAGCTTCCTCAATAGGAGTTAGGTTATACCTGCTATCAGACGAATTCTCGGCTATAGCTATTAACAACGCCTGATTTGCATCTTTAACGTCAGTTCTAACAGTAACTGGAACTTCAGTCATACCAGCTTCAACAGCAGCTTTGAGACGACGATGCCCACATATTAAGTAGTACACACTGTCCTTTACCCACACAACCAAATTTTCGATAATTCCGTTCTTCTTTATGCTATCAACCAAAGCTTTGAGAGCTCCCAGGTTCTCCCTTGGATTAAATCCCTCAATTACCTCAATATCGTTTATAGGAAGCCACACCATAGTCGCACTTGAAACCGGCGACTCTTTCTTGCTCTTTGCTTTAGACTTCCCTTTACTATTTTTCTTCGATTTAGCCATGTTATTACCTTTCGTGTAATTTATTAGCCAAAGTACTTCATAAACTCAGCAGAGTCCTTGTCAATAGCAGCAATAAGTGCATTGCGCGAAGAATACTCTTTCTCGCCAACAACTATCTTATTACCACGCTTTCTAGCAATGTCATTTTTCAATAACGTATGTAATATCGTTTCTGGAACATCCACCCCCCGATTAAATGACAACACAAACTCATATTTAGCCCGAGGAGCAGCTTTCCTGTTTTTCTTGCTAGTTAGTTCTATCAAGTATCCCGTAGATTTTGTAACACCATTGACAGTTTTTGTTAGGTTCTTCTTCATCGCACTTTTTATTATTATGTCCGAATAGAAATCCAGAGCATGACCGCCAGGTCTAGTTGTCTTATCAAATGATATCGCACCTATGTTTGTCCGAACCTGATTAGTAAAATAAGCAAACCCAGGCTTTCCAGCAAGTTTCAATATTAGCTTACGCAGATTACGGGACATCGCCCTGGCTAATGGAGCTACAGATGGTACATCACCTAATTCAGCTTTTGGGACTCCAGCGGATACCGAATCCAAACATATAATAAAAGGGGAGTAATCTTTCGACTTGTCAATAAAGTCAAAGATTCCTCCCCATGCATCCTCAATAGTCTCTGGAGCAGAGTACAACACTCTACTTAAGTCTATATCCTTATAACAACTAAGATGTTCATCATCAAGAGTGGACTCAAAGTCAATAAATACTGCCCATCCTCCTAGACGGTGAATCATCTGTATAAAGTAGTGACACAGCGCTGTTTTGCCTGTAGAGAAATTCCCAAACACTTCAATAAGCTTTCCCCCAGGGATGCCTCTACCATCTGATAAAAATGTATCCATAAGAGGCAACCCAGTTGGAAACCAATGCTTAACCTTAGATATAGGGTCTTCCTCTGATAGCAACGAAAAAATAGACTTACCACCCGTAAGCTCAGATGCGTTCTTTTTTTTGGGGGTATTCTCAGTTTTCTTAACACTCGAGCGCTTTTTAGCCATGACCACCTACTTTTTATTTTTTGTTGCTTTTTTGACAATAGCTTTTCCAGCCTTAGTACTCTTTTTTGCAGATGCCTTCTTTTCGAATTTCTTTTTAGTAACAGCGGAGTTAGCGACAGATTTGCCTTTCTTACCAGATACAGCGCTTCCTTTGTTCGAGCCACCGCTCTTGCCTTTAGCTCTAACAGCAGGCTTTTTCTTAACAACTGCCTTTTTAGCTTTCGCGTCGTCAGGGGCATCCTCAGCCTTAACGTAAGAAAGTTTCCCATTCTTCTTTCTCACCACTTTACCTTCGCCCTTGTCTTTTCTTGCTGCTTCAGTGGCACTTTCTACTACCTCGTCTTCATCGTCTTCCTCATCATCTTCTTCATCATCATCATCATCATCTTCATCTTCGTCCTCTTCGTCCTCTTCGTCCTCTTCGTCTTCATCATCTTCATCATCTTCGTCCTCTTCATCATCTTCGTCCTCTTCGTCCTCTTCGTCCTCTTCGTCTTCCTCATCATCTTCATCGTCATCTTCTTCGTCCTCTTCGTCCTCTTCGTCCTCTTCGTCCTCTTCGACATCATCAGAGTCAGCCTCTCCTATATCAGGAAGGTCGTCATCGTATTCATCAGCATCTAGCTCGATACCACATGTCTCAGCAAGTTCCCTAAAGTCAACCCCGATTTCTTCAGCGTATGTCTCTGCAAATTCTTGCAATTCAGGTTTTAAGTCCCATAAAGACTCCCATTTTGAATTTTCCATTGCAAGGATTAACTCGTCGTAATCATCAGCCAAGACAGATGGACTATCAGAAAAATGTGAGTTGTAGTTAGTATCGCGATTCTTGCCAGTTTTGCTAATAAAAAGGTCAAACCCTTCTTCAGGATGCGCAACATTGATATTATAATTATTAACAGCTTCCCATACTACCTGAAATACTTGGTAAGGAGCGTCATAAACTTGAACACCAGTGCCGATGTCTTTTCGGTCAAGCACCCGCATAAAATACCTGACTTTAGGACGCAAAGCTTCTGCGACCTTTTCAATTATTTTTTGTTTAGCTTTAGTAGCACTCTCAAGCAAGTCAGGTAACAACTTACGAAGCTCGCACACTAAGCAAGGTTTTCCGAAAGTTATATTAGGACATGTAAAAGGCTTTGAATCGAACCAGTGTCTACCAACCTTTTTAACCAGTACGTCACCCTTCCGAACAACTGGCAATAAACGCAACTGAGCATTCTTTTTGCCCTTCATTGAAAAAAAGCTAGTGTCATCGTTTAGAGCAGGCATCATATCTGCACCCTGGTACTGCTCTATGCTACCAAAGTCAAACTTACTTTTAGCCTTTTTCAAAGGCTTTTTGGATTTTGCCATAATTTCTCCTTCTAACAGGGTTGTTAATCATTTAGAATTTTAGTCAAATTTTACTGAATGTCAAGTAAAAAAAGTAAAAAAATTCAAAAAAATTCTATTTACACTTCATATTGTGTATACAAATTTATAAACACAGCTAGACCGTTACCGGTTGCAAAAAAGTCCTTGACGACAGATGTCACATATTAGAAATTAACGATATCATAGCCTTGCGATGCTCCAACGCATATACTATTGAATTTAGCTTATCGAGCTTATCCTCGGCTAAACGAATCTTATGCGCTAATTTAGCTATATCTTGGTTATTTGATACAGTCATTAATCCCTCAATAACTTTATTGCTAACAAAATTGTAAGAGTTTTCCGCCACTGAAAAATGTCTGAAATAATCCTCAGAATAGACAACTTCATATTCAAATCTGAGAGACCTCAATTTTTTCTTGACTCTATCTCTAAGATTTCTCCAAAAATAGTACTCCTCAGCATGTGTATGCAAAATAGCGTCAAAGTCCGCACTTCTTAAATCTAAAGAAACAGATGCTTCAAATGTGTACACCACACCATCCACTTTTACAGATACACTAGACATCTTAAACACACTTGTTTTATCCTTCATAATAATTACCCTCCAACAAATCTGCGTCAACTTCGTTTTGGCGCTCTAGCGACTTATTAAGTAATTTGCTGATATTTATGTCCGTAATTTCACCTTCTAAAGACACCATATCCCTCCAATTAACCCCAATATCAGCATCAGCCTTAATGGGAACTTGGTTAAAAAAATCCCAATTAATACCCAATTTCTTAGTAAATATAAGATTAGAGTACTCAGGTACATGCTCCATGATATGAATAAGTTTCTGTATAACTTCAACAGCGTACTCCCGTTTCACATCCACGTCAATAGCATCATGTATAACAGCGAATGTTTTAGCCTTCTCAACATCCTGCTTAATTAACCAATCGTCAAAAGCTATCAGGCTACATAATGTTAAATCACTAGCAGTAGATTGTATAACATGATTCGCCGCCTGGCGTTCAGACTTACTTAAAGTTCCATATAGATGCGGAGAATCATAGCCTGCTATTTTTCTTAAATACGACGCGAGAAGAGCCTCAGCAAAACGCCTAACACGACCAAACGCTGATACAGCCACTCCATCCTCATACATTTTGCCCTTAACATTCTGGATAAATTCCTCGACGCCAGGATACGCTTCAAAAAATCTACCAATATAAAGCTCAGCTTCGTCTTCCTCGATAACAATGCCCTCACCTTCTAATATGTTTACTATACCACCAGCGGTAATACCGTATATAACCCCAAAATTGACTCTCTTAGCCACAGTTCTCATTAGAACCTGTTTATCCTTATCATACGAATTATACTCTTCCTCAGATATTCCATATATTGACAACATGGTTAGCCTGTGCAAATCCTTGCCCTCTTTGTAAGCAGACATCATTTTCTCATCGCCACTCAGCGCTGCAAGAACACGTAGTTCCAACTGAGAGTAGTCAATACTAAGAATAAGACCATCATCCCCATATCTAGACACTACAAGTCGTTTAACATGTCCTGCACTTTTGTTAGGAATATTTTGGAGATTTGGAGATACACTGCTCAACCTACCTGTAACAGTAGTTGAAAGCATAAACCTTCCATGGATATAACCATTATTTGCCCGAGCCATCTTGTAAAAGGGCTTAAGGTATGTCCCATAAGTCTTATCAACTCCTCTATAATTCAGTATTAACCCACATAAGTCACAGTCATGCCTAGCGGATAAAGTTGTCATAACGTTATTGTTTGTCGATGGTAGCTTCGCCTTTTTTGTGAGGGCAATCACAGGCAAACCTAAAAACTTTTTGTCAAAAAGTATAACCCTAAGCTGGGGATGAGAACGTATCGTAAACTTCTTAACCGTTTTTCCAACTACACCTTTTTCACGTAGTTTTGGTAACAATTTTTTGTATCTTCTAATGACGTGGTGACTACTTATCTTAGACTTATATATTTTGCGCGTTCTCTTAAAAATATTCTTAATTACGCGGGCAATGTCAATATCAATAAACATACCATTATGTTCCATACGTGTGAGCGCAATTGTAGCTTTTGGCATCAACTTGTACGCCACAGGGTTACTAACAGATACCATAAAATCTTTGGATTTCTCCCGAAAAGATTTACTAATACGGTCAGTGGCTATGACATCCATAGCGTTATACTCCCCAAATTTCTTCTTTGACATAGAGAACACAAGATTCCGCTTAAATATATCCTCATCGCGTACGTAGTCAGAATAGTCACTTAAACCCGCATATCGAGTAGCTAACGCCTTTAACCCATGAGTACCCTGCTGTTCAGTTACAAGACTGTAATGAGTCAGCAATGTATCCTCTACAAGATTATTAACCTCAAACCCCCACTTCTCAAGAATAAACAACACGTCAAATTTAGCATTATGGGCTATTTTCCTAATATTAGACTTAAGAATGAGTTCCGCTAGTTTGCGATTCTTATTAAGTACCGAGTCTTTAATATCAGGGTGGTAAGTATATAAAGTAACAGCTTTATCACTTCCATATGTAAATGCAATAGATACAATTCTAGACGTCGAAGAAAATGGGTTAAGAGCGTCATTCTCAACATCAGCTACGGAAGCTGTCTCAATATCAAATGCAGTTTTCTTTGTACCAATAAGCATTTTCTGAATTACTTTCTCAGCCTTAACCACGCTCTTTTCAGTTTTCGAAATAACAATATCAAAAGATTCATCCACAGACGCATCGCCAGTCAAGAAGTCTTTTAGACGCTTCAAGTAGAATACGTAATCTCCGTAAACATTCATATTACGGAGTATATAAGCAGGATGCCACATAGGAAACATCTTAAACGTACCCATACTAAGCTCTATATCCCGAATATTACCGACATAAGTTCCTATTCTAGCGTCTTTATCATTCAGTAGTATCTTAAGCGGGGACCCGCCAAGAGGCACAATCACAGATGGATTTAGCTCTTTAATCTTATCCGCTAAAAATGCTGAACACGGTATCATTTCAGTAAATGAGGGTGTCTTATTCTCATTTGGTCTACAACACACAACATTATCTATATACCAACTACATTTAGATGACTTAGTTATACCAGAATCCCGAATAGCATCTTGTAATATTTTACCAGATTCCCCAACAAAAACTTTGCCGAGCTTATCTTCCATGTAACCAGGCGCTTCGCCAACAAACAGTATAGCAGGGTCGGTATTTCCACGTCCAGAAACCTTATAGGTATTTACGTAATAATCCTCTTGCTGCTTACTAGCTTTGCCCTTAAATTTATCCATAATAGGGGAACCAGTGCATGGATACATGTAACAATGCAAACAACCGGCGTTAAACCAACGCTTAATCTTAGCATCCTTGCTATCTTTTAATTCCGCAGGATAGTGTAAGTTTAGTTGCGGTTGCGAAACCAGCGACGTATGCTTTCTTTTAGCTGCTCTAATTTTATCTCGTCGTCTAATGATACGCTTATCGAAATCCTCTTCTTCTTCGTGACCCGCGCTCCGGGGCAACTCATCTCGTTTATCAACTCTATCTGAACCTTTTGGTTTTTTGCCTTTTTTAGCCATATTAACCTCTTATTCCGGTAAGACCACGTTATTACATCAACTCCCTGATTCTTGTTAAGGGGGATACCTCTAAGCACCTTGGTAATAAATTTACTAACAGTTTTAGCATCAAATCTGACATTTCCCACACCCTTATAAATTTTTTTGGTCTCAGACCTTTTTTTACTCTGACGTTTTAGGGCAAATTTGATTTTACGACCAGAGTTAAACTTATCAACACACTCATGCCTACACGGCTGCGTTAAACACTTAGGATATTTGAACTTTCCAAAACATTTTTTAACGAAACTTTCGCCCATTTTCAAACACCTCCTCGAGCTTATTACGCATAGCCTGTCCTTGGTTATACACTATCCTACGTCTTATATACCTATCTATAGTATGCCGATTGTCAAAAGGGTCTCCATGTTCCAACTCTATAAAAGACACCGTAGACTCCGTCTGAGTTGACAAATACCTACAGGTTCTACGAATAACCTCTATAGGTACGTCTGAATCAAAGCATATGGTAAATTCCCTAGCGTCTAGTCGTCGTAACACCTCAGCTTGTTGCGGAGTAATAAAATGACCTAGAACTGCAAGAGAACGTCCTGGGAAAGCAAATGTATCAAAAACTCCCTCGACAATAAAAACATGAGATGTATCGACCAGCCAATCGAGACCATATACAACATATTTCTTAGAAGTTCCAGGATGCAAGGATTTAGGTTTACCTGCAATGACCGACCTGCTAGTAAAATATACAAATTTTCCATGCATGTAAACTGGAAATATAAGCCTACCACTGTACTGTCCAGACACAGTGTACCCCATTGGTATTAACGACATTTCTTTATCAGTTACACCGCGATAACGCTTCAAATACGTTAAAAAAAGCTTATCAACAATATCCTTAGAATTGATACTGAGTGCCGTATACCCTTTAGGCAACTCTACAGGCTCGACTGAGTCACTACTATCGTCTTTATAGAATACATCGTTCAGAAATGTTTTTATCTTAGTAGGTATAGCTACAAACAAGTCAGGGTCGTCAATGCCAAGGTCATAGAAAAGTTTAATTAATACCCCAGCCCCATACCCACATTTATGACACAGTGCCTTACCCTTTTTAAGACTAACATGCAGGTGACCTATAACTGAATTCCCACTGCTTTCACAAAAAGGGCACTCAAAGTTATATTCCCCGCCTGTCCGTGTGAAATCCCCCAAAACTCTTTTCAAAGCCGATAACGCGCTTTTACTGCTTATTCTTGCGCTTTTTGGATAATTCTTCACCGACAGTTCTGGAATCAGTTTTCTTAAATCTTCGCCGTTTCTCATAATTTTCTTTTTCCTGTGCTTCTTTCTCTGCAAGTTCTTCGACATCTGCAACATCTGTTGTGTACATCAGCGACTTTCTATAGTCCGTATGTACCATAATTACCTTGTCGCTAGGAGAGTCACGCATAGCCGCACAATTAAGACGTATCTGATGATTAGCTTTTTCTTCTGGAGTACGTGACATTGTAACAAATACATCAGCTATTTGTGGCTTTTCGTAACTCTCCGACGCATCATCGGCGTCAACAAGCCACTTACTATGCCCAAGACGTCGAGTTTGAGTAGCAGTCCATATTGGTACATCAAATTCAATAGCCATAGCCCGCAAATCCTCAAATATAGCGCTTAACTCAAATCTTTTCTCACCAACACCGCGCTCTGGTTTAAGCAAGTCAGCATAGTCAACCACTATCAAATCAGGGTTAAATCCTACGTCGCCTATTAGATAGTCCATATGCGAGTATAAACTCGAAACAGAAGCTTTCTTCGTAGGAAACTGCTGAACGTACACATCCCCTGTAAAACATAAATCCATTCGTTCTCGAATAACGTCTTCCTCTTCCATAGTTATTTCAGATTGATGAATAAGCCTCCTATAATACCGTCTTAGTGTCTTCCATCTAGAGTTCTCTAGAGTATAATGCACTACATTCAATCCACCCAAGAAACTAGCAGCATTAAATGCAACATTCAGAAGGAAAAACGACTTACCAAGTTTTAGCCTACCCATAATCACACCAAGCTCGCCTGGATGCAATCCCCCGTTCATAGTTTCATCTAGATGTGTGAACCCAGTAGGGACAACCTTTTCAGTGTCCATTACTGTAATTTCAATGATATTCGAGAGTAATTGCTTCTTGAAAAAACTACCTGAAGTTCCATGTCCTGTAACGCTATTACTTCTATTGGAAAAAGCTGTCCTCATAAGTGGAAAAACACCATCGATATCCCCACGCTCAATTAACTCTGCTCCCTTATAAAACGCCTCACGTGCATTTTGAAAATTTATAAACTCTTTAACCTCAGCCACTACAATATCAACATCAGGTATTTTTTTCTTAAACAGCTTTCGAATATGCTCATGGTATGTATCGTCCATTACCTGACTAAGAGTTGCTTTAGACGGCAAAGTCCTGTATATCTTATAGTATTCTTTTAGTTCACGTACTAATAGTCTATTGCCATCATATTCAAAGTATCTCGTCTCAATTATTGGTAATATAGCTGCTGCTGCTCTATATGACTTAAGTATCGTACTAACCACATGATTTTGAAACTTTTTGTTAAACTTATCCATGTAAAACTCCTAGGTCAATAAGAAATTGGCGCAAATCTTCCCAATCCCACCCATCTTCAAACGTAATATTACTAACCATAGTGGGGCATACTTTCGTAATAACATCTAGCGCAGTATCTCTGTCTATTGTCACCTTAAATTTGCTATAAATATTTTGCGCTATCTTAGCAGACTTAACTTTACTATTACCACGTAGTAAAGATAATACATACTCAAACAAAGCTAACTTCTGGCTATTTTTGTCAGGGTCGTCGTTAACTAAAGATTTCTCAGACTGTGAGTAAGTACCACTTATTTCCAGATTATCGGATAAAAACCGGTTATATCTCTCGATAGCTTTAGCACTATCATTTATGGTATTAACTGGTAGACTCCTGACACCTTTACTTTTGAAAAAATCAGTAAGACAATAAAACTGAGCTTCAACAAATAGAGCTACATCAATTAAGTTCTCGATGCAATATTCCGAAACATCTGAGAAATATTTAATCTTAACAGAATCATCGCGCATATTGCGCACTCCATGCCCAAAATACTTATCTGAGCATTCACAATACGCAAAAGCAGCACTACGTATAGTACTCAGCAACTTCCTATCCATCTGTTAATCCTCTAATATCATCCAGCATTTCTTCGAAGTTATCTTCAGGAATAATCGTAAACTTCTCTGCCTCATATATCTCCCAACGCTGTAGAGAATGTTTTGCCAACAATGTGTGTGATACATTCATAAAATCGTAAATATGTACTACATTCTCACCTGGTTTCGCTCTTAACCCCCTACCTATTCTCTGTCTTGTGGATATCTCAGCCCTTCCACCAGCTGTAAGTATTACCGAATTTAATGCAGGAATATCCACGCCTATATCGAATATCTTAGTAGCTAGAATTACACCATGTCCGTCGCGCTCAACAACCTCAACAGCCTCAGCACGTACACCTAACGGTGTATCGCCACTTAACATAAAAAACTCAATATCGCGCTCACTTAGTAACTGAGACAATAAACTTAATTGCTTTTTACGATTTGTGAGTATCAACACAGCCTGACCATAAGTATACAAAACCTCGATTAAATCAACAATTTTAGTGTTATACTGTACATTCTCGACTGTAGACAAATTGTATAATTTATGGTAGAAAGCTCCACCATCTAGGTCTACTGTAAAATCAGGGATATTGTACCCACTATAAACTTCTTGGTCAATCACAGCGTGGATATACGGCTTAGCCAAATGACCTGAATTTATAAGACTATCAGCAGTTATTTCAGTTATAATATCACCGGTAGCTGCTCTTAACCTGAACATTCTTTCCTCATTTGTACTATCCACAGTACCAGTTAAACCTATCCTAAACCAGCCATTACAAAGCATACACGCATTATACCACGCTGGTGCAGTAGATAAGTGAACCTCATCTACCATAATAGCGTCACAGCTAGCTACATATTTTCCTAAGGCGTCATCTCGAGCAAGCGATACTTTAGCTTCGAATATAGGAAGATTTGATTTATAATGGCTACCCCTGAGATAAGCATCAAGAGATTGGTTTGTTATTACCGTAACATCCTTAATATCGTGAAATTTATCGCCGTACATACCCACATCTATATCAAGCTTATCTCTAATATTTTGGGCTGTATTAAGCAATATATTCGTCGTTGGGACTATGATAAGAGTTTTCAGTTTATGGAATGACAACTCAGCCAGAATAGCCATCATTATTACAGTCTTACCAGAACCAGTAGCAGCAATAATTGTACCCCTTTGACATTCTAGAGCTTTATTAGCTGTAGCTACCTGATAATCATAAAGAGTTATTCCAGGAAGGATATCTTTGTCAATAGAACCCAATTCTGGCTTTACGACAGTATCATTAATGGTTATAGACACATTATCGACATGTTTCTTAAGAAACTCCGTAACATAAAGAAGTAAACCCGTCGGAAAACTCTTCTTCTCTATATTGAAAAAACTAACGTATGAGAGACCTCCGCCTCCAAATTTTCTATCATACTTATCATCTTTCAAAACCCGTAAACACCGATTAACTACACGATGGTCACCACGCGTAAGCTTAGTCGTAGCCGCTCCGACACTAAATTTGTACTTATTCTTCTGCATTGTTAGTTACTTTTTGTAAATTACATTATGACGTACGTAGACAAGACCCTTCTCTTCGATAAGCTCGTCGAGTTGCGTCTTAATTTGATGGACACGTTGCCTTGATATATTATATTTTCTACCTATAGCCGCGAGAACCTCACCAGTGTAGATATAAGCTAACATACCAGGGTATGTTTCGTTAACACCTTGTAAATTTCTCTCAATACGGTTAATACGCCGCTTCTTATCCAACTCTCTCAAATGCTCTACACTCTTAACTGTTCCCACGATAAAACGAACTTTACTTCTTATTCGAGACATATCCTTGTATGAAACTCCGTATAATACGGCAGACTCATGCGTAGACCGAACAAGAACATCCTCGTCTTTTTTAGCTTTTTCTACCAATTTGTTAAATTTCCTAGCAGTTAACGACATATAAAATCCTCTTATGTTTTACATAGAGTATAATCCGTTAACAGGGTGTTGTCAAGCACTTTTTGCAAAAATTATGTAAAATTTTTACTTTACAATTATGGGAAGACATACAAATTCATGAGGTAAGCCTTGTTAGTTGAGCCAGTCTCGTCTTCAGCATAAAGAGGAGCACCTAACCCCGCTACATCATACCCAGAAAAGTATCTTTTCTTTGCCGCAGCAGCTGTATTAACAGCAAAAGCAAACGTTCCTATATTATACGTAGTGGAGCCGTACTTACGCTGAACGTGACATTCTCTCATAAACCATAAAGACTCTGGAGCAGCCGCACCAACAGTCCTGTCATGACTTACAAGACATGTTTCTATACCTGTCCAATCATCTCGAATCATTACATGTATGTCATTTATCGAAATATTAGTTAACACCGCATCGGAATTAATATGCCGCATCAAAAACGCGTGATTCGTAATTGTAGCGTCTCCCAGCATCGCAATAACTTTTATATCAGAAATGTCCAGATTAACATTGACAACATTTGCAAAATTCAAATTAATAGGACTCTGACTATCAGTAATATCAAATGTACCTGATATATCTGAAAAGTCTCCAGTTAAGTAACTTTGTTCAAATACATCAGTTACGTCAGCTTTGAAGAAATACGTAAGATTATCCAAATACCTACACGAGCTCATTATAATGTTAGCCATAGCCAGATGATTTCCAGAATGTGCAGGAACTCCCGCAAAATCCACGTAGTAAGCGCAATTAAAACACCCATCAACGTTATGCTGAGATAACACTCTAGGCTGCACTACACCACTGTAGTAAGTACTTACACTAATATGCGAGTTAAGACCGCTACAATTCAGAATATGATAATTATAGAGTTCAACTACCTCGTTAAGGTCAATAATGTGCGCACTAGCCGCTGGAGCACCATTATGTGTAGTGTTAGTAATGTAGATATCACTCCATGTTGTGTACAGATTAGCTACAGAGCTAATTATTATACGACACGCTCCTGTAACACTAGTGTTAAGGCTAACTGCATCAATATTTATCGAGCTAATATCCGCTACATTAGCCAACACAATACCTTCGTTAACATTTGGATTCGTTATAACACAATTCCTAACAGTAAACAAACTTATAGTCTCTCCAGTGACAGCATCTCCTAGAAAATACACACCTAGGAGGTCAAATATATCGTGAATAATCACATTTGTAGCGCTATCGACCCATCCCAACCCCGAAACTCCGATGTATTTGTCATTAAGCTTATTGTCACCAATAGACAGACTGTCAATTGAACTTCCAGACTTTACAAACTTAATACCCTCAGCAAAGTCATTCCCATTTAGTACTATATTCGATAGGTCACAATCAAATAAAAAGTCAGAAGCAAAATCATTGCCGGAAAAATCTACATCTGATATCCAGTCAGTACACTCGAAATCATTGTTAAATGCATTACCAGACACTGACCCATTGAGTAATCTAACTATAGAAACAACTGCGTTAAACGTGTTCGTATCGAACCTAAAGTAGTTTATTGACATTAACGCCGCATTCGACACAGTATCGTTAAATACGTTATTATCCAAAATCAATGCAGTAACATCACCAGCAAACGATACAGTTGCATCAACGTCGCAATTACTCATTATCACGTTCGTTATAGCCGTAACAAAAGTCAAACTAGTTATTATATTACACGTAAGAAATGAAAAGAAGTCAGACTTACCCGCTAACATTACCTCTATATAACATTTGTCAAACTTAAAATACGCGGTAGCTAACGCCAAATCAGAACTATAGACATAAATAGCTGTGTCTACAAAATTAACAAAATTAGCAGTTCCAAAAAAGGTGATGTCACCTATCCCACAATTCGTAAATACAGTTGTATCAATATTAGTGGCTACCACAGTAAATAACGATGATGCCGTAATAGTACAATTACTTGAACTATTAAGAGATAATTTACGTACCTCAGAGTCGTTTATTTCACACCTGCCAGATGCAACCGACAACACGGTATTCGCATCTCCAACTGATGAATACATTTTTAAGTCATTAGCTCCTGTAATAGAAACAGTAGCTGTTCCACTTATAGCCTGAATTTTTATATTCTCCAGAATCACTGAGCCGTTATCGAATTGGGTAGTACCATTAGGTAACTTTACGACTACTGCCCCTTCCTCGATTCCATACAAATACAAATCCCTACTCCCTAGGTCGTAAACACCAGTTAAAGTAGACTCAACAAATGTACCCTCTAATGCTAGTATTCTTCTCGCTCCAGCATCAAGAGCAGTTTCCAGAGAAGTGTAATAAGTTATCCCTTCAACAAAAGGAATCGACTCGTGATAAGTAAAAGGTGCTGGGGGTAATACTCCTGGTGAATTAACACGAGATTGTGAGCCAGAAGGAGCTATTACAGCATCAAAGTAAGCAAATCTCGCGTCGGTAGAATATGCCACTTTATTGTTACCTATGCCAGCTTCCAATTTTATTTTCTGAGAACCAACAAAAATTTTCAAAGCTGAGCTATTTCCAGCTGCTTCGGTAACAGGAGGGTGAATATCACCAATAGCAGATTTCTTTATAGAACCATCTGCATTATGCGATACAGCCAAAAATTTCTCAAGTGTATCTACACTATCGGTTACATCAGACGTACCAGGGTCGCTACTACCGCGTATTTCAGAACCATTTAAGGCGTTATCTATAAAGTCGATAAGAGAGTCAACCCGATTAGCGATTAACGTAGTTCTAGCGGTTAATGTACGTATAGGATGGTTGTCAGAATTCTCATCATACGGAGTATTTGAACCGTAATAATCAACCCCATTATTTATGCAGAACTCACCACCAGCTGCTGTTAAATCAAGTCTAGCAATGGGAAAAGTCATAATCAATCCCCTTAAAACAGAATAGAATGTCTAAACACAGTTATCTCACCAACACCCTTTTCAAAGGGCGTAAAAGCTTTTCTAGCTAGCATTAAGTCTAGCGTAGAATCCGTAAAAATACCTTCTTCCGCAAATCTATAGCCAGCAAAGTCCGCAGCCCCTAATGTGACTTCAAACCTTACGGTATATGGACTAGGAAAGTAAGTCGATACAGAATGAGACCAGTCAACACGGTATCCAAATGCGAAATTAACACCTGGCGGTAACGGAACAGAAAAGTTAAGAACCAACGAACCAGTTGTGTACTCTATAGTTCCAGTAACATTAACTAGTGTCACACCGCCTATTAAAAACGTTCCCTGGATAATACCTGACCCTACGTCAGATGCGAATCCTACAGTACCACCGCCACCACCGCCAGAAGCCACAATAGTAAGCGACCTATGACCAATAGGTAAAACACCGAAATTATTACTATAAGAAACACCTCCGGCTGCAAATACGTCAACAGCTGTAACTGCTGTCTCATATGTCACATCGATATTATCACCAGCCCATGGAGCATGGGAATAAGTTAAGTTTATAAGCTTGGTCGTGTAATCAATAGTTCCTGTTACAGAAGTCGATACCCAACCAGTACCAGTTACAAACACATCTTTGCTGCCAAAAATATTACCATTGCCGTCATCCACCGCATAAAGATACGTTTTTACTGTAGCAGTTAACCTAACCCAAGTTGATATTACTAAAGTCTTCCGAACAGGAGCGCCAACAAGTGCAGCAGGAGCAAACACCGTTGTGGCACCATCACCAGTAGCGAGATTCTCTTTAGCTATATTATCGCCTATAGGTGATATAAGTTCTTCGTCAACTGGAGACGCAGATATCGAAGACATACCCAGCTTCATACGACTTATGAATAAATCGTTATTAGCCAATGGCTGCATATCTCCCCAGGAGGTTCCTACAGTAGGAAAATTACTCCATGTAGATGATGATGCCAGCATACCGCGAATAAACTGTCGACCTATATTAACAATTGTGTTAGGGTCACGGTATGGCTTATGTAGTAACGTCTTACCATCCTCTTTGTACCTAAGAATTTCGAAAATTCCCCTGAATGGAATATAGTCTACTACTTTGTTTACTCTTTGCATTTTTATCTCCCGTATATACTACCCATTATAGAATAAAACTGAATTACGTAAAATGGATAATCTACTTCCTTTTTTCTTCCAGTGATTCCACCCTATTTCCTGAAGTGCTCCGTCAACCTGTGTCGAGTAATGTACCACGACATTAGCTCCAGAAATTGGTACGCACATATTACCAAAACTAAAATTAACAGTGATAGCACCCGTCAAATAGTTTATTGTACCCCATACAGGCGCTAGGTCATCGTCCATTCCAATAATATTATTCGCGCCATCATCATAGGCTAAAACTTGTACTGGAATAAGTGACTGATGAGGTAACATTTGTTTGTTCTCACACCAAACTAATACAGTCACAGAATTCGGCAAAACAGGTGTATTCGGTAATGTTCCGGTAAACAAAGGAGTAAAACCATCCCCAATTCCTATATTATGAGCGTGACCCTCACGCCCTATAAACGGCTTCGAGTATGAATAATTATAGCTATCGCGAGTGTAATGATGACTATTAGCCTGGTCATAATTACTATCAATAGTATTCCACGAATTACGTACTTGTACATTGTACAAACTTTGGTCGAATGGTTGCTCAAACACCAAATTAAGGTAGTTACTCTCCCATCCCGCTACTATTTCCTCACCGTCAGCTGGGGCTACTGCAAATACTAACTCATAGAATCCTGACGACCACTCGATTGTCCCAGTTATACTACCAACTACGTTACCAAAAGGCTGTGTAGTATCACTCCTTCCAGAATTTAGAGCTGATTTAACATAAAATGAACCTGGAAGTATAGGTATTGGAGATAATAAACTCCCTAGCGAGACTGGAACTCCATTAGGGTCAAGCGTAGAACGAAATATAGTTGAAACACCATCTCCTGTAGCTATAACACTCTGCATACCCCGGTTAAGTCTCGATAAACCCTCATCAACACGTAATGGATAAATACGGTATTGGACTCCATAATTCCAATTTAGCACGGATGAAGCAAAACTAAGATTCATCGCACCAGTAGCGTAGTTTATTGTACCCGTGATTCCACTGCCTGTTATGTTGCCTACCGTATCATCTGAAGCCAACTCTCCGTCCCGAGAAAATATTCTCACCGTTCCTGGCTCTATATTTGTGAAATCTGTGGTGTACAACACCGCAGGCATAGCTCCACCAGTACCTGTAACAAAATATTCGTAAGTTTTGTAATTTATATTTATTGGAATGCCGGCAACACCAGGGGCAGGATTAAGCGTAACAGAAATAGCTCCTGTATCATACGTAATAGTACCAGTTAAATCTGTAGGTACACCACTTATGTTACCAGAGCCAGATAAGACCCCATTTCCGTCATCATACGCCCATAACTCATCTATAGACATGATTACAGAACTTGGGATAACATTGTTATTTAAGTTTCCGCCATAAACAGGGACACCACCAACAGTATTCGCTAATAGTAAATAATCGTTTATGTCATTATGGATGACATTCTCGACATTACGTAAATTACCGTTATCATATTCACAGACAGTGGCTACTTTACGATTAGAGCTAGTTTGAAATATATCAATCAATACCCCCATTCTACTAGCAGTAGCAGGTAAAAGCGTTCCTACGCTATCAATAACCCCAACAGTCACGTCAAACGGAGCTACTTGCGTTAACCACGCCCTATCGCGAACAAGTAACGAATTTCCATCTCTAGTGTAGTAATGATGGGGGGCATCAATCGGATAACTGTAATAAGACGAATCCAACGAATATTTTATAGTAACCTCAGCCCCAATATCTGGAGCAACGCCAAATAGTACAAAAATCGACCCAGTGACGTAGTCAATAGTTCCGTTTATTATATACGCCCCATCAATTATACCAAGACCGTCATCAGTACCAATCATTGGCTGATTACCAACACCAGTGGCAAACACTTGGAGTGACTCAGGTAAAATTTGTACACCAGCTGGTAATGGTATTATACCAGCGAACGTAGCCAGAATACCATCCCCAAACCATGCATCAAATAGCTCTATCTCCAAAGGTGGGTTAATCCACTCGTCTGCTATGTAACTCAATCTATCTACAAGCACGTCTTTTTCGTTATCATCATCAAACAAGAGTACTTCGCTAAAATCAAATCCCCAGTTATATGTTGTTATAAGGTCATGAATTGGTCTAACTTCCTCAAGAAGCGACATCAATTCTTCTGTTTCCCATGGCTCTATCCATGCGTCATCATCATACTTTAGAAACGTTAGTCTAAGTCTAGCCGTCTTATACCAATTACTACTTACAAAATCAGTATCACAATCTTTACCATCCGTAGTTACTTCGTACACATCTATTTTATAACCCAATGTCATGAAAAATGCTTCGAACGCTGATAAAGTACCTTTTTCTTTGTACCATAATACCGCAGACGCTATCTGCCTACGTTTTATATCAGTTGGAGCTTCACCGTCTAGTCTCACCCCCAGAGTATCCCCTAATACATTCAAATACTGTTCAGGGCATTTTAGTGGGTCCAAAAGCTCTATTAGTGAGGTGGTTATCTCAGTGTTATGCGCCCGTTCAAAGTCCAATATATTAATGTAGAATTTAAGTACATCATCAGGGTCAAGAGCAAATAATGTAAATGGTACTTTCTTCTCAAGCCAAGAAGTCGTATTATTTACAAAAAATTCTTCAGATGAGCCAGAATACCCAATCTCGGATGTACTCGAATTAGAGGGCTCAATTTTAACATATACAGACCCAACAGGAATATCCTCAGCACTATCCCACCCAAATAAATGGGTATCACCATCTACAGACGTACTTAAATTTTCAACTCCATCGCCAATACTCACATCTTCCTTAGCTTCCCACCAGTTATAGCCTCCGTCTTTTGAGTAATAACAAACAATATCAGCGTCATCTCCAGAATAGTTATATACAGTATAGCCAATAGTAAAACTACCTGTCTGTAATTTATCGGGTGTTGCAACCAACACAATAGCGTGTATATTATCAACTTGGAATAAGTCAGTTATAGCCTGATTACTAGGTAAATTAGTAGCTTGAATTCTAATCCTAACAGAGCCGGTACTAGGTATATCAGTCGGAGACTCCCATACGAAAAAATGTTTAACACCTGACGGAGACGAGGTTAAATTGGCTGGATTCTCATGCAAAGGATTTAGTAAATTTGGCGTACAAGCATTCCACGTAAGACCTGAATTAATGCTATACTCTACAGACAAATCACAAAGACTGTATGAGGCATCGTATAATAAGTACGATAACTCAACATTTTCTCCGAAAACTACGTTATTTACTACGTTTGGCGTTGTAACTTCTATCTTTAACATAGCAATCCTTGACAGTTGTCGTCAAGGGGTAATTCGTTACTGGTTGCAAATTACCCCTTGACAAAATTGACACTTATTAATCTGGACAGTCCCAATCAGGACAATAACCCATCTTGTCAGTCACACTTCCTTTCACCAAAGGCACAAAATTAGCCTTATATGTATAATTATACGTAGCTAAAAGAGACTCACCGTCAATAGGTGGTGGTATAGATAATGTGTCATTATTAAAATCAAATTTTAGGGCACCAGTATCATAATCTATCGAACCCGAAACTTGATTTGACACAAGATTACCCGCACCGTCATCTACAATAAGCAAATCTCCAAATTCTAATCTTACAGTACCACCCGTTACAGGATAGTACATAAGTTGACTTATTACGACAAAATGCTCAGTCCAATATGTTACCACCACTGCCACATCAGTATCTGGAGGATTTCCACCATTATATGTTACCTGAATAGCTCCAGTGGATACATTAACATACGAATTAGCAGCTAAGGTATCAACGTAATTACCAACAGTATTTACAAACTCCATAACACCAGGAACAGCCCCTACTATACTTTTTGCCTGACTGAATTCTATACCAGTAGGAGTTACAACATACGTCTCGACAATAACAGAATTAGCGGTTTCAATGACATTATTAGATGCTCCAACCCCTGACAAAGTTGATGAAAACACTAAAGTTGGGATACTAGGGTCACCATAACCAATAGTTTGCTCTGACGGAAGACCCTTAACCCCAGTGTCATAACGTTCAACTTTACCAAAAGAAGCCATCTCATTCTTCGATAGCGATATATTAGATGTTGGAGACAACATTTTGAACCCCAACACACCCTCAACGTCATAAATAGCACTATATAATTCAGATACTGTAATTTCCTCACCAGGATACACGGCGTCTGACGTTAACAATTGCCGAATAGCTTCTTGTATGTCAATCCGAATGTCATTAACCTCATACTGTTTATCGTAATACACAGTTCCTATGTCTATATTAAACGGCTGTAGTAATCCTGACTCTACATTCAATTGCACAGTCGAAATCTCATAATCAAGTAACCAATCCCTCACCGCATCTATAAGACCTTCAGACGCAAACGCTAAATACCCATCGGTATCCTGTGACCATAGCCACAGGTCAACAACGTTAGCAGGAAGAGCGTAATCAAATTCACCCTGTTTTACAAGTAAATTCCACCTATCAGATAACCACTGGTAAACACCAGCGTTATCAAGACCTCCCGTAGTACTATCTATAGCAGTCACAAAGTTCATAACTCCGTAAGGCAAGTCAGTAACCTCGGCGGCAGTTCTATACGCTAACGAAACTAGCGTAAGATTATCCGGTGGATGGGACAGTGTGAATGACAAATATCCTGCATCATAATCTATATCAGATGTAACAACAGACACCCCAGTAGCCGCATTTATCACTATTAGAGACCACACACCAGCCACTAGATTATCACGGATAAATATATCAGTTGTACCTACAACTAGATGCACTCGCAACGTTCCTGGAACTATGTCCTCACCGACATAACCTGAAAATGCCACGCTAATACCATCGCCTTCATCCCAATTAAAATTAAACGCTGTGAAGTATATTTTAATTCCCTCATCTAGTTTTACAGGATGCGCGAATGTTATTGATATAAACCCAGATTCATAATTTATCGTACTAGATATCACATTTGGGTCTGGGGCACCAGTTAAGTCCGTAAATGTACCAACAGGTTGAGTTACTGGAACGGTTAAAGAGCCGTCAAAAAGGTCAATCGGAATGTCAGTACCTGCATTGTCCAACACAGTTTTCAACCTTATCCCAAAATCGTTAATAGACGAAAACAAATAAGCATCTTCATTCGGTACTAATAAACTAGTTGGTATTATAATAGTGTCACTAAACGCCGTAACTATTCCATCACCTATTCCTAGCAAATGGGAATAGTCGTACCTGTTAACACCTGTTATTGACACTGGAGAAAATTCGTAATATAAGGAAATCCCAGCAGAAGCTACAGGGGCATTACCAGTTCGAAAACTAACTTGTATAATACCGTTATCGTAGTCCACTGAGCCTCCTATAATATAATCACTCTCAAGTCCACCACGCCCATCATCCCTCACCTCAAACGCAACAGTAGTTGGCGGAAAACCAAAGGTCAAATAACCCGTAATTCTAACAGTATACGGGACTATAGGTTTTTGTAATGTATTGTAAGTAAAATTAGTAGTGGAGCCATCACCAACAGCAAATATCTCAAACGAAGATGACTCCACATACGGCATCAATGCAGATTCTAGGTATATACCACCGATTATGTTACCGAAACCACTAATACGTAACCGAGCATTAGCACGATATGGAGAACCATAATCAGGGTCTGTAAATTTATTAACTAATGTCATATAGTCTTCAACAGACACAGCCCTATTGTTAGATTTAATCCAACCGGGCAACCATTGTTTAATGTGTTCAATAGTTTCAGGGTCTTCGCCGCCTGAAGCACGATTCGGGTTATTTATGCTAATAGAAGCGGAACTGCCGTCATCGAAATATCCAGTAATAGTCGTGTTAACTGACCTAGATTCAATATTACCACTTATTCCGCCACCATACCTATATCGTATTTCAACAGATAAACCAGAAGCAGGAATAAGACCATGAACGCCATTACCAAACCTAACGGTAATACTACCGTCGTCTTCATACACTACTTCGTAAACACGCTCAGCTTCATAAAAAAGCAAATTATCCACGAAATCCCACTCGATTCCATCCACAAATACTTTCCATGAATCATTTATCACGTCGTCAACTTCAACAGTATATTCTTGCCATTGTCTACCATCAGCAATAAAAGTTTCAGCGTCAGACAGACCCGACGTAAAATCCATCTCAACTGGATTAGTGAGTGCAGGAAAATAGTAGTCCTTAATTAACTCAAACGTAACCTCATCTACCGTAAAAACAGTACCTGCATAAAACAACAGACCCTGTGTACTAAAAGTAGATGGTATAGAGTCATTATTCGCAACTACGCGAACAGTCGACGGAGACGAACCTTGCGGTGAATACGCCACGCCTCTCGCGTATTTTATGAGACTATTACGCCTTTTGGCTGTAACAGGAAACACTTCCTCTGATATTCTATCAGCAACAAATGACACAATATCGCCCACATACGCATTAAAATCTATGAGTAAAACACCCAAATTACTTTCAAAGAAATCAGTCCACAGTGTGGGTTCTGTGGCTCTAACATAATTTTCCAACGAGATTTTTATTGAGTCAAAATCTCGAGCCGTGTAATCAAGTGTAGTAGGTAACGTCATATTTACACCTCAAAATCATTAAAAACTAGAATTCTTTCCGTAGTCTGTAGACTTCTTCGAATTCTCAATCTTATTTTAGCATAAACAGAATGCTGTTGTTGATAACAAACCACACTATCTACAAAAACTCGCGGTTCGTATTTTTCGATAGCGCCTTTAATTTGAGCTTGAAGCTCATAAAGCATTAAGTAATCAACCTGCGCGAATACCATATCTACAATAGACGTACCAAATTTACGTCTACCTGGCGTCGAACCTAATGGCGTAAACAGTATTAACGATATCGAAGACCAAACTAACTCCTCGAATCTAGCAGATACAAAATAACCGCCATTTCCTTTAGTTATCGGTGCAGCCAATCCTCTATAATCCATTTTAACCTCTTTACGGTGTCCGTGGAGGAATAGTAGTACCACCCTGAGGAGGAGGAATAGTGTGGTCATGCTGACTTAAATTACTTGGCACGCCCATATACGTATCAAACACCTCACCAAGAGTAGATATATTGTCAGTGGCATCAATCTTACCGTTAACCTCCAAATCACTATCAACGACAACTTTACTTCCACTCAAATGAATTTCATCTGTATTCCTAATATATATCTTACCATCTTCTTCGTCGATTACTATCTCTCGACCAGTTTGTGTCTTTACAGTAATACCTTTATTGACAGAACCACCCGAGGCATCTTTATCCCGTAAAGTCACAGTATAACCTTCGCGACTTTTTATCTCTAGCTCAAGATTTTCCTCGTCAAATTTAATAGTATAATTTTTAAGAGGAGACACACTCACATCTGGATTACCCGTAATTAACACACCAACGTTAGTTGGAAAAGTATCGTCAGAATCAGACGCCGTTCCTCGAAGAACTATTTTAGCTCCAGTATTAATGGAACCCTCTAGCGTAGAATAAAAATCACGCATCCTAATAGAGTTTCCACCAATCGACGACATAAGTATAAATGACCTCATTACATCGTAATCAACAAAATTATCAAAAGCAAGCAGATGACCCCCACGGCTGACAAACCCCTCACGATGAGGATAATTAGCTGCAAAAAACACGGGTAACTTCCAAGAACCATGCGCCATTCCTGTAATTATACGTCTAGTGGGGTCACCTCCCTCAAACTCGACTATGACACTATCCTTAGGCAACACAGGATAAACCTCGCCCCAACCATCCCCAGCCCTATTATATCTAACCACTGCATTAGGCAAGACATTGATATCAGCGTCAATAGCATCGATACCAGGAACTATGACCTTTATTTTCTGAAAAGTACCGTCAGACTTAACACCTTCTTTAGAAGTAGCTCCGTCAACACTAGCAACAAATCCACTGTATACTCCATCGTACTTCATACCTATTTCTCCTCCTCGAGCTTAAACTTACGCAAGTTAGCTACATCAATAGCTTTTATTCCCCTAGCGTACGAACCCATCCTCTGAATAGCCAGTTTCGTCGTAAACGACGTTCCTACAGCTACTGAATGTTCAACGTGTGTAATCAGATAAACACCACTTAGATGATACATAGTGTAATTTTCAGTAACAATACTTATAAATATGTAGTCAAACAAGTCTACGTTGACATCTCCTATAATCTCCATATCAGCTTGTATCATACCAACACGTTGAAACGACACCAACGATGCAGTATAAGTAGCTATATCAAAAGGTTCTCGCCGCTTAACCGACGAATAAAACGGATACACTAACTTAGATATTACCGCTCTAGCCGTCTCAGTCATAACCTTAGCGTTAATATCCTCAGTCTTCTTCACAAGTTCTTTAATTTTGTCCAGATTTACATCAGAGTATAGCCTACATACAGTCTCTCCCTCAACAAGAGATGGCTTAAAGTCGGTTGACTTAGTTTTCCTGGTCAAACTTGTCGGAATAGAACTAAAGTCATTAACTAAAATACCGCCATAGTACGGTAAAAATACACCGCCATCAGAGACAACTTCAAATGAGGTCACTTTCTCTTTAATACTCTGTCGTGGGTAAGTAAAGATATGAGTAGGCTTAAAACGCATATCTACCTGTTCGCCCTTTACAATAATTACGCTCTTACCTGTATTTTTACTAGGCGCTATATCTACAAACAATCTTAGCAAATCTGGGTCTTCATCCGCCGAATCTGAAAAACCAGTTGGCGAGTAAAATCCACTATACTTGAACATATCCTGTAAGAACCCAAGAAGCTTGTCTCCTGGGTTACGCGTGTAACTTAAGTCTGAATAAAAATCCTGGCTGAATTTATATCGGTGGAACCCAAGCGACTCATCATATGAATTAATAGCGAATTCAGCGTATGACTTAGCTACATCCTCAGACGGGACATTGCCACGCCTAGCGTCCATTACACCCTTAAGCTCATCGTCGCTAAATTCAGCAGATTTTCCTTCAGCAAATACCTTTCGGAGAATATAAACAATAGTAACATGTAATCTATCGGCGAAAAATGCCCCACCAATCATTTCAGCGTACTCCTTCTGGGTATACCCAGAAGGTGGATTTGACAGGACATTAATACCAAAACTTGACGTACGAACTAGTGAGTCAAGTTTATTAGTAGCAAATTCAAACACGTCACGCATGTACCCAAAAACATCTGTGTCACGGCAATCCCTATAAGCAGCATAAGGAATAGACATTACCTTCTCATTTAGAAACACAGACAGACTATCCTTAGTCCCATTTTGGGACGACCTTAATAGCCCTTCACCAATCTCAACGTCCATTCCGTACAAAGCAGCAAATATTAACAGTATATGTACAGGCGTAAAACATCCACTAAAATCCGGCTTTCCCAACACACAGTCATCAGGGTTATTAAAAACTGATACATGCGCCACACTGTTGTATAAAGTAGCACTATCAGCCATTAACTCTGAACCAGTCTCTCCACTACCATGTACATATAGCTTATAATACGCCCTATAGTTCTCAAAACCCCCTATATCTGGAAATATATAATTCCCTGTAAGTAATTTATTAATAACTTTAACGCATCTAGCAAGCTCAATTTCTCCATTTTTCACACGACGCATGAGCCCTCTAACATACGCCACATACTCGCTCTTAAACAAAACTACAGGAGAACCATTTACATTTACAACTACATCCTTTCGCATAAACCTCTCAAACAACAGTTCCATTAACGAGTACGACAGTAACAGCGACATATCTTCGTACATATCCCATGTGTAATCAGTCGTAAAAGAACGCAATATAACCTTAAAAACATCGCTGTCTGGGTCATCCTGGTATGAGTAAGTATACGGAGTTATAGTAAAATATCCATCATCGTAAACTCTTGTAATAAAATCCACAAACTCATTATCACTCTTTATAGCGCCATAAACGACCCATGAGTAATAATAATTAAGAGTGTACCTTACACCACCAGCAGTTATATCTGGACGTACAGATACCAAGTTACCTTCAAATGTACGCTTGTTCTCGTCAAGACCATCCCCCATCCAACCTAACGTTACTTTAATAACATTGTCCGCGAACGGCACACCGTAAATAATTATATCCAACGCCGCCATAGATGGGTCAAACAATACAACTTCTATATCAAAACCACCTTCACCAAACGCCACTCTTACACTCTCTACTCCTATCTGCGATAAATAAATTGGGTTTAGTCCGTCAATTTTTTTACCATCTACAGTAGTGTAATCAGCATCTTCTGAAGAAGGGAATATACGCACCTTATTAAGAATAATTTCCAGTAAAACCTGTTGTGTCTCAACACTATCACCCATTCTGACTTCTCGCTATAAAAGATTGAATAAACAGCAAAGACGGTATTTTTAGAGTCTGTCCAGGATACATATCCGCAACAGGGTCGATTATGTTATTAAACGCAGCGATAAACCACCACAGCCTCTCATTGTTATAATACCTATCAGCGATTAAGTCCAAACACCCAACTTCAGGTGAATTAACTGTATGCTCAAGAAAATTTAATGAATCATCGCTATGTAAGATTTCAGACACACGCTTCCACAAATCAAAACAGTCCTTAGAGTCATATCTAAGAATTTCAGTATCAATATATCTTGAACTACGTGATAGCATCTCTCTCTCCTATGAATGGTAACCAGGCGGTGTAGCATATGGATACGGCATAGTTGCAAGATTAGGTAACGCCCTGTTATAATTGTCAAACTTAGTATTTGCTGACGGAATATCCCTAAAGCTACCATTGTACACTGTGCTACCAACTACCGTGAAAGTAAGTAGCATTTCCGCATAAAAATTAACAACCGCATATTGCCGTTCACCGTACTTAGTACTTGGAGTCATATACACTTCCTGTTCGTATCCAACAGGATTAAACCACGTCGTATTCATCGCTGTAATATACCCAGTTCTTCGAATACTCCAATTAGCAACAAAAATCAACTTTGGAGGAACATATTTATATCCACCTTGGGGGTCAATCCACGGGTATTGTAATGCTAGTAGATACTCATAACTAGCATGAACCTCTGCCTTGGCGTTCCATGTAGAAAAAAATCTGACCATAACCTCAAGTTGTACGTTCTGAGAGCCAGAATAGAATTTGTGTCGTTCAGACCGCATATAAGGGGCTACATCATCGTAGTTATGTATAACATTATCTTGGATTCCATACTCAAAATCCAGAAACTGCAAGTACAAAGGATATTGTATAGGATAGTTACTTAAGTCAGCTATCCTCTTATACTCCTTGTAATTAGCTCCAAGAGGGTCTATCACCAAATACCCAACAGGCAACCCTTTATCTTTAGGAGTCCTATACGTTACAGGACTTATTGGTTTTTCAGATACTGTCATTATACACCTTCTTTACTGTGAAATAAGCTTACATCCCGCGTTTTACGCGTATTCTTCGAAGTTACTTCAGTATTATCCTTAATGTCGGTAAGAACAGTAATCATTCTTTGGATTAAAGTAGAAAGTCTATTGTTAGAAACAATAAGTTCATCCGTTAATTCAGACTTTGACTCTAACCCGCCATTACCCTGTGTTTGGAGTAATTCTTTTTCTATAATAGGAACTTTTCGTAAAGGTCTAAAGTCTTCCTCCTTTATTTTCCTAATTCTATCTCGCTCAACTTCCATCTGAGCATTATCCACCATTTTCATGGTGGATGCTGTTACATCATTTAACTTTCTACTTATACTGCCGACATTATCGTTAATTTTAGTAAGTACATTAGAATAGTCCGTTTGTTTTCCAAAAATACTAGTCACATCTTGCATACCCGGCGCATTCATTTTACTTACAGGAGCTGCTATAACAAGTTCTTTGCCTTTTTCTCCAACCATAGCAGGAGATGAAACAATACCCGCCACACCTTTTTGGTAACCTGGAACAGCACCTTCAAAGCGGTACGTCTCATTACTCATTCGCCATTCTTGGCGTCTAGTTGCTCCAACACCATATGCTGGTGGCATCATACCCTCATACTTTTTACGTTCTTTATACTGAGCGTTTATAGCCTCCATTTCCTCACTCACACGTCTCAAAGATTTTTCATCAGGAGTGACAGATTTCAAAGCACCAAATACAACTGCCCCTACTCCAACAGCTGCTGCAATACCGGCTATAGCTGCTACTGGATGTACTAATGACTGAGCTATTGCCGCAACAATACTAAATGTCTTTAGAGCAGCCACAGCAGCTAAAATAGTCGGCACTATATACGATAGAGTCTCACCAAATGAAGCCACAACACTTACAACCTTAAATAGACCTTCAGCGATTAATTCAACTACAGGTAGAATTCTTTTAAGAGACGGTAGTAGACTTAACATAAATACGTCTGAGACATTTCTAATACGACCTCCAGTTACTTTAACCATCATCTGAAATGTATCCATCTGTTCGTTAAGCATTTTAATAAACGGCGACTCAGCCATAGACTTAAGTCTAGCTTCCTGCTCTTGCTGAGCCTTTCGCATGTCTTCAGATATGTCAGACCACTTAGTAGAAGCAGCGTACATTGTCTCCAAAGCGTCTCTAGACAGACCAGTAATTCTCTCCCATATAGTACCAAACCTCAGTACACTCTCAGCTGGTAATTTCGAAAGTCCGGTCATTAACGCATCTAAAGCTTTTTGCGTGTCACCCCTAAGCAACAAAGTCTGGAACTCCATCACATTCATACCCATCAAACCGAATACGCCAGCAAACTTCTGGGCATTTGTAATGTCGAACATTCCAGACAATGTTTGAATGGCATCCTGCGCGTCCATACCAACTAGAGTAAGTGTAGCAACCGCATCTTCAATTCCAGCTATAGCTAAAGTAGCGTCACCACCCATTGTCTCTAATATAGCAAGTCTTCCTCGAAATACGTCTATAGCAGCCGCAGCATCTAAGAACGACATTCTACCCTTTTGCATAGCCATCGTCATATATTCTTGTACTTTAGTAAAACCAAGCATAGACACACCAGCAAACCGCAAAGTCTTACCCAGCAACACCCCTACGCCCTCAGCTGTAGCACCAAAAACTTTCCATGCCTGCGTAGATTCAGAAGCTAATTTTGTGTATAACTCCATTTGCTTCACACCACGCTCCCCAGCTTCAAATATTTTTTGCATCATAGCCGTACCGAACATTTCAGATATTTCTTCTTCGGTAAGACCCTTTATAGCAGCGCCTCTAAATTGCTGCCACCATGCTTCTTTACCTGGCTGGTACATACCGCCAGCAGCACCTAATTGCGCCGCTCTATACTCTCGGTCAATTCCTTGAACCATCGTACGTATTAAACTAAAACCACCAAGAAGCCCAAGACCAGACTTTAATAATTTACCAAAAGCTGAGTCAATTTTCTTTCCAGACCTCTTAACTATGTTAGCTACACTCTTAAAAGTACCAGACACTATACCAGACGTAGTACCTAGAGCTTTAAGACTGCCTACCGCATTTTTCATCGACATTATAGTATTTGTCAAAACATCCTGATGTTGTGGGGGCACAGCACCAACTGATACAGATGCCCTATTCATTGCATCTATATAGTCGTTAACTGACCCAGAACTGTATTCAAGTTGCTTTAACACTGTATTAATAGACGAGCTTATTTTAGACAGTCCTTGTAACCCAACAGTCTCTACGCCATCACCTGCATTTTGTAACACCACCGACAGGTAGTCAAGACTCTCCATAAAATCACGAACAGCTGGAGCATCGACGCCAGTTGGAATAACTATGGACACGTCTCTAAGTTTGTCGCCTATTGATTCCAACTCCAAAGCTATTACTTCTGACAAATCTGCGTCTAATGGCAAACCTTCCTGGATACTCTCTATATTTTGTACAAACGCCTCAATCGTATTTGCAAGGTTAGTTCCAACCATACCCATCATAATCTGAGCTTTTTCCATCCGAGATTGAAATTCAGGAATACCTGAGAATTTTTCCTGGATGCCGGAAAACTCATCGATGTTTTTCTGCAACAATAAAAGCGAGTCATACGCCTTACTAAAATCAGTCATTGGTAATTTAACTATCTCCTTCGACATTAAATCACCAGACTCCTTCATCAAATTAAAGGCATCAGCAAAACCGCTTACAACATCCTCTGGTTTAGTAAAGAGGCTAGAAGCATCTTTAGCCGCCTCGTTAGCCTTTTTAATACTATTTGAAATACTACTTAACGCCTCTTTAGTATCCCCAAATTCATCAGAAAGCCCTTTTACAATATTGTCTATCGTATCTGAAACTTCAGACAAATCCTTAATACGTGTCTCGGTGGATAATCCTTTTCGGATAATATCCTTCACCTTAGGTGATATAAACACATCTTTTAGAAAATCTCCAACCTTACCTAATCCTCTAGATATAGACTCAGTATGAGCTTTTCCACTCTTTACTATCGCATCCTCAGAAACACGCATGGCATTGTATAACTTCTCATGCGGTACATCAACAAGTCTATCGACATCAATACCACTAATATTTTTGACAGCTTCGTCTGTAACGTCCTTCGCTATTTTTAGCGAAGCTTTACTTATGTCCTTACTAGTAGTTCTCACAGAGTTAATGGCGTTAGTAACTGCGTCCTTTATAGTATCAGTGATATCTATAGGAGTGAAAGCTCCACCACCAGCCTGAGCTTTCACCGTAGGAATATGACGCTCTTTCTGTAATACAGCATCAATCTCCTTAGACATTAAATCTATACCTTCAACTACATGGTCGATAAGCTTAAGCTGAAACTTACCTAGTACGTCCAGTAAATCCTGCTCAAGTGACACAGCCACATTAGACATAATAAATTCTAGGTCATATTCCAAGTTAGACAATACGTCGTCACTTAAGTCAAATTTTATATCCTTAATAGTTGGAGCAAAATCTGGACTATCAGATATATCAGACGTAAGTTTTTTAATCACTGTCTTAGTCACATCAAACTTTTTAATACTAGCCTTTAGCTCATTCAGGTATTCATCTACCTTTGGAGCCTTAAAGTCAGGACGTAAATCAATAGTTTTTATACAGGCATGTAATTCTGGAACTTTAGGTAAATCTGACTCCGTCCATTCCTCTACGAAACCTTTAATTAATGGGTATATTGGTAACTTTTTGGATATCTCGCCAGCAAAATCTTCCCACGTTTTACCAGAGGCAGGGATAAACCCATCCACAACCAACTGAACAGTTAAGCTATCCTGAATACTCTTAACAAACGCATCTAAATCATTTACATTAGATAATTTTAAATCCACCGCAGCTTTTACGTCAATATTCAGAGTCTTAGGATTATAACCCTTTATGTTAAGTTTAGCATCAACAGTTATAGGTGAACCCACTATAGTTACTACTTTAAGTGCCGCTGGGATTTTAATTCTAGCCCCCTCACCAGTGCCAGCGCCTTTAGTTCCACTAGGCGTAAAATCACTAGTTGTTGTAACAGATACCACCCGTAAATAAGTGTCTATGGGCTCACGCTGTATTTCGTCCCTTATCGACGCCATCGATGAAGATAAATCTAATGTTACACTTAGGTCTTTAGGCAAATTTGACACAGCATCAGTGATAGGCTTAATACTATTAGCTATCTCGCTTCCTATATTAGAAACCGCTTTGTTTATGACGCTAGGTAACGTAACCAACAACAGAGTAGTTAACTCCTGTGCAGCATTACCTATCCCAATACCACCAATCGGAGCTTTCCGTACTCCTAATGCGACAGCATCAGCTACTTCACTCACGATAACATCCTCGATATTACCTGATAATGAAGACACCCTAACTTTTAACGGTGTAGTTATATCAGCAGATACCGTTTTAACTTTTTGTTGTATTTGGTTTTTTACATTTTTATAGAATGACTCAAGAGCTTTATCAAAACTATCATCGACCTTAATTTCCCCTACTGCGACACTTACGTCAATCTCCTTCGATAAACTGCTTATAGAGTCCGTCATTTCTGATAACTTTTCGTCGATATTTTTACTAGCTTTGTCAATAGCCTTATCCCATGATTTAGCTGCATCTTCTATCGTCTTTGTAAAAGACTGTATTGATTTTAGTGCGTCTACTGCGTCTAGCTTTAATGATAGCGATATTATGTCAGCCATTACACGTCCTCAACTACAGTTGTCGTCAAGGGGTAATTCGTTACTGGTTGCAAAAAACCCCTTGACGTTTTATCAATACATCTATTCTACCTTCTTCTAGGTCTATTTGCACTATTTCTTTTCGCCTCGCGCATCGCTTCCTCATGAGCTTTTTTCTCTTCCATTAGTTGGTGATGTAATCTTTGTATGTTCCATATGCGCTCATCAGTTGGCATATCCATAACGGCAGTATAGTCGTAATTCTTTCCATAATACACCAAAAAGAACACTTGGTCGAATAAATCTCCGACATTACTACCTAGATGGGCGAAAAAATTCAGCAGTAAATGGCATCTCGAATCTGTTCGCAAAACCACACGCAGGACAATCAATAAACAACGTAGTATCAATTCTACCATCCGCATTTTGAATTGCTAGACGCAACGTATTAGCATCACCAGCAATCATGTTCTTAACGTACTCAACTTTTGCGTCGAAGTCAGATACTTCCATACCATTAATACCTACAATGGATAACGCCAAACGGTAAATATTTGAAGGGTCACCTTCGTCAGTAGACTGCATCTTGAGTCTTTTGGCGTATTTGGCGATAGTCTCTTCGTCTCTACCACGCAATAGCCTAAAATGAATGTAATCACCAGAACGTGGTAAATCAACTTCAAACGGCTCTTCAGCATCCTCGTCCATAAAATTCATAGATAAATCAGACGATATATCTATAATTGTTTTTGGGTTGTAGTAATTACATGAAGCACACGTAAACGGTATTTCGTATTCAGAGCCATAAGAAAATGTTCGGATATAAAGAAGTACAGCAAATCTGTCATTTATTGTTAAGTCAATAGGACTAAGCTTAGCCTTATCGTCATCAACAATGCAACTGTCCAATATTTTATTGATATGCGCCAACGAGTCACCAGGAGAATACAATAACGACTCCTCCTTCGTGGTCATAGGGCATATATCTATTCTACCATCAACATAAGCACCTACGCTGCGATATGGAATACCTTTTGACGGTAACTGCCCAACAAATCTTCGTATATGTGCTGGTTTCTGCTGCACGTAAGATACAGGTTGTTGAATAGGTGGTTGTTGAATAGGTGGTTGTTGAATAGGTGGTTGTTGAATAGGTGGTTGTTGAATAGGTGGTTGTTGAATAGGTGGTTGTTGAATAGGTGGTTGCGATTGATAATCGTAATTATCATCTTCTGCGCTCTCGTCGTACTCATCCTGTTCAACGTAATCATTTGCGGGAATTTCGTCAGTAATGTTACTAACATTACCAGGAACATCACCTGTTACATCAGTAACTTTCGAAGACACTTTAACTTTTGGTCTTTTACCCCTAATAGGTGGGATTGGTGACGCAGACGGTGGGACAAAACTTTCTCTGGAAGCACCCATGTTTGTTAGATGCTCCATAAGCTCTGGAGGTATATTTTTAGCCTTCTCAGAACCTATTACAGTAGGAAATGATTTAGGAACACTTTGCTCGGGATTTCCTTTCGATAAAGGACGTCTTTTCTTAGGTCTACTACCTTTAGTCATAACACACTCCTTTCAACTTATTTGACTCTTATGAGCCGTTATAGGATGATTCTCATGCAAAAATGTATGTTTGTTAAAGATTTACTCTAACTGGGCTGAACCTAAAGCCCTCTATCCCGTCAGCAAATGCGTCCAGGACTATTTTATTATTACTTAGTTGGGGTTGGTAAACCCCTCTCAACGTCAGCACCAGTACGTTCAAATACTAAAGGAACAACCCTGTCGGCTTTTAACGACACGGTTATCCTAACGTAGTCTCCACCAGTATGGTCAATATCCCCTCGCTCAATTCTAGACGGATAGCAACCTTCTAGCCTATACCATCGATTACTATCAATCTCGCCATCCGTTCCAAACAACATAACATATGCGTATTGTTTGTACTTAGCCGCTTTATGCGCAGCGCCACTTAATGGGTTAAACGTCATAGCCCACCACGCATCTAAAATATCAGCCACGTCACTTGTAACAAAGTCTCGAAGTACCCAGTTAGTATCATCAACAATAGCCTTTCCTGGAAACTTAACAGTCTCAAGAAACCACCCCATTGTTATGACTTCAACGCCGTAGCCTGGGAGATTACATGAATCTATAGACATAGCCAACATAATCTCTGGATTAGATAAACTCGAACGTATAATCTCGCTAAAGTTCATGACAGATACGTTAAAATTAACGTATATTGTGCCAACACTAGTACGCTGTGGTTCTCGTGTTACTTTACCAGTTGTTGAATACTTGCCGAGAAAATCAGCACTTAATGGTATCGTCATACTACACCTATTTAGTTAATTTACTAACTGCGTCAGTTAAATTTAATGGTGATGTTCCACCAGGAAGGTATTTAGCTGCTCCACTACCAAGTTTACCTTCCATAAACCACGGCACAACCCTATCCACAGAGAAAGTTACTGTAATTCTAACATAGTCAGACGTATTCTGGTCTAAATCACCGCGAGCTATATGCGACGGAAAACATCCTTTGAGAAGATAATACCGCATATTCTCACCTGCTGTGTCGTATATAACAGCATATGCATCTTTCTTAATAGTATACGCCATCTCCATCTCACCATTACCTGGACTATACACTTGGTTGAACCATTTGTCTATGGCAAGCATACCGTCACCATCAACGAAGTCCTTTATAGTCATGTCAATATCGTCAAACACAGACTTCCCAGCAAAGCTAACAAATTCATTAAAATAACCTACTTGGATATCCTCTGTGCCATAAGACGGAAGACGCAACGTATCTATGGCTAGCGCCAACACTTTAGGGTCATTTATCACAATCCCATCTATTAATGGAACATATAAAAACCCACTATTCTGACGCTGTGGCTCAAACTCTCTTTCCTTAATAAAGGAGTCTGCGTGAAATTCTATGCTGCTTGGAGTAGTCATCAAATCCTCCTAGTACGCCTGTTTGTTGAAACCAACCTTTAACTTTTTACCAAGGTCTATAGGCTGGGTAATATTTCGAGAATTAAAATCCCTACTATTGGGATATGTTCCAGCACCAGATAAACCCCAGTCTTTAAGCTCATCCTCTGGAACCCGATATAGCTTATCTATAGCTAGCGTTACATTAATTTTAACATAATCAGAAGAATTACCATCAATATTTCCAAAATTTACACTTATTGGAAAACAAATCATACGATAATACCGTGAGAGATTACCTGTAGGGTCTATAAGACAAACAAAGGTATTGACACGGTACGCTATCTTTGGATTAATAGCCCCATTATATTCGTTGTAAATAAGATACAACCACTTATCAATTATCCTAGCCGTTGGTATGTCCACAAAATCTCTAAGTGTAAGTTCAAAATCAGGAAACTCAGCCGACGTAGGGTATTTACGCCGCTCATTATTATAGGATAAAGTAGTCGTATTAATTACAATTTCAGGCAAGCTACTAGATTCGAGTGACATCAATATTATCTTGTTGTCAGCCTCCTGAAAACCTGATATAAGTGATGTATCAAACCTAAATAATACAAACCCCAAATAAGACATCTGAGGTTGAAAAGTTCCACCATAAGGCGCACCATCTCGATATCTTAGAGCACTTCCTAAGAATTTAGCTGACATCGTTGGTGTTCTACTTGGAACAGGTAAGGTCATTATACGCCTATGTTGGTATTTCAAGTTTAATATCTATATCACCAGCTGTCATTGGATTGTAATAAAGTGCTATTTCAGGTATCCATCCATGTGATATCAAAAAAACTTCGTCGTAGTGGATAGTTAAAGTCATCTCTAATATATCTTCGTCAGCAAAGTCAATATCGCCTCTATCTATAGACGACGGAAAAGCACCTTTGAGCATATAAATCTTAGAATAAACCCAATCAGCATTCGGTGATAATGTCATCAAAAAAACATCTTGCTTGTATCCAGCAAGAGATGGAATAATCGCCTTAGGGCTACTAGAAGCCCAACCTACAGCACCATTAACAGCATTATAGACTGTCGCTCTCCAAAACTCTAAAGCGTGAGCCACGGGAACATCAACATAGTCAACAAATACCATAGATATTTCTTGTGTCCTATGTTGCCCAGCATAAAACCTTTTTTGGTTAAAATACCCAAGCTCAATAATCTCATTTTCATCTTTCGGTAATTCTACACTCTTAAGAGCCATCGCAAGAGTACCTGGTAAATATGCTGGAAATCCCGATATACCCTTAAGTTCTTGAAGTGGAACAAACAAAAATCCATTATTACGCCTCTGTGGCTCAAACCCGTAATAATCTTGTTTGTTAACCGCTGAGCCGCCAATAAAATTAGCCGAAAACAGACTTTCAACTAGAGGAAAATTTGTTTTAGCGCCAACTTTACCGACTTCTTTCTTTCCCATAAACATTCCTAACAGTAAGAATAAGGGGATTGGCGTCAACCAACCCCCATTATTAATACATCTATGGAGTCTTAGGCGGAGTTAGAGTGGAAAAACCACTACCAGCACCGACATTCTCTGGGGAAACGCCAGCATCAAGAGCTAATAGAGGTATAATTCTATCACACGTAAGTGTGGCAATTATACGTAAATAGTCGTCAGATGCATGGTCAATATCACCCTGGTCTAGTCTCGAAAGCCATACACCATCAAGCTGGAAATACCTAAAGTAATCAGGTCGTCCATCAGGTGGGTATAACGCCACAAAGACTCCATTTAACTTATATTCGCGCGCAAATCCAACCGCACCATTAACAGGATTAGAGCAGCACAGTCTCCACTGATGTAACAGTTTCGCAGTATCAGAATCTACAAAATCCTTAAGCTGCACGTCCATATCTTCGAACATCATAGAACCCGCAAATTTAACTCGCATGTTATTGTACGGTACTTCTATTATGTTATTCGAATACTTCGGAGCAGGGAAAGAATCAATACTGAGAGCGATAATACTTTCAGCGTCCTGATTAGCTGCAAAACCACCAGCAGATAAAAGAGCTGGCAATCCAGTTAAGAACAACAACGAGTTGTTTTGACGCTGAGGTTCAAATGTCTGCTTTGAGCCATAAGTACCTAAGTGACTTGCGTCTAGTCTAACTGGCATCATAAATCACCTCTTTCTTAAACTGATGCGCCGGCACCTTCAAGAACAAACTCAATGACTATCTTCTCAGCAGTCTTTAACGGCACAAGTATGACCCTTGCGTGCATTTCAAGCTGGTCTCTAACCGCAGGAGGATTAGTAGACTCATCACAAATAATTGTGTAATCTTCTAAACCACCAGACGATTTGATACTAGAGAATATAGGGTCAACAAGCGCCTTAAATCTAGCCCACAGAAAAGCGTCATTCTGTTCGAAAGTCAAATATTCACACGATGAGACCACACTTCTTTGGATGTAACACATCATACGCATAACATTCACGCGGTTTCGCGCAGTATTACGTCTATAAAGTGTTTTTTGTCCCCAAATGACAATTCCAGTGTTCTGGAAATCCACAATCGAATTAATCGCGTTTGGATGCCCATACAGAATAATACGCTCTGCTCTTGTAGGAGAGTATTCCACTTCCTGAGCGTCACGTAACACACCTCTGTTTCTACCAGCTGGAGCATTCCATGGGTAAGAAACTTCATCAGTGTACGCCATCTGTGCAGCGGCAAAACCCGAAGGTGGAAGCCATACATCCATACGGTTATACGCATCATAACGTTTTATCCACGCCCAATCCAATATACCGTATTCATTGTTAAACGCAGCATGGGAATACCCAATACCATTGTGCCAATTCGCAACGTCAGTAGTAGTTAAACCAAACGGTGGGTCTACTATAAACATAGCGTCTTTTCTGTCAGCACACACAGCTAATCCTGCATTTACAACCGAGCCGCTCGACACTCCAGGAACTGCCAATAAGTCGATAACTACAGATTCAGGATTAGCCATAACCTGAAGTCCACTTGCAGAACCACCAGCATACGTGCCAATGTAATCCGCATCAGCGATACCAGCTGTGCCATCGCCACCACCCGCTAAATCATACAATCCAGACATAGGTTGATACCCAGATGGTACTAACGGAACAGTAGCTGTCACATAAGCTGACTTAGCTATCTCTCCAGAAATACCGTCGTTTATTACGTCCTCTATATACCTTTCGGAATTAGAGTCCATAACGACATCTTCAAACTTTTCAACTTCAGCAACAGCGCCGTACCTATCAGCTAGTGCTTGAATTGCCACATCAAAATACGGGTCTCTGTAGCATACAACAAGTTGTGACGCAGCTGCTGGAAATAGTGTTATTGAAATAGCTCCTGTGACGTAATCAATGGTTCCAGCAGCAATGTTAGTTCCAGTTATCGCTCCAGCGCCATTGTCGACACCTATCGTAGTCATACCACCAGCACCATCACTCCCCATCACGTAAACAGTGTTAGGCTGTATTAAGTTGGTATTTTCATACGATAAGACAGGATTTCCAGCAAGAGTTTCGTCCCATTGGACTGTAGCACCACCTGTAGCAGTAAACGTCTCGTTGTACTGTACTGAACGATATGTAGCCGTAATGTCAGTGAGGTTATCAGGTGCACCACTACCACCAAAAACTACCACAAGGTCACCGGTCTCATAATCAACAGTACCTATATCACCAACAGCTGGACCCGCTAAATTACCAAGACCGTCGTCAGTAAATACCACTACGTTACTACCAACAATAGCATTTATCTGAACTGTGCCTGGAAGAACCGGGAAATTAGTCAATGAGCTAATATTAGCAACAGGAATAGATTGGAAATTAGTAGTAATACCATCTCCTTGACCAAGAACCTCACTATACTCATCATCTTCTTCAAGCAATATCTGAACTTTTAGGTCATCACCCCATGTTCCAGGAGAGATAGCCTCGAAGTCAACAGTGGGAGAAGAATCAGAAGGATAGTCATTTATTGTCACAGATGACTCTACAGCTGGTGTCAGACCGCTCTCAACCCTTAGAAACGCAACAATCTGACCCCTCTGCAAAAACTGTATGGCTGACTGAACAGCATAATCTGGAAGAGAAGTAAGAGGTAAACCCACTTTGTTAACTAGGTCTTGCTCCCCGTAACATAGGATAGGTTTATTTATCTCACCTTTTGTGGCAGTACCTACTACACCGAAAATAGTAGCACCACCAAGATTAGCGTACTCAGACTCATCTCGAGTCTCGGTGTATACGCCTGGGTCTATCTTAGGCATTATCACCTCCTATAATTCATTATTAAGAAGCCACTGAATAACGCATGTTATTTTTAGGTGGTGACAACAATTTTTCTCAAGAATTTCTTTTTGATTTGTGTTTTGGCAATAGGGGTAAGTAACTCCTCTGGAAAGATAATGGACGTCTCTTTAGGCGCCAACGCAATCTCCAGTTCAGACTTACCTATCTTACCCGCTTTATATAACTGCGTGCGGATAAGTTGCCGAGTCATATTAACTAGTTTAATCTGGTTCGTCATAATATGCCTCTTCAGCCGTAAAACTTTGTTAGATACACCTTAGACCACATATGACAACTATATCTGAAGAAGAGGCGCTCCCTTAAAGGAGCGTATACTTATTTCGTTAATTATGATGTGACCACTCGAGCCAACTTGCTCTATTTTAACATTAAAGTTACTGCTCGTAAATAATACCAAACAAACAGACTTATCTACAAGTGGTTTTATTAAAATTGTATCACTTTCTGAACCATTAGTAAAGGTTAATTGGTAATCAGAAGTCGCCTCAACAACTTCTATCTCAAGAAAGTAAATACCCATACGGTCAACTACAGTATCTTGTGACACACCGTCAAGAACATTTGTTGTGTCAACTCTAAGAGAATTACCAGACGGTGTAACAACTTTACTTAGTCCAGCTAAACCTAACGCTGTCCAAGCTGCTACACCAGGGTCGTTCATATCCGCATCATTTATAAATTCGTTGCTTCCACGGTAAGGTTCTCTGATAAATGCAGAAAGTCCGTCAACCAGAATATCCCCACTATCCGCGTGCCAATTAAGGAAGAATCCGTTTGAAACTCGAACAAAAATTTCTTGCATACGGCTCCAATCACTCGCAACGGGTAAATTAATCCTACGTATGATATTAAAATCTTTGTCCATTACATCGAAAAACGCAGCGGGGTGAGTGATTCTTTTGCTTGTAAATCTTATAGCGACTATAGAGTCATAATTATGAAGTAACATCCGTTTTGTTCTAACGTATGAACTTATACTGCTAAATGAGAATTTATAAGCTGGGGGTGTCCCGTTAATATACGGCGCAAGATAGTTATACCTATTATCTGAATTATCACTGCTAATCTCAACAGTGGAATCTTTCGTATCAAACATCGCCTCAACATTGTAAACTGGAGACAGATACTCCATTAAATTTCTAGTCGATACTCCCGTCGACATTTTATGTATTACCGCAGGAGTAACCGTTTTGTCAACTTCATAATATTGGTGAGTTTGGCTAACAAATACACTACCTCGGTCATTATCGTAATCTGGACGCTTAAACAACCATCCTTTCAGTGTCCAACTCATTGTATACGTATAATCCCTAAAGCCAAATAACAAACCAGTATGGTTAGAAGTTTCATACATACTGTCTAGCCTAAACCCATGAATTTGCGTCCCCCACAATCCTAGGTCAACATGTAAAAATAACTCTTGTGGGGCAGAACCTCGATATCCAACGAGACCATTCACCCACTCTTCGAAATAATTCGCAGTATATCTTTTTTTACACCATAGAACCATCTCGTACACTATATCATAAGGTACAGGATGTGGGTGATTTATAGTAGAGCCGTCAGGCATACGTTCAAATTTATTAAAGATAAAAGGGGCGTTAGAACGCGAAAAGTCTAGTGTAGACTCACGCCTAGCAAAAGATACAAATGGTAACGGAACAGTCTTATACAACTGTGCTTCAGATAGGGTCTGTTCCTTAGTAGCCTCTTTAATCCATCCTTTTCTAATGAGGACAGAATACATCCGCGCAAACGCTCTTTCAGGTGTAGACATAATTGTAAGTATAGGATAATTCTTTTTCGTACCACCAGATATGTCACCATAATCCACAAGAAACTCACTAAGAAAGTCCCTCACAGCAACATCATAAATTCTATACTGGTCTAATAAAGAATAAGGCATTCCCATAGTGTACCACATCTAGTACGTTAGTTAATAAAACACAACACTACGATGACCGCAGTAACGAATTACCACTTGACGACAACTGTCATTCAGAATTATCAATTTTCAAGATATTATTCACAAGGTAATCAGGACTAAAGTCATGCTTGTACAACTCTCGCATAACCTGCGTCACATCCACCGCGCTCTCAACATCGATATCAACAACATATTCACTACTACCACACTTCCGCATAGCATACACAGCAGCCGCCTGCTCATCGGCGGTAACTTCCAAAAGAACTTTCTTACCCCCGAATAGTATAACTATACACCTTTTAGCTTTAGCTTTTAGAAATTCCTTAACTTTAGGAATTCCAAGCTGTAACCTAATACATTTCGTAATCTTAACACCAAACCCTAGCTTAATTTCAAAGTCAACACTGTCATACGTACGTATGACTCCGGTCTTTGCATAATACAGTTTACAACTCATAAAACCACCATTAATCAAGTTCTGACGACAAATATATATCAGATTGAGGAAATACCATGTTGTCACTTACGTGTGAACCACTAGCCTTTCCTATTCTATCCATTATACTTTTTGGGAACAGACCTTCCTTAACTTTTTTATTGAATTTACGAACTATATTCTTCCAAGCTTTCTGAGTCATATCGGATTTATGTCTAAGAGCTATGTCAACAATATCGTTAGGAGTACCAAAGCTCGGGTATTCTGTAGATATTAATCCCTTTATCGTAGTTTTCTCCATCTTCAATATTCTAAAAGGGTCAGATTTTCTACCACGCGTGCGTAAGTCGTCTTTAATAACCGCCGCCATATCCTTATAGTACGCATTAAATTCGTCTAACCACTCGGAGTCTTCTAAGTACGAAAAACCTTTCGCATCCATAATACGCTTTATGAAAATACCGTATCTCTCCCAAAGTGGTCTAGCTGGGACATTATATGTCTTGCCATTCACAGTAGTCATAAACCCTTCCTCAAGTTTAATAGCTAGGTCATGACTATCACTACTCACACCAATAACAGCTGAGACAGCCCTGGTCTTTACATTCTCTACCCTAGACGCATAGTTAATAATTTGTATATTTTTAATGTACTTTCCAGAATACATAAATAATTTGTCATGCCCCGCCTTTTCCCATTTTAGGTCAAGAAGGTAACATATACTATTCGGAGTAAGCTGAAACATATCCTCAACTTGACCGTTTACTATTCTGTAAATAAAGTCATAATGAACAGCAGAAGTTAGAAAAAACAACAACTCCATAGACCTACGCGCAATAGCATCCTCAGCCCTTTTTAGTTTATATAAAACCTCATTAACACCACTGACGTGCTTTAATTTTAATCTCGATGCTCTAGCCATATCTAAGACCCAATCTCTTGTCTCTTAGCATAAAATCTTATAAACAAATAATAATTCGTGTTTTTCCATCTCTGCTCAAAATTATGTGCTACAACTTCGTAGTTATCCCCATCCCACTCAAAAACATCGCCTGCCGATATAGTTATACCAACTAAATCAAGAAGTGACGTAGGTATGTACAGCACCAAATCACGCTCGTCGTTAATCGTAGATACAGTTCCAATAACTTTCTCATCGGATACGACTTCAACACGAATATTGACATCAATAGCGTCTTCGTATTTAGTATGCTGAGTAGCATCTAATTCTTCCCCCTCAGGGTCTTGAGCATGTGGCTGGTGCCAATCATTACTCAAAATTGATGAATCAGGGACACTCTCTCCGTATAAATCATCTACCTTAGTATACGGAACACGTCCCACAGCATCATTGACAGCTTCCTGCAAGTCAACCTTTATCATCTTATACTTAATTACTGGATAAAATCTTCTCCACTGCTCAACAAGCAAACTACAGGTAACTTTTAAGTCTTTGTATGGATTATTAGCCGTAGGTAATAAAGTGTCATTAATAACCCTCGGCGGTAAATACGACATACTACGCTCCAAATGATTTATCTGAGAAATATCTATGCACTGAGAATAAAGTTCCTTCACGAACTAACTTTATAGCCGCGTCTTTATCTATAGCGTATAAACAGTGAAAAAAGTCAGTCGTAGTCTCCATCTGGGGAGACCACAAAGCATGGAAACCAGTGGGGTCTTCCAGGCACTTTATGTCATCAAATTCATCCTCACTTAACTGGAATACCCTGTTGGAACCTTCGTTACCTGGTATCTTAAAAGATTCGATAATCTTATCCTTAACTTTACTCCGTACTTCTTCGTATTTCTCATCGTACTTAGCGTAGTTACCTGCAAAAGCATCTTTTGGTAACTTACTCATTATCTTGCGCGTAACATCAGAAATACAACCCGATATTGAACGAAAATCGTCGTAAACGGAATATAGGTTACCAAAAGCGTAGTCCTCATCAATCTCTACTGCCTTTGATGTCTTAAATAAAAGAAATCTTTCTGACACGCCTTCCATTGGAAGTTCAATTATAATAAGACCCCGCCCGTCTTTACTTCTAGCCATAGCAATAACGTCGTCTTCGTCCAAATCACGTAATGGTACGACATTTACAACTACAGATTCAGTAGCAGGAGTATAGCCAGAACTCTTAACAAACGCGCCCATAATTATCGCGTATTTCTTATCTTTAGCGTACCCCTTATACTTTGGGTTCTTGTTCACACTAGATTCTATTTTCTTCCACATGCTCTCGAGTTTTTTCACACTACGACCCGTTTGCTCTGACGCCTTTTTAATTATCGCTGTTGGCATTACTACCTCCCACTAAAGACCAGCCCCTTTTATACCGAACTTATAAGGAGTATTCCTAAAGTCCGTACTTACTATCGACAACATAACTGAACGATTTCCGACAACTTTTGGTGTAAACATTACGTTAAAATTAGTAAATCCTTGCGACGCTACTCTGCTATCCATGCCCACGACATCTATAGAAAAGTCACCTGTATCACCACTTTCGAATGTCATTGATGTTATATCTAGGTATCCAACGCCGTCATTTTTAATCTTAAATGTTACAGCAATACTAGAGCCAACAGCGTGAGCACCAAAATCGTATCCAACAGGAGCTCCGTTAGGTATAACTATAGACCCTTGCTCTACGACTATTTCTGGAACTACTATGTATGGTTTAAGAACATGCAATGAGTCCAAAAAGAAATACTTTAGAACTTCACCACATGTAAACGCAAGAGAAACTTGAATACTATATGCTCCTGGTGGGACAAACTTTGTGTCGAGTGGTACAAACTCCACAATGGTAATACTATTAGAAGAATCGAAATCAAACACTAAAGGGAAATCTCTCGAGTCCTTGCTGACTATAACAGAATTGTTACTATCTAACACATTAAACTCAGCGTAATCAATTTCTGAAAAGTCAACATCTATTGCAGAGTCTATAGGCGTATACATACGAAAAGTAATATTCGTACCAGCGTACTCCATGAATAAATGCTTAGTAGAATGTACGTATTCTTCTGTCATAATTTATCCTATAATTGGAGGTGGCTGTCTCTTACGGGATATTAAATCTCTTTTCAGAGTCTCCATTTCCTGTAAGGCTTCATTTCGTAAATCAGCCCCATCTAGTCCAAAACCACCTGGGGATGGAATACCCTTAAACTTATCTAACACACGCCCCAAAATATACTTTGCTGCTGATAACGTGTAATCTTCAACCCATGTAGCTTGATTCTCTGGTATAGAGGGTAAACCATAAGCTAAATCATCCGAAGTATCCCTATACCAGGCGTACAAGTAAGAGCAATAATACGCTGTATTTTCAGGAACGTCTATGTATAAAACTAGTTCCCTCTCGCCAGTTAATGAATTAACCTCCCACTGACTTTCCCACACGGGATTAAAAGATAAAATCCGTCCAGCGTCATTACGCCGTTGAAACCACTGCTCTATCTCACCTAGATTAACAAAAAAGTCTGGAATAACATCCAGACCGTAATCAAAAGTAGTGTACTCCCGAATAAACTTTACATCCATTACGTCAATAACGTTTCTCTGGCTAATTGGGTACTTATTCACAGCACCACTAATCGCCATATTATCCCAATTCTGACCAGGAGAGTATTGATTAAATAAGCGTAAAGCATCTTGAATCGCAATAGCTAAATCCTGCGCCGATAACTCTACGTTAAGAGATGATATACCAAGGCGCAACAACGTGTCATCAATTAAACCTCTCATAGTTAACGGCATTAGGCATCACCATTTAAGTCTTTGTTTTTTTCTTTTTTGCGTTTTTCTTTTTAGATAAGTTACTCGACTGAGAACGCTTTTTCTTCTTACCAGGAACTATTTTCTTTTGAGGTACTTTCTTTGGAGAAGATTCCTTAGCGTTAGGTTCTTCACCGTCCTCTTCGTCTTCTTCACCTTCGTCTTCATCATCAACATCGTCAGCGCCTTCATCCTCGTCCTCATCGTCCACACCATCAGCGTCAACTTCTTCATCAGTTCCATCCAACTCGACTTCTTCTTCT